CATAAATCTGAATCCTGGGCAAAAACTGAATGATATATGGCGGCAGAAATGCCGCCATATTTTTTATTTGACATTTTATCTAATTTCATATATAATATTCTTATAAAGAAGGAGGATTTTATCCTATGTTAACAATGTTTACAGCACTAGAAGCGCGCGCAACCGCCTATCTAGTTTCATCCGAAGATTTCTCTCTATATCAACACATAGAGGTACGCATTTTAGATAGTGTTCAACACGGTGGAACATATATTATATATGGAGGGAAGATTACACACGGAGTAATTGATGCTCTGCGCGCGCTTGGTTATGAAGTAACTCGTCTTCAATATGAAGGCAAAGATGAAATGATTCGTATAGATTGGTCACGTATTATGTGCCCTGATAGTTTAATATGCCCAAAAGAAATGGAGGAAAATAAAAATGCCAAAAACACTTGAAGAACTTGCTCAGATGATTGCTGTCCGTGATAACATTAGCTATAATGAAGCTTTATCGACAGTACATGATTGCGCCATTGAGATGGAGAATGCTTTTATGAGTGGGAGTTTGGACGAGGCAGAAGATATTCTTCGGGATTACCTCGGCCTTGAACCGGATTATCTTGATTTGTTTATCTTTTAATAGGAGAATTAAGTATGAAAAAGTATTCTGTATGGTATCTCCCATATAATAAGCGTTATTTACTGACGCATCCGTGGAAATGGTTCCGCTGTATTACGCAGTGTTTTCGTGACGCATGGCGGCGGTCTGTTTATGGATGGACATATGGAGATGTATGGGATTGGAATTCATGGTTTCTACATACTACTCCGGACATGCTAAGATATATGGCAGACAAGGGTGCTGCTTATCCTGGAAGTGAGCCATTTACCACGCCAGAAAAATGGCATGATTGGCTACATGAAATTGCTGATTTGCTTGAAACAGGTCTTGAAGAATGGCAAGACAAGCATAATGAGTATCATGATGAATATATTAAACATTTGATGGATAACTGGGAACCACCAATCAAAGATGAAAATGGTTGCCTTATCCATAAATCACGTGAGTTTACTGAGATTGATAAGAAATATTTTGCGCGAGCTAAGGAACTGAATGAACAGGGTCAGAAAAATGTCCAGACAGCTTTAGAAAATTTAGGAAAATTTTTTTATTGTGTTTGGGATTAAGAAGGTGATTCAATGGTAGCAAAATTATATTATAAAAATGGCGAGTACTATTGCGGCAATTGCTATCTAAAAACCTCAGCCAAAGAAATCCCAGTATATTGCCCATTTTGCGGCTATGAGTTCTCTAACTGGGAAGAGATTATGATTAAAAGGATGGAGGAATTAGAAAATGAAAATGACATATATAGAGAGGATTGAGCGTAAAACCGCGATATCCCGAAAGATGTATTGCGCCTATTGCGGCGGACATGAATACGAAATTGTAGAGCAAGTTGAACCGGAAGTAGATTTGAAATGGTTTGTAAGATGTCCTGCGTGCGGGGCCGAGGGATATGCGGCGCCAACACGTGATATAGCAATAGGTAGATGGAAACAAAATCAGTGCGGTTAAATACCGCACTTTTTTTATTTGTCTAAAATAAATACAATTATTTTTTCTTAGGCCAATTACCTTAAAATTAGGGAATATCCCAATATATTAGATAAAAGGGGTGATGAAAATGGCGTATGCAATGACAAAACGAGGTTCATTGGATAATTGCGTTACATATGAATTTATATGTGATACAATTGAAGATATGAACGCCATTGAGGATAGATATAGAACAATTGGTTCAATCGCAATTGTATTGCAGGGAGATAATGGATTAGAAGTATATATTTCTGGTTCAGATAAATAGTGGAATTCATTAAGTTCTATCGGCGGTTCATCCGGCGCTGGATTAGCAATACATATTTGCGGGCAAAATGAAGTTAGTGAAGGCTTACCTAATGTAAGTGAGCCAGATGAAACTACTATTTATTTAGTTCCAACAGAAGATGAACAAAGTGGAAATTTATATGATGAATATATATATGTTGATAGTAATTGGGAGAAATTTGGTAGTGGAAGTACAATAGATTTAAGTGCTTATGCCCCAATTGAAAGTCCTGTATTTACTGAAAGTATTAGTTTAGGAAGAAAAGAAAATAGTTTAGTTGGATATAAGAGTTTTGCTGTGGGACAGTCAGTTACGGCTTCTTCATCTGGGGCCCATGCTGAAGGACAAGGAACAGTAGCTTCTGGTAGTAATTCTCATGCGGAAGGCATAGATACTACTGCCTCAGAAATTGCTTCTCATGCAGAGGGGTATGGCTCGACTGATGCAACAAAAACACTTGATAATAAAACTTATAATGGTACAGGAGCACATGGATAGTATTCTCACGCAGAAGGATATTAGACATGGGCAATAGGCCATCAATCTCATTCCGAGGGTTCGTATACAATTGCTTCTGACCTAGGTGCTCATGCAGAAGGATATAATAGTACAGCATCTAATACAGGATCACACGCTGAAGGCAGTTACACTGTTGCATCTGGCCTTTATTCTCATGCCGAAGGAAGTTCTACAGTAGCTTCTAATTCATCTTCCCATGCAGAAGGATCGACTACTACAGCTAAAGGTTCATCTTCCCATGCAGAAGGTTTTGGCAGTACTAGTGCAACAAAAACTATTGGAAATACTACTTATACCGGCACTGGCGCGCATGGAAGCTATTCTCATTCTGAAGGATATCAAACATGGGCGATAGGTGATGGAGCTCATGCTGAAGGACAATTCACTATAGCAAGTAATTCGGCTTGCCACGCAGAAGGAGGAAATACATAGGCTCTAGCTTAGTATACACATGCAGAAGGAAGTTATACAATTGCAAGTAGTGCTTATTCACATGCAGAGGGGAAAGGTAATAATAATTTAACAAAAACAATAAATGGTGTCTCTTATTCTGGAACCGGCGCGTATGGAGAATACTCTCATGTTGAAGGGCACGAGACTTGGACAACGAGCGCTTGCGCGCATGCTGAAGGCGATAATACTGTTGCCTCTGGACCAGTTTCTCACGCAGAAGGGTCTGGTACAACTGCATCTGGGTCTCAATCCCATGCAGAAGGTAACGGTACGACTGCTTCTGGAAGTTATTCACATGCGGAAGGTGGAGGAACAACTGCATCTAACCTTTACGCTCATGCAGAAGGAGCTAGTACCAAAGCGACAAATTTTTGTGCACATGCGGAAGGTGCCAGTACAACCGCTTCTGGCACGGACTCTCACGCAGAAGGTAGTAGTACAATTGCCTCTGGTTCTAATTCTCATGCAGAAGGAATGGGAGGAACTTTTACATTAAATTCAGTACAATATACAAGTGAAGCAAAAGGTACAGCAGACCATGTTGAAGGTTATTAGTGCTTAACTGCTATCGGATAGCCTGGTAATCACGCAGAAGGATATTAGACAAGAGCAACTGGTGGTGCATCTCATGCAGAGGGCTCTGGAACTATTGCAAGTGGGACACATACTCATGCTGAAGGCAGTACAACTACTGCTTCAGGAGCGTATTCACATTCTGAAGGATACTATACAGTTGTTTCTGGAAACTATTCTCATGTAGAAGGTAATTATGCTACTTGTTCTGGATATAGCGCTCATGCAGAAGGACAACATACTATCGCTTCTGGAGCATATGCTCATGTAGAAGGTCGGTATGCCATTGCATCTGGAGATTATTCTCATGTAGGTGGTAGATTTAATATTGATGATGCTTTATCTAACTGGATGGCTAATACAGAATATAAAATAGGCGATAGAATAACACATGGCACTAACCAAAATTATATTTGTAAAACAGCTCATACTAGTGGAAGTACTTTTTCATCTCAATATTGGTCTTCAATTGAAGGAGAGAAAAATTATGCAGTAATAATTGGCAATGGTACTGCAGAAAATTCTCGTTCCAATGCCTATGCTCTTGATTGGGATGGTAATGAACATTTAATAGGCGATATTTACGTAGGATGTAATGCTGATTCTACTGGCGGTGTTAAATTGCCTCGTATTCCAGAACCACCCACAACCGATGGTACCTATACACTTCAAGTAGCAGTAAGTAATGGAATCCCAACTTATAGCTGGGTATAATAAATGGAGGCGATTGAAATGTCAGCAATAATGACAAAACGTGGCAACATGGATAATGTTGTCACCTACGAATTTGTCTGTGATACAACCGCCGATTTGAACGCAATAGAGCCCGAGTATGTGACTATGGGCTCTGTTGCTATTGTTATTCAAGGCGATAGCGGCTTTGAAGTATACATGGCAAATAGTAATAAAGAATGGATTATACTTAGCGGTAGCGGCAGTAGTAATAATAGTGAAAGTAATCCTACTGTAGATTAGGGTACCGCAGATAATATGGTATTATAGGAGTGATGAGATATGAGTTACGAACCAACAAATTGGAAGGCTGGTGACACTGTAACCAGCGCGAAACTTAATAAAATTGAATAGGGAATCGCCGCAGGTGGCGGGATTCTAATTGCGCATCGCACAGATAGTGAAGAAACTTCTACTTTAGATAAGACTTGGCAAGAAATACATGATGCGGATGTTTGTTATATTATTTAGCGTGATGATGAATACTCTGACTGCCGTTTAGTTAGGGGAACAGATATTGACAATGGCGAATATATAGTGAGCGTTATTAACTTTTAGCAACCTCCTCAAATTTTTGTTGCCGCTTCTTCTAGCGATTATCCTGCCTTGGATGCAAGTCCCATTATTGATCCCGGTACTACGCTATAACAGTTTAAATAACGAAGGAAGTGATTCCCAATGGATATAATTGATATTATGCTCGCGCGAGCCATGACTCCGCAGGGCAAAACAGAAGCCTATGTTGCCAAAGCAGAAAAGGCAGCATAGAGAGCCGCGGCCGCAGAAGCAAGCGCTGCTACCGCAATTAACACAGTAGAATCTGCTGCTGATGAGATAGCAGCCGCGCGCGAAGAGGCCGCAGCACTACTCGAAGAAGCACAGGAAACACTAGAAACCGCGCAGGAAGCATCTATTAACCTGCCAGAAGCCTATGGCACAACGGGCCAAAATACAGATGGCTATATGACTCAAAAGGCAGTTACGGATGCTCTCGCGGCAAAAGCAGATTCTTCTACTTTAAATACTTATGTGACTATTAACGCGATGGATACGGCCTTAGCAGCGAAAGCAGATGCTTCTACGGCTGCGACAAAGCAATATGTAGATTAGCAAATCGCATCTATTCCTGCTAGCGGCGGAAGCGGGGCGGTCATAAATATGGACGCCGCAGACGCAAATCACTTAGTAAAAGTAGATGAAAATGGCCATTTAGTTGCTAGTGTCGCAACGGAAGAGGCTATTATTGAAGCTCTTTTACAGGCTGGCACCTATATAGCAAAAGACGCAGTTGGCCTTGATATTGACTATGCTAATCGCGCTTTCAACCGCGTACAAGAAGCTACGGGTAAAACAATGGGCGAAGACTTTAACGCTTATACAATGTATGGCGGACGCACTCGTTGTAATGTTTCCGATAACGGCGCTATTACTGCTTTCTACGGTGACGCAAATTATACAGAAGATGGCTCTAACGGTCAGGTAATGATTTATCAGCCAAAATTCTATTATAAGCGCATCATTCGTACCGCAGATGAATTAGTAAAAGGTAAGGCAATTCGTCACGAAACCTTAATAATTTCTCCAACTGAATAGTCTGGTTTTAAAATTGCGCCAATATTTAAAGGTGGATTAGACTATGTATTACTGCCTGCTTTCGATGCCGGATTAGTTGATGGTAAATTAACTTCTATTGCCGGCGTAAAACCAATCAATAATATTACTCGCGCAGAGGCAGAAACATACGCAAACGCTCGTGGTACTGGTTGGCATATTATGAATATGGCGGCTGAAAGCGCTAATCAAATGCTAGAAATAGTTGAATTTGGTTCTATGAATGGACAGCAATCTATTGAATCTGGTATTACTTATATTCCAGATGGCTCCAATGGACAGTGTATGTTTATTACAGGCTCTACTTCCAGTCTAGGTAATGGTACCGGGCACGCAGAGGCCACTACGATGGATGTTAATGGTACAACTTCATAGCAAAATACCGATGGTACCCGCGCAATTAGTTATCGTGGTATGGAGAATCCTTGGGGTAATCTATGGTCAATGATTGGCGGTGTTAATGTAGAAGGTAATGGGGTCTCTAATGGTGGAGAAATTTGGATTTGCCAAGATTTCAATTATAGCGGCGAAAATTATGAGGAAGTTGGTTTTAATTTACCTTCTCTTTATGGTTGGGTCAACGCAATGGGCTATGGCAATGAAAAATATGATTGGGTATATCTACCAATTGAATGTTCCACTAGCGCCAATAGCTTATTACCAGTAGGCGACTACTTATGGACAGTAGCAAATCTAAATAATAAAATGATATTAGCAACTGGTGGTAGTTTTGGATTTAAAGATGAATGCGGGCCTTTCTATTACGCAGCAGACCGCACCGAGGTAACTTGTGCGCGTAATAATTACGGCGCTAAGCTTCTTTATATTCCTACTAAAAATTCTACCTACACTGCTAATATAAACAAATGGAATATTTATATGGGAGGTTGATAATTATGAAAGTAAGAAGTTCTGTTCGGCCACAAGAAGTAACCGTAACGGCCAATTCAGTACTAGTAGCTTCTAACATCACTCCTTATGAAGAAGAAATTTATGATAGAACTAGCACAGGCTATGAATATGATTGTACTGAGTATTCCAAAGATGAATACTTAGTATTACAAACGGAAAAAGTTGCTGCGTTAGAGCAGGAGCTTCAAGCCGCGAAAATTCTATTAGGAGTTGATTGAGTATGACACTATTGGAATTAGCACAAAAACTTCGTCCTTATATTGAAAAGGCGGCCATCTCATTATCAGATGAGGACGCGCTTGAAGCGATAAATCTATTTCCGCATTGGAAAACTGGAATAGCATATGCCAAAGATACGCGCGTTACCTACAATAACATTTTATATTCCTGCTTACAGGCTCACACTTCATAGGAAAGTTGGACTCCCGAAACCGCGCCCAGTTTATGGGCAAAAGTACTAATTCCAGACCCAAATGTCATACCTGAATGGGAACAACCGGATAGTACGAATCCTTATATGAAGGGTGATAAGGTTATGTTTAATGGGGCTGTATATGAAAGCACTATTGATAATAATGTTTGGGCGCCAGATGTTTATCCAGGTGGATGGCAAATACTTGACAATTAATAATTTAATATGATATAATATAAATATCGTACAGGGTCGCTGCTTTGCGCCGATGGTTGTACGATAACAGTAAGGGGTGGCTGGTATAGCACCCCTTATTTTTTTATACTATGTAGAAAAAATAATAATAGAAGTTAATTCCTCTTAATACTCTATAATGGAATTAAATTATTATTTTAAATGGAGGTGATATAATGGCTACTGGAAGTAATTTCATGACCTCTGATGCTTCTCGAATTAGTTATGCTTTATAGGGAACAGTCGCAGCGTCAAACGTCGTGTCTGTTATGGATACAGGACAAATAGATTGGCTTTATAATGTTTCATCGCCAGGGTTCTAGTATACCACATAGACAAATAACGGAATTCTTACATTAAATACAGGTAGTAGTTAGTATCACCAATTAGGTTTTAGTTCAAATGGTAATATATATCACTAGACAGCTAATCAAACCACTAGTAGCGGCTGGAAAGCTCTTGTAATAGAAACGGGAACAAATAATATAGATTCGCAAAGTGGGGTAGATCAAGATAGAACTTGGATGATACAAGTAGATGAGGCATATAGAGATGCTGACCATAATATAATTAGTGATACTTATTTAAAACTAAGTGGCGGTGTTATGACTGGACCGCTCACTATTAATACATTATTTGCGCAAAATAATGTTAGTTATGGCACCACTTTACCACTAACTCCTACTGAGGGGCAAGTTTTCTTTTAGATTAGTGACCCTTGGTATGAATTACCACCAGGAGGCGCCGCAGGATAGGCGCTAGTTAAACGCACAGCAAACGATAGAGATGTAGAATGGGGCGCTGTTGGTGGCATTATGCGCCCAAATGCGACATCAAAATATTATGTTACTGGATCTTAGTATACTACAGAAAATACTGACCCAGCAATTTTTAATACATAGATATATGTAGAAAATAGTGTACTAATGGGCGCGGCTTGGAATGACTATGCTGAATATCGTAAATGTAGTGAAAAGGTCGAACCTGGGCGCTGTATAGTAGAAAATGGCGATGGTTCATTATCACTTTCAACTAAACGGCTTCAATAGGGCGCAGAGATAATATCTGATACATTTGGTTTTGCTATTGGTAAAACAAACGAAAGTAATGTACCTATCGCAGTTAGCGGGCGGGTGCTTGCTTATATGAATGAAGATTTAAAAGATATAAAAATTGGCGCACCAGTATGTTCTGGGCCAAATGGAACGGTTAGTCAAATGACAAAACATGAAGCACGAAAATATCCTTGGCTTATTATTGGAACTATTTCTTCTATTCCACAGGAAGAAGAATGGGGTCAAAATAAAATCAAAGTAAATAATCGTGTTTGGATACGGGTGAGATAAGATGAAATGGCACGGAATAAGTATATATGATGGTAATGATTTTTAGTTTACTCGTATGTTAATTTGGGATGGTACGGCTTGGAAATATGCCGACCCTAAAATATATTTAAATCGAGCTTGGAAGACGATTGGAGGCGCCTGTACTAATATGTTATGGCTGGAAGATGGAAATGGAGATTTAATATATTAGAATGGTGGGCCTTATTTAGTAAGAGAAATATGGGCATCAAAATTATTTGATGAAAATAATGCTGAGCTTATTGATAGTTAGGATAGGATGCTTATTTGTTAAGGAGGATATTATGACACCATATAAATTAAAATATTCTGGAGAAGAAATAGATGATTTGTTAGATACTGTGAATGATATATTTGATTTAATATATCCTGTTGGCGCGATTTATATTAGCGCAAATAGTACTAATCCGGGTATATTATTTGGCGGTACTTGGGAATAGATTTAGGATACTTTTTTATTGGCGGCTGGAAGTACGTATAGCGGTGGAAGCACAGGAGGAAGTGCGACTCACACACATACAATGGAACATACACATACTATGGACCATACACACACTATGGCGCATACGCATACTTATGCTCATACTCATACAACTCCTGCTACAACAACAGGTAGCCATACCTTGGTTGAGCACGAAGTGCCTGCTCATACGCATACAAGAGGAACTATGAATATTACAGGCTCTACTGGTTATGTTAGTGCTAATGTGGTTTGGTCTAGTACTGCTATTGGAGCATTTACTGGATATACTAATGCTGGTGGTAGTATTACAAATGTAGCATAGAGCGGTACAGGTTCACGGTATCAATTTAATTTTGATGCGTCTAAGAACTGGACTGGCGCTACCTCGTCCTACGGCGGTAGTGGCGGACATACACATAGCCAAGTGGCGACAACTACTAATTCGCAAAGCGCATCTACAACTTCCGCAGCCTCTAACGCTACAACATCAGCCGCATCAAATGCTACAACATCAGCTGCGTCTACATCAACAACTTCAAGTACTTCTAATCTTCCTCCTTACCTTACAGTATTTGTCTGGAAGCGTACCGCATAAAAGGAGATGATATTATGCCTACATATGATTCATAGTATACCGGCTTAGAAATTGATTAGGCAGTAGCTAAGTTTTTACATATAGAAGATTAGGGTGGGGTTATTACTAGTAATGAAGTTGATGAGAAGTTGGAAGATTATTTGAGTATTACAAGTGCTGCTAGTACATATTTAAGTAAGACAGATGCGGCAAGTACATATTTAAGTAAGACAGATGCGTCAAATACATATTTAACCAAAACTAATGCGTAGTCTTCTTATGCGCCATTAACAGGAACTGGAACAAGTGGAACTTGGCCTATTAGTATTACCGGAAGTGCTGGTTCTGTTAATTGGAATAATGTTTCTAATAAACCTATCATTAAAAGCGGGTATAATACTTTTGCTAAAAGCGGTTCTTCTTCGTTAGGAAGTGCTACTATATACTACGCCACTGGACGAGTAAACTTTAGCAGCGCTTTTAATACAGTACCTACAGTAGTTGTATGTGCAAATGATTTAGCCGGAGGTGTTTTTGCCGCGGAAATAGATGGCGCGGTAGATAAATCGGGCTTTACTTGTTCTATTTATGGAGCTGATACTTCAACTTATGGAGTATATTGGATTGCCGTGGGAACTTAAATTTCAAAGTACGAAATTCAAAAAATTTCGTACTTATTTTTTTTACCTATTAAAAATTTTTACCCTGTTTTCTCTTCACTCATACCACTCTATCTTTGTAGAAGAGGTTTCATATTATTTATTAAAATAAAATTATGAAATAACATCATATGGCCTATTAATCAATGCTAGCAGGGCTCCTTACATAAACGAATTTAATAGTTTAATAAATAATATACTAACTTTTAATACACATATTTTCCCTTAAATAATCAAAAATAATTTAAAAGGAGTGATGACCTATGGGAGAAAATGGTTTATCAGCATCTGATGTTGCTCTAATGTCTCGTGATGGCGATGGTTTCAATGGAAATGGCTGGGGCGGCATGATTTGGCTATTCGCAATTCTAGCAATGATGGGCGGCGGATTCGGTTGGAACAATGGCGGCAATGGTAATGCTATTCAAGCTGATATTAATCGTGGTTTCGATAATCAGAACTTACAAGCACAGACCCGTGATATTTTAGCCGCTGTAACCGCTGGTACTGCTCAGTCTGTAGCCGCTACTAATCAAGTATATCATGATGTAGTTGGCTTCGTTGGAGACAAATACAATGAACTACAACGCGATGTAGCCGGTCTAGCAGTTGGTCAGGCTAACCTACTAGCTCATTAGAATGAATGCTGCTGCAATTTAAGTCGTCAGATAATGCAGAATAATTATGACGCTGCTTTACGTGATGCTGCAACTAACGCAAATATTGTAGCACAGAATCAGAAAATCTTAGATGCTATTATGGGCAATAAGATTGAAGCAATGCAGAATCGTATTAATCAGTTAGAACTCCAGAATCAACTCCAGGGTGTTGTACGTTATCCAAATGGTTGGACATACAATGCCGGCAATTCTCCTTTCTGTGGAGGATGTAATATGTAATTAAGAGTGTATTAAGTACACCAATATTATAAATACAGGGGCGTACTTAGTACGCCCCTCTTTTTTATTTTAGGAGGTAATCAATATGTTACAGGTATATTCTAGTAATTTAGCCGTAGATGCTAATACCGTTTTTCCTTTCAATAATGTTGTAGTCGATAAAGGATGCGGCGAAACCCTAAGTGCGCCCGCAACAGTTCAATTAAATAAGCGTGGTATTTATCTAGTAGAAGTAGATGGATTTGCGACCCCAGATGCTGCGACAGCAGTAACTGTTCAGCTATATGTAAATGGCGTGGCTCAGCCGCAGGCAATTTCATCTTTCACTCCAGCTTCTATTACAGATACTCGTACCTTTGGATTTAAAACCTTTGTGCGCGTGATGGAGAATAATTGCCCTTGTAACTGTTTAACCAGCCCTACCACTATTCAATGTATGAATGGCGCGACTGCCGTAAGTGATGCCCATATCAATATGGTAATTACTCAAATTCGTTAATTTATATATTCAAGACGGGCTTTGCCCGTCTTATTTTTTTTGAGGTGATTATTATGACGGTTGAAGAAATTTTTAATAAAATAGCAACTCATATGTATGAAGGGGTATGTTATCACGATTAGCTCGCGCGCATTTATGACTTCCTAGGACTATATGGCTATTCCCATTGCCATCTATATCATAGTAAAGAAGAATAGGATTCTTATCATTACTTAATTCATTATTACTCTACTCATTATCATAAGTTATTAACAATTGCGCCGGAAAAGCATGAACTAATACCGCAATCATGGTATAAATATACTACAATGAGTGTAGATAAAAATACTCGTCAAAATGCGGTTAAAGAATACGCACAAAAATGGATTGATTGGGAACGCTCTACTAAAACCCTATATCAAGAAATGCGTAAAGAACTTTGTGAAATGGGGGAAATAGCGGCTGCGCTCCTTTTAGATAAATATATACTAGATGTCACGCATGAATTAAAACATGCTGAAAAACTTTTATTAAAACTCGAAGCTATTGGTTATGATATGCCAACCATTATTGATTGGCAAAAGCCATTAAAAGATAAATACACTAAGAAAATAGGGTGGTGATTATTATGATTAGACTAATTCAAAGACGTTTAATTATTCCGCAAGGAGATACGGGTACTTTTACAATTCCTACTCAGGGGACTGTTGGAGCCAATGATATAGCTATACTTTCAATCTATGATAACTTAACACATCAAACAGTTTTAGAGAAAAAAATAAATGCGACTTCAGAAACTTTAACCTTTAATTTTCTGTCAGAAGACACATTAAATATAGAACCAGATGATAGAGGATACCGTTATACGTGGGACATAACAATTTTACGTAATCCCGAGTATGATGAAAATGAAGAACTTATACACGCAGATGATATTGATTCATATTATGCCGCATTTGGTTTACCATCATGTGTAATAAAGAGGGTGACGCGAAATGTATAAAAGCAACAGGACGCGTACACGCGACCTACTGCTTGAATACGATCTTCGTATCATGCCTCCACGGCCGCGTGCCGCAGGATTATCAATGGTCTATCCTTGGCTAAATAGTAATGCTGAATCTGAGGGATGGATAAATATTCCTCCAATACCTAACACGCCAGAATTTCAAGTCGTTTACCCTTGGGAATCTGTTGGTTTAAGTATTCTTGGAGATTAGATTTATATGTTAGCTGCGCAAAGCGGTTATCATGGTACTCGTGAAGAGTTCCATCATTATTTTGGTTCCTATCTCGAAAACAATCGTTGGGAAATTATGTTTGATGAATTCTCTAATTTCCCTGAAGTTGGCGAGATAGATAAATTATATTTTGATTTAGATGAAAAAATATTGTATTATTGGGCGGGCAATGGATATACTCCAGTTAATGCTATGTTAATCGCTCATACTATTCTTGATGGAGGTGACGCTTAATGCCAACAATAAATAGAGTTGACGCAACTATACTTATTAGAAGTGCGCTAAAAGCCAATTGGACTACACGAAATCCAATACTTCAATAGGGCGAATATGGGCTTGAAAGCGACACCCTCTTAATTAAAATTGGTGATGGCGTTCGTGATTGGTAGCATTTACCTTATTTAAATAAATTAGATTCTAAATACTTTGAAAAAATTTCTGAAGATGGTACTGTTACTTTTAGTGATGAATTTAAAAATTTAATCGCGACATTAGAAGCAGCCGCAGGATAGGCAATTGAACATTTAACAATTACAGATCCGCCTGTAAATGATACAGATGTGCCAAATAAAAAATATGTTGATGATGCTATCGCAGCGGCTGGTCATTTAAAGCGTGAAATCGTTTAGACATTACCTTCAGCAAGCACGGCCGACCCAAATACTTTATATATGGTATTGGCGCAATCTGGTGACCATTATGAAGAATATATGGTAATTAATGGCGTATGGGATATGGTAGGTAGTACAGGTGATGGCGGCGCTGGCGGTTTTACACTAGAAATTGCTACTGACTCGCGCTTAGGTGGAGTTAAATCTGCCCCTTTGGATAATGAAGGAAAAGTTAGAAAAGATGATGATTATATTGTAGTTAATAGTACAACAGGATTTATGACATTAAATCAAGTCTCGACCTCTTTATTATATGTCCCTACTGGAGATACCTTAATTCTCTATGGAGGCACGGCATAATTGGGGGTGAGTTAAATGGCGGATAATACTTTAAATACACGTATATTATTACGTTATGATACTTATAATAATTGGATGAATAGTGATGTCATCTTATTACCTGGTGAAGCCGCGATTGCTGCGTTTCCAGACCCAGATACCACTAAACCGCCACGTGCGGTTGGCATTAAAATGGGTGATGGGCAACACTATTTTGAAGAATTACCTTGGATTTAGGCTATCGCAGCGGATGTATACAATTGGGCTAAAGAAATTGATAAACCAGCATATTAGGCTACGGAAATTATAGGATTAGCCGAATACATCGCAGCGCATTCAGGCGGTAGCGGTGGTGGAGGCGGTGGCGCTGGAAGTGGTATATACCGTATTATCTATGATGCCGCTTCTTCCAAATATCTATTACAATAGTATAATGAAGATACTGGAGAATGGGAAAGTACCACAAGTGAAATTGATTTATCATCAATATTAAATCGTTTAAACACAATAGAGCGCTGGGCTAATGGCGCGGTGACTGGCCTTGGCGCAATCGAATTACCAATTTCTGGTATAGTATATGATGAAGTCGTAGGCTATATGAATCGGTTAGATGTTAATGATTTAGCTGTACCTCATGAATTTGTAACATCAGTTGAATAGTCAGATGGACGTATTTCTGTTACACGTTCAATTATTACGGCAGCAGATATTACATCTGGAGTATTTCAAACTTCATAGGGTGGTACCGGATTAACTAGAGTAGAAGAGGATGAGGTACTAATCGGTAGTCAAGATGGCACTATTACTACTCGTACCTTCGTTACTTATCTTGATCCATCTGACCGTAATAGCTTTGCTACTTCCGGCGCAATTATGGATTATATAGCAGAAGAAACAGCTGGTCTAACTGGCGCGATGCACTTTATAGGAGAATCTTCTGTTATTATTGATGGGTCTGCTAATAGTAGAGTGGATCCACAAATTCCAGGATATAATTTTAGAAATGCTCAGCCAGGTGACGTTATTCTTGCTGGTAATGCGCAAGAGTACGTATGGACTGGATCTAATTGGCGTCTATTAGGCGATGAAGGCTCATACGCAGTTAAAGGCAGTATTGTTAATGCTGATATTTCTGAAAACGCCGCGATTTCTCAATCTAAAATAGATGGATTGGCTGACTCTTTTAATGAAAAAGTAGATAAAGTAGAAGGTAAATAGTTATCATCAAATGATTATACAGATGATGAAAAAACTAAATTAAGTGAAATTGAAGATGGCGCATAGGTTAATACTATTGAACATATAACAGTAAATGATACAGAGGTATTGTCTGACGCAAATAAGACGATTAACTTAGATATACCAACATTTACGGATGAACAAATCGAAACAATTAATACTGCTCAGCCTAATGTTATTGAACATGTATTTGTAAATGGCGTTGAAGTTCCTCCTACTACCATAAATGAACAAACTAAATCGGTAGGTATTACTTTTACTCCATTCACTTAGGAAGAAAAAGATAAACTACATGATATTGAGGCTGGGGCAGAAGTAAATAAAATAGAAACTATCAGTTTTAATGGCGGTGACCCCATTAGTCCAGATGCTAATAAAAATGTAGATATTACTATTGATCCTGCCGCTTTACATTTAAATGTTCTTGAGGGCGCTCGTTATCCGAGTGGAAATACATATGTCGATATTGAAAAAGACCCAACAAATAAAAAATTAGAATTGAGTAAAGTTGCCGCCACTGGTAATATTAATGATTTAATTCAAACTTCTGGTACTTTTGTTATTTTTAATTGTGGAAGTAGTACTGAAGTAATTTAAAATAAAAGGAGGAATTTATATGCCAGAATTTAAAACTAGAATATAGTTAAAAAGTGATACTGAAGAAAATTGGAAAATACTAAATAATTCTAGTACTAGTGGCTTTATTCCATTATCAGGAGAATTAATTATTTATGCCGCGGATAATACTCATTCATATTGTAGATTAAAAATAGGAGATGGTTCTACAAATGTAGTAGCACTTCCTTTTATAGATGCCGGAACAATTAATGGCGAAGAAACTGAAATAGTTAAATTAAATAGCATTAATAATAGGCCACAGCCAGGATCACCGGATAAATTATATGTAGATTTAGCTACTAATAAAATATATCATTATGATCCCAATAGTGGTTATTCACAATTATCAAATTTTACTTATAGTGTTACAAAAACAGAGGTATCCAAAATTAATCGTTGGAGTTCTGGAATTATGACTAATATTTCAATAGACGGAAATATATTAAAAGTAATTAATGGCGCTTTACCAGAATTATCATATTATGATACTTAGGCGGTAAGCGAGATTACAAAGGAGTGATATAAATGGGATATGTTGGAAAAATATAGATTGGTAATGATAGTACCAATTTAATCGCATTTGGCGATGTATTATATGGTATATGTAGGACTCCTGCTGCTACCGCCGCGAAAACTGTAGTAAATAATACTTCCTATACAGACTTTCCTGCGGGTTTTCAAAACCTAATGGATGGAATTTAGGTAAGAATTAAATTTACAAATGGAAACACAGTTGCCACTGGAGTTTCATTACAAATTTTAAGTACTAACGCGATACCAGTACAAGGAGATTGCCGCTGTAGTGAAGATGAAATAATATGTTTTACTTTTGAAGAGAATCCAAATGAAACTTCATGCTGGCGTGTTACTAGTGGTGGTCTTAGTAGTACTATTTAGGATTACGTAAATACCGCAGTTGGCTAGATGGCTGGAGCAGTTGATAGCATGGTATTTAAAGGTACTATTGGTACCGGTGGTAATCCAGGAATATTACCAACTAATAATTATAAAAAAGGTTGGACTTATAGAATTATTGCTGCTGGTACTTATGGCGGATAGACATGCGAAGTCGGTGATTTAATTATTGCTATTAATGATGGACCGGCCACTGGTTCTAGTATAATCAATAATGATTGGACGGTAGCGCAAACAAACATTGACGGCGCTGTTACTGGACCAGTTTCTTCCACAGAAAATCATATAGCAGTATATGATGGAACCACAGGAAAGGTTATAAAGGATAGCGGCTTTACCATTGAGACTAGTGTTCCAGCTAACGCAGTATTTACTGATGAAAATACTTCATATTAGTATTCTCTTACCAACACATAGACTACGAATGCTTATACTGGAACAACTACATATGATTCAAGCAGCGCAACTTCAAAAGTCTTGGTATCGGCTTCTAATGGAGTATTACATCTAGAAGAAGGAATTACATTCACAACAACCGCCGCGATGACTTCTACGACTTTAAGTGAAAGCGCGGTTGCTGGTCCCTCAGTTGTATAAGGAGGTGAGCTAAGTGGCTCAGGCGATTAGCGGTTTTATTGATAGAATTCAAATTGGTAGTGATGAAGCTCACCAAATAGCTATTGGTTCTTCTGCTTATGGGGTTTGTTCAACTGAAGCTAATGAATCAGCAAAAACAGTAGATATAGCTGGATTTGTATTAAATTTAGGTACTACTATACATGTTAAATTTACTTATACTAATACCGCAATCAGCCCCACTTTAAATGTAAATAATACTGGCGCGAAAGGTATAGTTATTTATGGTTTGACTTCAAGTGGTACTAATGGATATTTTACTGGTTGGCAAGCAGGAGCAATTTTAACTTTAACATATGATGGTACAAACTGGGTTCGTAATCAAAGTTTTAATGAATTAGAAATTCCTAGTTTAATTGTTAAAACCACTGCGGAATGGCAATCAATGTAGTCATATATTCCACCAAAAGATACAATTCTTGTTTATAGTGATTATGGAACTCTTACTGTTAATGGACATAATTATGATGTTCCAGGAATTAAAATAGCAGATGGCTTAGCATATGGATTAGATTAGCCATTTGTAGGAGAAGATGTAAAACAGTAGGTATTAAATCATATAAATGATACAACGCGGCATGTTACCGTGGAAGAAAAAACATTTTGGAATAATAAATTAAATTGTGATATCAATGGTGAAGTATTGATATTTAATCGTACATGAGGAAGTGATTTTAAATGGCAGATATTTCTCAAATTACATTACCATCTGGTACTACTTATGATATAAAAGATACTGTGGCTCGTGCTGGTGTTAGTAGTGGTGGTACATTTGTTATTGCTTGGGCTGGTAATAGTGCGCCAACTGTAGCTAATATACCAAAAGATGTAGTTGTTAGATATGGTAATACTGATTATACAGGAACAAAGGTAGCCTCAGCTAATGATTTAAAAAAGTTTTTTTTAGTCGCTGCGAAGGACTAGGGAGATAATTAGGAAACATTAGATATCTATGATGAATATGTTGTTATAGATAATGGAGAAGGCGTAAATCCACGTTATACTTGGGAAAAAATTGGCGATACCCAGATTAAACTAACGGCAATGGTAACGGGAGTTACTTTAAATAAATAGTCAACCGATTTTGTGACTAGTTATAGTGATCCGGGTAGTGCTACATTCTTGAAAAAAGTTACTGCTAATACAACTAAATTAGCAACGACTACAATTACTGGTGTTAGCGGCTCTACTACCGCCTCAAAAGTTTCTGATTTAACAGATTAGACAACTGTAAGTGGTTTTACTAGTGATACGTCTACTAATGCCTTTTTAAAGGGGTGGAGTGTAACTAATGAAGTTTTAACAATTGGCGGCGCGGCCGCTTCTACTTAGACTACTAAACAAATTAAAATTGATAATGATGTAACAGTGCCTAAGGCCGCGAGTAGTGCCACTAGAGTAGCTACTGGAGGCTTAAATTCTGACGATAGCAATGGTAGTACAATTGCTACAGGAGTTACAATTAGTGGTTCTGGTTATACTGGAACAGCATTAACAAGCCTCGGTACAAGAAACACAAGTAAAGGATTGAATGAAAGTACATCAATTACTGTAAGTCATCCAAGTTAATGGAGGTGAAAACTAATGGCAGATTATATTAGCCAAATTACACTTCCAGATTAGAGTACATATGATTTAAAAGACCAAAATGCTACACATTTTAAAGGAGTTGCTGTACGCAATGATTTAGCTAATGATAGCATTATTGATCCTTTTGATTCTTCTGTCAATCCTAGACATTATGCTGGAGAATAGGGAGATATAGTTTTAGATAGTTAGGGGTCGCGCGAATATATATGGGATGGCAGTTCATGGAGAATATTCGGCTTTTATATATCTCAAGCCTATGATTCTAGTTCATTAACTGCCACAGAACTTGATGATAATGATGACTATAGCTGGGTTTCTGATATAGAGCAAGATAATGATGGAACTGTATCAGTCACAAAAACATACATTAATATATTACCAATTTCTCATGGCGGCACAGGAAATAATTTATTTGAAAAAAATCAAGTAATTATATCGAATAATCCTAATTCAGGAACTGCCGCAACTTCATTAACCTCACGCGCTTACGCAGATACGCGCAGTGCTAATGCTTTATCTTCTGAAAGTGAAGATTTTGTAACAGAACGGTATATTTATTATGGACTTCCAACTATAAATGGTAATCATAATTATAATTCTAGCACAACACTATTTGTTCCTATAACAGCAGGTAATAGCAATTCATTGTTAATATCTTCTGGTAGTGGTGCCCCAATATGGACAAGTACTGCTTCAATCTCTAACAATAGTAGTACTACTGTTAATCAAAGTGCTATTACAAATTTAACATTGGGTAATTCTACTAATATTAGTAGCTCTTAGGCACATTCCGAAGGACAAATTACATTATATTCTTCTGGAACCGGTAGTCATACATTAGCTGGAGCTAGTACCACTGGAACATCATATATTCATACAATGCCTAATGTTACAGGAACATTTGTACAATTTACTGGAAGCAATGGTGCTGGAGGAACTAATTAGCCCGTATATATAACTTCGTCTGGCATCGCAACAGCACTAACATATACTACTAATCGAATATATTATGGCGCGAGTAGTACATCATTTGAAGCTACCAATCATTATATTTCTTCCAATACAATGTCCATTGGTAGCACTTCCGCCCCGAATACAGGAGTAACTCTTAATATCAATGGAATTACCACGATTAGTAATACAACCAATTCAACCGCAACTACAAACGGAGCATTAGTAGTTTCCGGTGGAGTGGGAATAGCAAATGCTTTACGAGTAGGTGGAATATTAAATGTAACTGGGGCCGCAACATTAAATAGTACATCATAGTTAACTGGTAATGTTGGTATTGGCGGCGCGCCAGATACTGGAACAGGGTCTCATATTTTAAAAATTATTGGCTCAACTTTAATTAGTACATCTAGTAATAGTATAGCTCATCTTGATATTGGTACTAGTCAAAATAATAGTGCTGAATTAGAGTTTTATCCCGATAGCGATGGAACAGGATATATTGGAAAAAGTAATAATCGTTGGCGCGCGGGATATTTCAATAATGAATTAGAAATTGGATCTTCTACAAATCAAGTAAATTTAAATGGTAATGGTTCCATATTAATAAAACATGGTTCTTCTTCCATTAATTTAGTTACGGTCGAAGGAAATAATGCGAAAGCAGAGATTATTTTAGAAGATACAGTACCAACAATTTCATTAACATCTACCGCAGCGAATAGTTCAGACTGGTCAATTTATAATTCTTCGGGTAATTTTACAATTACTGATTCTTCTTAGACTGAATTGAAAGGAAATGCTTAGGGCTTTGATTTAAAACGTAGATTATATATTAATGAAACACAATCTTCTACTATTGGCGCTGGTGATAGTTATACTTTGTATGTTGGCGGCGACTAGTATAACGATGGGGATTTATATATACAAGGAGATATTCTTCCCACCGGTACAGCTAGTTTAGGCGCTTCTGGAAATGGAAATCGCTGGAGTGCGGTCTATGTTGGCACATCAGACCAATATGGAGATGCTTATCAACCAATTTATTGGAATAATGGTGTACCAGCTCCAGTTAGTATGATATTGCGCGCTGCTTTTACTATTTAGTCTGGAAAATTGGGAGTTGAATTATCAAATGATGCTTTTACTGAAGATAGTTGGGTTGCTCAAATTGTAGTAACATCTGGTGTTGAATATTTAAACAGCCCAATTAATTATACCACTAGCACTGGGAAAGTTCGATTAACATGTGATGCTGTGGGTGGTTAGGTTAGCGGTTATATATTAGTAATTCGTGGAAGTAATATTAGCCCGACTAGTTCACCAATTACTAATATTTGACATTTTATAATAAATTATGTTATAATAAAAGAAAAAGGAGGTAATTTTCTTATGAATATTACTTAGATTTTACTAGGAATTATTATTTTACTAGGCGGCGTAGTTAGCATGTTTGTTATGCCTTATATTCGCGCGCATATGACTGCCGATCAAATCAGTATTCTTACTGGTATCGCTCAGACGGTTGTATATGCGGCTGAAAAGATTTTTGGCGCGAAAATGGGTGAAGATAAGCTAGCCTATGCTATGAAACTCGCGGCTTCTCTTCTGAAGAAAAAGGGACTAACCTTTGATGAAGATGTAATCCGTGCTGCGATTGAAGCACAAGTACAGTCTCTTAAATTTGAACAGGCGGCGGTTGAAGGATGAAAATGTATGTAAAAACTGCCAATGGGGGCACTCTTAATTTAAGAGTGTCTCCTAATGGTGCTGTTATAGCCAAAATTCCTAATAACACATTATTAGATGTAGAAGTAGATGGAAATTGGGCCAAAACACAATATAGTGGCCATGCTGGTTATGTGATGACAGAATACTTAGTTTCCACCGAAACATCTGCTATTACCAAACAACAACTTCAATCTATTTATAATAGTTTGAGTTCAACATTAAAATTAATTGAAGAGGTATTGAAATAATGGAAGAATTTGGATGTCCATATTGTTGGGACTCACGAAAGAAAAAAGAAAAAGAATATTTGTGGTTTTTTGACGCAGCCAACAATCTGCGCGAATGCGAATACTGCCCAAAGTGTGGCAGAAAATATGGGGAGGAACCAAACAATGAGTAGTTGGAATCAGAACTATAATTCAAATCAAGGCCAAACAAATATGATGACTGGCGGCGCAAGTTTTAGTCCATATTGGAATATGACGCCGTCTCCCGCGAATAATTATAGTATGCGTGCTCCTGTATATCATGCTGAGCCTATTCATGGAGAAAATGCTGCTTGGGCATTTCCGATTGGTGGTGGCGATATTTGGCTGCCAGATGCTGATAAAGATATAATTTGGTGGATTAAAATTGATCAAAATGGTAATAAACAAGTATTACCGTTTGATGTAAAGCCACATGAAGAGCCTAAACAGGCCGATATGAATGAAATTCTCGCGCGATTAGGCGCAGTGGAGGAATGGATAAATGGCAAGTCTAGTAAGTCAAATGCGAAACGGAATGCAACCGTACCCGCAAACACCCCAGGGACAACTGAATCGGTCAATTGAATAGGTTAAAGGCATGATGCAACAAGTTAAAAATGCCTAGAATCCGCAAGCAATGCTTGCACAAATATTACAAAACAATCCCAATACTTCTATGATTGCAAATATGCTTTCAAATAATGGTAATTTAGAAGGAATTGCTAGGCAAATGGCCTAGGCGCGAGGGATTGATATTAATCAATTATTAAAGTAGTTAGGGGGTGTTTAATATGATTAAATTAATATTAAACGATACTCAAGAATTTGAAATTATAAGTTATTCTAGAACGGTATATTTACGTGATAATGACTTAACCGCTAAAAATACTGGTTATTGTGTTGTTTTATCAGAATTAGAACCATTGATGGAATTTGTAAATGTAACTATTACATCTTTTAAAATTTATCATGATGAAGAACTAATATATGATATATCTGATACAGAAATTTATATTAGCACAATTACCGAATAGTTAAATAATAATAAAATTGAAGTAAGTGTAGGATTTTTATTTCCTGAATATTTGACTTCGGATGAAAATTGAGATATAATATAAGTAGAAAATGAGAGTAAGGAATCTCATTTCTAAATAAAATTTCATAACATAAGGAGGTTATGAGGTATGATTAAAATTTATTCTGACAAAACCAATAAGTTCTATAATTCAGTTGAGGAAGCAAACCGTGCTGAATTTGAACTAAAAGAAAAGGAGAATCGTGAAAAGATTCAGAAAGAGCGCGAACTCGCTCTTGCAAAGGAGCAGAAAGAAAAGGCACTAGCAGAGCGTAAGGCTGCGGCTGAAGTGGTTGAGGCAGCCCGTAAGCAGTATGGCGAAGCACAAAAAGCTTACCGTAAGGCTTTGGAAGATTTCTGTGAAAAATATGGTACATATCATTATAGCACCAACAATGCTGATGATGTACCTTCCCTTTTCGATTGGTTTGGAAACCTATTTAAATTTTAAGTAAAATGGCTTAGGGACTGAGCCTATCAGTCCTTCTTTATATAGCCCCGCGGTCCGTGGCGGACAGACGGTCTCTAAAACCGTGGCCTCTGAAGCAAACGAAGTAGGTTCGATTCCTACCGGGGCTGCCAACTATTTTATTGGAGGAAAACCACATGGCCGATTTATCGACGCATTATAAAGAACGAACACCAGAACAAACTATTGAAATTATTTAGCAATTTTTTAAAGATAAAGGTTTTATATTAAAAGAATCTGATATTAATTAGACCGAAGCTGGTACTTGGTATAATCATGTTGATATTTTTTAGGGAGACGTATTAATTGGCGGTGCTAATGGAAAAGGCGTTAGTAGAGAGTATGCTCGTGCCAGCGGCCACGCTGAACTATATGAACGCTTTTGTAATAATATGTTCTTTTTAGCAAACCCATATTGGAATAAAACATTTATGGACGCCGTAGAAGATAGAGGCTATTATTTTGATAAAAATGAAAAATTTTTAACTGAAGATGAACTCTATCATAGCTGTAAACACGCTGAAAAATGGTTGTCCTTCTTTTCGGGTAATAATCCTTTATTATTATCAACAATGTTAAAATATATTACGAATGGAAAAGGTATAGGAGTGCCAGCGAAAACTCTAGATGGAGAAATTGGATTGTATATTGATCCGCGTCTACTGATTAGACTTACACATTCAATTGGAATGTCAGCTGGTAATACAGTAAATGAAGCACTCGTGTAGGGTTTATCTGAATTAGTTGAAAAAGAAGCATTTAATCAATTCTTACAAAATATGGGCGGTTCATATACAGCTATTAATATTGACAAAATTACTGATCCAGTATTAAGACCAATTATTGATAATATTCAAAAAATAGGTTATAAACTTTATTTAATTGATTTGTCTTGTAATTTTAATGTACCTACTTTAATGTCAATTTTAATTGATGAGAATAAAGGACTTTTAAATATTAACTTTGGTTCTTTTCCAGTATTTGAAATCGCCGCGGAGCGAGTCTTAACTGAACTTTATTAGGGAATTAAAAGTTATAAAAGTGCTTTCCATTTAGGCAAAGTATAGAAGCCAAATAAAATTGTAGAAAATAGAGAATTATATATTATTTATGGAAATAGTATTGATGGTACTGTATTTAACTATGATTTCTTCAAGAATCTAAAATATAGTGATACGTATAATCATGATGTATTTGTAGATAGAAAAGTTTCTAATGAAGAACTAGTTAAATATTATCATAATTTAGAATAGAAATTAAATATTAAATTTTACTATCTTGATAATTCTCAATCACCAGATATTAAAGCAATATACTCTTTTATAGACGGAGATAATGTATTTAATAATACTGAGGGATATTATGAAATGAAGAATCCCATTGATATGGAAAAAGCGCGCAGATCTCTAATTCGTTTAATGGAATTATAGGATAATATTTATAATAAGACAGAAGTTGATTACGCCGCTTTATCAGATTTAGTTTTAAATGAATTTAATACATCTGAAGAGGTTTCTAATTGTATAGGTGAAACTGCGGTATGGAATAAAGTTCATATTAATATTATAGCTATTATGAATTATGATTTTTTACGTGTTTTATTTGATATAACAAAACAACAATATACTAATATTGAAATCCCATTTTTATATGGCACGATATTTTTAGTTCCTTATCGTAAATACATTCAGCTTATTTATTATAAGGTAACACAAAAATATGATGATGATGAATTATACTATATTTTTAATGATATTTATCATTATAATATAACTCATGAAGATATTTATAAATGTCTTTCTTTTTCGTATCTACTAAAAAAGGTTTATGTAGAACCATTAATGAATTATATTAATAGTGAGGATTATAATAATATAATAAAAGCCTATATAAATTCCTCAGATTAATATTAATGAGGAGATGATTATATGGCAATTGGCACCGGAGAAAAAATATTATATTCTGATTTAGCATCAAAGTATAATAGTTTTAATTCTTTTATTGCTACATATGGAGGCGAAATTACTACCTTAGTATTGCCCTAGACTGGCTAGCCCGCACACGCGTCTGATATTAATAATTTGAATGATAAAATTGAAGAATTTCAATTTGATACTTTTTTAAGTACTCAACCAACTTGGTGGGTAAGTGGTTCAGTTACTATTGGTGAATTGATTGCGGCATCAAACATGGACAATATAAATACTACTATAAGTAATTTTAGTAGAGTGCAATGCCGTAATGCTGATGCTAGACATTCTTATTCTACTAATAGTAATGCCTGTAATCCTTAGACATGTAGTACAGAAGCATGTTCGCATCAATGCACTGGATAGTCTTGTAGTCGTCAATGTAGTATAACATGTAGTCATACATGTACTGCTCAGGCATGTAGTCGTTAGTGTTCTATTACATGCAGTAATAAATGTACGGCTTAGGCTTGCGGTCGGACTTGTAGTATTACCTGCAGTCACAAATGCACGGCTTAGGCGTGTGGTAGAACTTGTAGTATAACATGTAGTAATAAATGTACCGCTCAAGCTTGTGGTAGAACCTGTAGTATTACTTGTAGTAATAAATGTACTGCTTAGGCTTGCAGTAGAACCTGTAGTAGAACATGTAGTAATACATGTGCAGCTTAGGGTGTATGCAATAAAAACTGCAGTTAGGCTTGTGGCCATGTTACTAATGGATCATGGAAATGTAATTCTTATGGCTCATATCGTGGCTATCAAAATTGTCCTAATGGAGCAAGAACTAATACATGTGGTGCATAGGCTTGCTCTCATGGAAGCAACTCTGTTGCTTGTAACAATTCTTCTCATTCATAGAGTGGGCATACACATGGCACAAATAGTAATGCTTGCAACAATTCTTCTCATTCATAGGGTGGACATACACATGGTACAAATAGTAATGCGTGTAATAATTCGTCTCATTCATAGGGCGGACATACACACGGAACTAATAGTAATGCTTGCAACAATTCTTCTCATTCATAGGGCGGGCATACCCACGGAACTAACAGTAATTCCTGTAATAATTCTTCCCATACTCAAGGTGGGCATACTCATGGGACAAATAATAATGCTTGTAATAATTCGTCTCATACCTAGGGCGGGCATACTCATGGAACAAATAATAATGCTTGTACATATAGTTCTCATAATAATACTAACTGTGCTCATAGTACGCACGGATAGACCTGTAAACATTAGACCTATATTGATATAAGTAATGCACATACTAATCTTTGAGGTAAATTGAATATGATAAATTTTAATAGTCAACGTTCCACCGCCGTTGTTTATAGTTGCGGTGTTTGTAATCTAAATTGTAGATATTGTACAATTGATAAAAATCCTGTATTAAAAGATATAGATAATGAATTAGAAGAAAGTTTTAAGGGTGATTATTATTTTAATCGTATTAAAGAATACTTTCCACGTTATGATCAATTACATAGATTAGAAACTTGGGGAGGCGAACCTTTTTTACGTATGGACCGTGTTTATCCACTAGTACATAAATTAATTGAGCATTATCCTTATTTTAATGAAATGTTTTCTTCTACTAATTTTTCATATGATTCTTGGTTAGATCAATTTATGGGACTAATGAGAGTATTTGAACAATACCCATACAGAGAATTTAAATATGAATTACAGCTTTCAGTGGATGGCCCTCCTTATATTAATGATACTAATAGAGGTGCGGGCGTAACTGAAAGATGTATTAAAAATTTTGATAAGTTGATTAATATTATCAAAGAAGGAAAATTCCCTAAAAACGTAGTTTTAGATATGTATATAAAGGGAACATGGGATATTGAAGCAATTCATCGTTTAAATGATAAAGGAAAATTAATTGAATTTTTTCAATTTTATGAACAGACATATTTATTAAAAGCAAGTGAATTAAATAAACCTAATATCATTGTCGGATGCGGAATTCCCAATGTAGCTATTCCATCACCAGTAACAAAGCATGATGGAGAAGTATTTGCGGAATTAGTAAAAAAATGTAGAGAAATAGAAGAAGAAAATCTCACGCACCATTATTTTAAATTGTATGATCGTATTACGCCATTTACTGGAAAATTCTGTAGTAATTATGGTGCTATGTGTGATGATTGCTTTGGCTGCGGATCGGGAGGCTGCATGGTAGGATTTTTACCTAATAATATGGTATCAGCTTGTCATGAAGGATTTACTTTGCTTGTAGATAACTATAAAAAATTTGCAATGAAACGCTCTGATGAAAATCTTAGTGTTAATTTAAATAAATTTTTTGAATTAAATACAACTCCGATGTGTTTGACTGATGAAGGGTACGTTGAACACGAAAGGAAAATGGATTTTATCAGCAATTCGTCTCCTGTTCAAGTCGCTAACACTGTTTTACTCATTATGACTCTAGCTATGAGCGGATTAGTGGATCAAAAGTATATTAATGAAGGTATGGCTTTATTCGCGGCAAAAACAATATTAGTTAATTCATCATATTGTATTAAAGCTAATTATGCAATGACCGGTTCATTTATTCTAGAGCCTACTGATACTTATATTTTATTACTTAATGGAGCATTAGAATATATAAATGGAGGAGAAGATAATGAGTGTACTTGCTGAAAATAAAATTCAATATCAAAAAGAGCAAGATCAGATACTAAAAACAATATTGGATTATCGTTTTTTTAAACCGTGGAATAATATTGAGCAAATGGTTAATGACGCCGCGCTAAGAAACGATTCTAATTTAGAATTATTTATAAGCGGAACCTGTAATCAACATTGTGATTATTGTTATTTATATAAGCATAAGGGCTTATATCCTCCTGAGTGTGATAACCCAGAACAGATTTTAAAAAATTTAAAAATATTATATGACTATATTTTAGTTAATGATTATAATATTCCTGTTATTGATATATTTTCTGGCGAGATCTGGCATACTCAATTTGGTCTTGACATTTTACAAATTACATTAGATTATATAAAAAAGGGAATGAAAGTAGAACAAATTTTAACTACCACTAATGGATATTTCCTTTCTAATGATATTAGTTTCCAAAAAATTCAATCTTATATTAATCAATTTAATAATATAGGTTGCCCATTAGTATTTTCACTATCTATTGATGGTAAAATACTTGATAATGAATTTCGCGCTCGAAATAATGGAATTGAATATGATGATAATTTTTATGATCATGTATTTAGTTTTTGTCGAGAAAATAATTTTCTATTTCATCCTATGGTATCTTCTAAAAACGTATTTAAATGGAAAGAAAATTATGAGTGGTGGAAAAAACAACTTAATTATTATAATTTTGATTTTAGTGCTATTATGACATTAGAAGTCCGCGATGCTGATTGGACTGCAGAATCTATTAAAGCTTATTGTGAATTTAATAATTATCTAATTGATGACTTTATTAAAAATTATTGTCATAATAGTATTGAAACATTTGCTAAGGCAATTACTGGAGTCCGTAAAACAAATGAAGTCCCCGATGTTGGAGGCTATCATCCTTGGACAATTGGGCCGGTTGACTCTTTTTTAGGATGTACCGTTTCAAATCATTTAACTGTTCGAGTAGGAGATTTAGCAATTTGTCCATGTCATCGTACAGCATATAAAGAATATCTTTATGGATATTTTGTGGTTGAAAACGATCAAATCGTAGATATTAAATCTGAAAATCCATTAATGGCTATGAAAATTTTGATGGGGAATTTAAAATCAACAACTCCATTATGTACATATTGCATTTATAATGATATATGCTTACATGGATGCTTAGGCAGTCAATTAGAAACTATGCATGATCCATTTTTCCCAATTGATAATGTCTGTAAATTATTTAGAGCGAAATATCATAATTTGTTAAAATATTATAGACAATTAGGAGTAATTGATTATTTAAAACAAATTCCTATATCAGAAATAGATAATGAGCAAGCAAAGTTTATTGTAAATATTGATAAATTAGACAGAGAGGTGTATCCAGACGATGTGGAATAATGCAAATGAAATTTTTCCTACGGGTTTTTCACCAGATATAAATGGAATAATTTATAGTAATGATAGACTACCTGAAAGTGGTATAGAATTTATTAGGTGTGTAAAACCGAAATTCGCGCGTAAAATGCTCATTCAAGAAAACTCTCAAATTTGGGGATCTGAAGGATAGTACGCTGAAGCAATAGACTATAATATATATTCACAAACTTTCCATCCAGATGATAAATGGCTTCCGTTAAGTGTTTATGGGCAATCAATGATTAATAATTATTTATATTTCCATGACATGGATGCTTAAATTGCAGCGTTTGCTGCATATGCGTCATTGGTGTAATGGTAACACGTGTGCCCTCCAAGCATACGTTGACAGTTCAAATCTGTTATGACGCTCTTAGGTTCTTCTCTTAACCTATCGCGACAATAGAGAAGCGGCATGAAAGCGCCGTATAAGTACTTCGGGCACCGATACTATGTCTTAGCTTGCCTAGGAAAGTAAAGTATCCGACGAGTTATAACGTCCGTAAAAGTGATATAACCGTATTAATGCCACGTATGCGCATTCGCAGTACCGCTAAGGCGTTATAGAGCGGCGTAAGGCGACACGAGACATCGCTGGCGTAAGTAGGAATTGCGAGCCTATAAGCGCCGATTCCCGCATTTCTGGCGACCCATCGCAAATGGCTAGCAGGATTTGCGGGAATTTTTTTATTTGACTTTTTCTTTAATTTCATATATAATATCTATGAAAGGAGCGAGAAAATGAAATTTATAGTTGATCAGATGCCAGAGCATAAAGATGACTGTCCATTCGCAAGATGGGAATCATATCCGCCATGTGTGGAAAAAATTGGTGATTGGTATTGTAGTTTTAGAAATCGTAAATTATGTGATTTAGAAGAAAATGAATGTAAATGGTTAAAAGAATATAAATCATAATAAGATTTTTATTTGACTTTTTATTAAATTTAGTATATAATATATGTAGATAAAGAGAAAAGGAGATTTTAATTATGGAACGTATCAAAATGATCTACAATTTTAATGAAGGTGACAAAGAATCCTACGATGAAAAGACAGTTTCTGTTGTTCGCAATAGCGTAGAAGGGCTTCATGACTATGACGTATGCGAAATGTTTATGGATTTCATGAATTCAATTGGATTCTCGGAAGAAAATATTTTTAGATACTTTAAGGAAGAATAAATATTTGACTTTCAATATAATTTCTGATATAATAATTATGTTGAAAGGCGATGGGAACTATTTCAATGGTGAGAAGTTCTCATATCGAACACTAGCTCAGTAGGCAGAGCAGCATCCTTATAAGTTGCGTGTGCCTGGTTCAAATCCAGGGTGTTCGACTATAAACCGAGTGCCTGTGGGCTCTCATTTCCAGAGAGCAGTCGCTCTAAACCCAGATGAAGCACAAAGACTCCGTAGTCCAGAGCGAGGACATCCCTTTGGAGTTTGCCGGATTTACATTTTTGCGGTTTACCGGTATATTTATATAGGCACACGCAGCAAACTTTTTTGAACAATTGTCTGTTAAACAATCAAGTTTATAGTGCCTAGTTTCCCAATAAGGCAGCATGGAGTAGCGCGAAACGAAGTGCTTGAGGGACGGGAACCACCATCTATGGGCCCGCAAGTAAAGATAGATGGCGTATGAGAGAAGGAATATCTAGACTCCCCACTCGGCTAAACGGAATAGCAAAAGGTGACGGCTAGATCGCAAAGATTTTATCGGTTATTCATAGTGCGTAAGATTATGGCAAACCGAGATAGCTATCGCTCGGAGAGACCGAGGATAAATAATCAAGCCCATTCTATGAAATGGTACAGCGCAAAGTTAGTAGATGACCGCTGGTATTGATTGGCGCTTTATAAAAGAGGATTAAATCGAAGGTTATTGCTCGAAAACCGCAGGGAGGAGTGGAGCTCCTCACCGGTCAGTAAACTGGAATAGATGGTTCGATTCCATATGCGGCGTACCGATATAAAGTTCGGAGTAGAGCAATTTTATGCACCATTGATGTAGTGGCAACATAGCACGTTGCCAACGTGTTTTCACCAGTTCAAATCTGGTATGGTGCTCTTATAGACACATACAGCAAACCTTTTTCTAATGATGATTGAGGATCCGTGTGTTACAAGTTCGAACCTTGTCTAGCGCATCGCGCTAGTAGCTCAATTGGTAGAGCGACGTACTATTGAATGTGTCTAGTTTTTCCGCTTGATCAGCGGTGTCCGACAACTGGACAATGTTACAAGAAGTTGTAGCCGGTAGCGCAGGGTTGATCTGCGTAGAGGGACAGTATTTTGTATGAGTGTCTTGGGTTCGAATCCCACACTGGCGGGAATAGTCCTGCTGGTGAGCTATGGAGCGGCTATACAAGTATTGATTTAGCTAATCTTACCTCGGTTAACTTGATAGCTACAAGTTAACCTTTTATATCGCACGGTCGTCTAAAGGCTTAGGACGTTTGGCTCATAACCAAAGAATACGGGTTCGATTCCCGTCTGTGCAACTTTGACTTAGGGTATCCCGCCTGAGTCATCATAAGTGTATTTGCCTGACTCGCCATCAGGCGCAATTCAGCGGTATAGAAATATACCGCTATTTGGTGTATAAAGGAGGATAATTAAGTGAGAGCAGCAGCTTATAGTGGTACCCGTAATATTTATTAGCAAATGCTAACCGCCGCAAAATCTCTATTAATGCATTCAAATGTTGAAAAAATATATTTTTTAATTGAAGATGATGAATTTCCCTATGAAATTCCACCAGAAATTGAATGTATAAATATAAGCAATTAGACATATTTTCCCGCAGATGGACCAAATTTTAAAAACGTATTAACATATATGGTGCTTATTCGCGCGGCTTATACAAAAATATTTCCAGATTTAGATAGAATATTAAGTATAGATATGGATACCGTGATAAATGAAAATATATCTGATTTATGGGATTTAGATTTAACTAATTATTATATCGCAGCAGTAGAAGAAGCGGAATTAACAAAATCAGAAGGTTCATATTTTAATATGGGCGTTGCTATGATGAATTTACAGAAAATACGCGCCGATAAAAAAGATGATGAAATAATTAATGCTTTAAATACCTATTGGTATAGGTATAAAGAATAGGATTGTTTTAATGAATTTTTTCGAGGTCATGCTTTAATTCTTCCAAGTGATTATAATTGTTGTTATTAGGCTAACCCGCCCAAGCATGAAAAAATTACACATTTTGCTGGCTTGTATAAATTAGAACAATTCCCTCATTTTAATTATTATAAAAATTTAACGAATGATTTTCCTCGTAATGTAACGGATAATATTACACTTGATATAATTATTCCTACTTATAAGAATAAAAAAGGATTAAGACGGACACTTAAATCAATTCCTTCTAATCCAAATGTTAATGTTATTGTAATAGATGATTGTTCTAATTTAGAATATGATGATATATTAAAAGAATATCCTTCATTAATATTCTATTAGCTAGAAAAAAATAGTGGCCCAGGAATGGCCCGTCAATATGGACTAGACCATAGTAATGGAACTTATATTACGTTTTTAGACACTGGAGATTATTTTTATGAAGATGGCCTTGACACCATCATGCGGGCTATAAATGAAAATACTTATATTAAATTATATACTTTTTCTTATGTATATGATGATAAGAATATTTTAAGCGACCAACCAGATGATAAAACGATTGGTTCTGTTTATAAACGTTCATTTATTGAAATGTATAATATTCATTTTAATAAAAAAGGCTCATATGCGAATGAAGATTATGGCTTCAGCCGTGCTTGTAATTTAATATTAGATGATTGGTAGAGATATTTCTTTTCAGACGCGCGAAAACATATAAAAATACCAGTATTTTATGAGCATATTGATAAAAATTCATTAACAAAGGCTAATAATGATGAATTCTTTTATACACAACTTAGTCCTGGAATTATTATCAATGGTGTACATGCCATTAAAATAGCTGAAAAAGCAAAAGTAAAAACTGAATATTTATTAGAAGAATATAATTATATTATGGCACAAGAATATTTTTTCTTCTTGTGTAATTTGTATGAGCGTCCAGAATTAGTTGATGATACATGGCAAACTATTCGTGATTTTTATTTTAATCATTATCGTATTTATAGTAAATTCGCAATAAGAGATTTGCCGCAAAGATATGCTCAAGTCACTTTACCTAAAATTCATTCTCGTATGAAAAAATGGGATAGAATGGCTCGTCCAAATATCATACGATTTATAAACGAATTAGAAACAGAATTATTTACTCCATCATATTATTTTCAATGAAATGATAAATAAAATATTTGACTTTTTATTAAATTTAAGTTATAATATTTATGTTGAGAGGGAGAAATCCCTCATATGGCCCGGTAGCTCAGTTGGCAGAGCATGCGGCTGGTCCGATACGTTCGGTCTTAGATAGGTTCAACTCCTATATCGGAAATTAACCGCAGTGTCCTAGGTTCGAGCCCTAGTCGGGCCGCTCGTGCTTTGATGACCAAATGTAGCTTGGCAGTAAATAAACATTAATGCAGATGTGGGGTTATGATGAAAGCCTTTACCTTAAAAGACTATTATGCCCGATTGGTGTAATAGGTTAGCACAGCACCCTTTCAAGGTGCAGACGTGGAGTTCAAATCTCCCATCGGGTACCAGTACGCCAGGATGCACGGCGTGTAATAAATGCAATCCACCGTTAACACGGATTTAGCACTTCAACTACCACCGGCATGAAACCTGCCGCGAAAGCAATTAAGTACGCTTGATAACAAGCGGGCAGATCAGTAGTGATATGTGGCATAAGCGGAAAACGGTATATAAAGAAGCGAAGTAAAGTGCACTTAGGGTAGCATCGGAGTAATTAACCGATGAGATAATGCGCTCCATCGCAAGCCTAATTTTAAATATAATCTATGGAGGGATTATTATGATAGGTATTTATAAAATTACTAATAAATTAACTGGAAAAAGTTATATCGGACAAAGCGTACAAATTGAAACTCGATGGTCGCAGCATAAATCAGTGAGTCGATCTTATGATACTTTAGATGGGAATGAATTACATAAGGATATATTAGAATTAGGTATTGATAATTTTTCATTTGAGATTATAGAAGAGACAACTGCCGATAAATTAGATGAACGAGAAATATATTGGATTAAATATTATGATACTTTTTATAATGGTTATAATCATACATTAGGCGGTAATGGTAATATAAGATTAAATTATAATAAAATACAAGAATTATGGAATCAAGGTTTAACTTCTAAAGAAATAGCTTCTTTGATAAATAGTTCTAGAGATACGGTTAATTATGCCTTAACTAATTTGGGCATTTCTACATTAGAAAAACGTATACGAAGTCAAGAATTAATTATGCAAGCATATGCCACGTATAAAAGAAATGTATTAAAATTGGATATAGACACAAACGAAATAATTGAATCATTTGAGTCAGTTTCTGAAGCGGCAAAATCTTTAGGAGTTAATCGTGCTACTTTTCGTGAAGGATTACAAAAACATAATAATAAATATAAGGGATATAAATGGATTATTAATATAGAAACTAAAAACACTCGTGATTTTTCAGCTAAAAAAGTAGCTAAATTAGATCCTGAAACAAAAGAACCTCTTGAATATTTTGAGTCTGCTAGTGCTGCTGCAAGAGCAATGAATCTTGCAGGAGCAACTCTAATTTGTAGAGCATGTAAAAACAATACCAAATCGAGAGGGTTCTATTGGAAATATATATAATAAGGAGAAAATGTATATGAATGAACCAAGATTAAAAATTTTACCTCCATGGGTTATCGTGATTAGGAAACTAGAAGCACTATTTGATGGCGATCCTCAGATTGCTTTCAATACTGATTTCTCTGGTGAGCATCCTTGTGTCGTACTGGCCTGCAACAATGGTGATAAAGTCGCCGCGTTGCAGAAGATTCTACCTTCTGAAGTTAACTTTGGTAATGTTACACTCGAAGTAATGGTAGATGGCGTGCCAAGCAATCGCGCATTTACAAGCAAGGTTGAACTATTTGATACTGCTTTTAGCGGCAATCCAGCTTATGCTAAGTCTGTTTGTCCTGCTGAAGAAGGCTATCAGTGGATTGGAACTACCTATGTAATATTCAAAAATTGCGTTGTACAGTTCGCAGCAGACAATCTAAACGATTGCCACGGCCTCATTAGTACCCTATATCAGACTATTGCTGAAGAACTCCTAACTGGTGAAGCAACTGATGGTGTTTTCTATAATACCGATGTAGAACGAGCGAATCTAGGCTACCCTCTTGGTGAGTGGCCATAAGGAGGAAATACGAAAATGGCGCTTCTCATTCTCTGACTTATATGGGCTAGTGCCCCATATTTAAATAAGCGAGAGAAGAACTATTTACTTAGACACAAGCAGCAACTTATTTCTTTATATTAAGCAAATGAAGTAGAAAAAGATGTGTCTAGCAACTAAATATTTGACATATAACAGAATTTCTGTTATAATAAATATGTAAGAAGGACAGACCGACCTGCTTTAGCAGGAGGCACGAGGTGATGAGCTTCGGTTAACTTATAGGCACATGCAGCAATCCTATGTTGTAAATATTACTTCTGTTTCAAGCTTTATTTAATCTGTGCCTAGTAGTTTTGGTAGTATGCGCCGTTGTACCGCTCAGTGCCCGCACTGGTCGAGGTATTCTACCATATGAAACGGACTTCCCGCAGTAGGGTTATAATATACTGAGTGCTGGTCAGCGATGCGGAAAGCACTTAAAACACGGGCAGCTGACTTGCTGGTCACAGAGGGTGTGTAGAAAGCAAGTAAAACACGGGTATGCCCAATGGGTCGTGTTTAATGAGCACCACCTTCGGATGTACACCGATCTCCAGTATGAGTAAAAACTACCGTTTGGGCTGCGTGAAACGCGCCGGGTCCACCGTGCGAATGCACAAGCACGCTCGTAAGTGCTGGGTTACGCTCCACCCGTGGGAAGTCCCCAAAGGAGGATGTACGAGAAATAGAGCTGCCGACGCCTCTACTGACGAGTATGCGTACCACGGGGCCACCGTATTCTTAAAACATTTCTTACGGTATATAAAGAAGAACTACTGACACATGGTTCGTGCCGCCAGGAAAACTTGACTTCTGCAGGAGTTGATAATAGCTAAGGGAAGTTATACGCTATTAAACCGCAAAGAGCACGCGGTATATAAAGAGAATGCTCTTGGCCGCAACTGCAAGGTGCGGCACTTTATCCGGGTGTAGCCGAACGGCCCAGGCAACAGACTTAAAATCTGTCGGAGCGAAGCTCCTTGTGGGTTCGAATCCCACCACCCGGACTTTCCATTAGGTGGAGCTTGAAACCTACCGCCTTTTGGCTATGATGTATTGGACGCCATAGTTGGCGCCCTTATTTTAAAATAAAAAGGAGGAATTTTTATGAAAAAACTAATCGCACTACTTATGACTCTAATGCTATGCTTTACTGCTATTCATGCCTTATCAGAAACAGTAGATAGTTCAGAGTTTAATCCTGGTATTACAATGACTCTACCGGATCCTGATTGGAAAGTAGAAATCCGTTGTGACCAAAATGGCCAAACATTACAGGTTGGTTCTAAAGTAACTCTTACTGCTGAAATCACTACAGCTCAGTCTGATTATTACAAACTATCTGATTATACTATATCTTATAATTGGCTAGCTAAAAAAACAGCTGATGACGATTGGGAATCTGTAGGCACTGGAGCAACCTATGAATTTAATCTAAATGCAGACAATGTAAACTGGATTTTTAAAGTTACTGTAACACTAAGCAAATAATATGGGGTAATGTATTATGAAAAAATTTCTAGCAATATTAACAGCACTATTAATACCATTTGCTAGTATTGCTGAGACAATTATAGAAAGTGATGAATACACTCCAGAAATATCAATAGATGATGGTGAGGTATACGTACCACATATTGCACCCGTAAATTTAAATAAAGTAGCCGTTTCTAAAACGGCTACTAATTTAAATGAAAATTATGAGTCTGATATAATGTTAAAAATACCCACCACCAATATTGATGTATATGATATTGTATTTGTAGTAGATGCTTCCTTATCTATAGATAATGCAGCAGATAGACTATTACAACAATATATGTCTGCAGCCGATACTAGAGATGATATTAATGTCGGAATAGTATATTTTTATGGCAAGTCAAAAATTTATAGACAATTAGATGGTACTGTAATAGCCAAGAATCATCCTTCTCAATATACTCATCGTGGTACAAATTTGAATTCAGGTATCCTAACAGGCACTTATATGCTTGATCATCATGCCGGGGTGCCAGCCTCTAATAAGTATTTAATTATACTTAGCGATGGGGACACGCATGTATATCAAAAAAATAATCAATTTGGTTTGAATGGTACAAAAACAGAAGGAGAAACTGTAGTAGTCCAAGAATATAATGGCAACATAGTTGCCGGACCAGATACATATCTTTTTAAGTATGGTACTTATGCTGCGCCCGCAGATTGGTATAATTATTTTATAGAGGTTGCAAAAGCTATAAATCGTGATAGCAACCTATATGAACAAACGTGGGGATGGGATCCTCGTAATTATTATAATAATGCGACTAACTATATTACCGGTGATCTATCTACCCATGCTGTATCTTCAGATAAAGCATTATATTATGCGATGCTTTCTTATGCCGCAGCACAACAGAAGGGATATAATTGCTATGCAGTATATGTAGATAGCGGCGACTTCTCTTATAGAACAAGCCAGTATGCACAGTCTTTTATGAACTATTTAAATTGCGGCCGCAGCTTCTCATTAGATAACATTGGTAAAGAAATTTCCTATGTTACTACTGGAAGCTATGTAATGGATTACATGGGTTCTGGAATTGATAATTTGGGTAATGAGTATGATATGGACTTCATTCCAGATGCAAGTAGAATGTATGTAATTTGGAATGGACAGCGGATAAATGCCACAACTAATGATAATATCACATTCTGTTTTGGTGATTTATTTACATTAGTATATAATGACAATGAAGAAAACGATTATTTCAAATGGATTATTAATACTAATCTGCTATTATGCGATTCTGTTGAATTACATTATAGTATTAGATTGAGTAATCCACAAACTGTTGCTGGTGAATATGGCACATATGATTTTGATGGAACGCAAGGCGGCATTCCGCTTCTAACAAATACAACTGCGACTTTATATACTCCAGATGATACAAAGATTCAAGATTTCCCGCTACCAGCAGTTGAATATTCAGTAACTCCTACTCCATCACCCACTCCTACAGTGACACCTACGCCCACCACTACACCAACTCCAAGTCCAACCCCTGAGGTAACTAATACACCTTCTCCTACCGCAACTGCTACACCAGAAATTACAAATACTCCGTCACCCACTCCTACTGCTACACCAGTAGTAACGGAGACGCCAAGCCCAAGTCCGACTCCAGGGCCCAGTCCAAGCCCAACTCCTAGAATAACAGCTACACCAGAACCTAGTCCCACTCCTGTCCCAATGATTACTTTACATCTAAATAAAATTTGGGATGATGAAGGAGCAATAGATTCTCGACCAAATCACATTTATGTTAAATTATTCGCTAATGATGTATTTATACAAACATTTAAACTTACAGCTGAAGAAGATTGGGAAATAAGTACAAATGTAAGACAATATAATGATGATGGACAAGAAATACATTATAGTTGGAAAGAAGCAGAAATTATGGGATATAGACTTGAAGAGATACAAACTAACGGTTTAACTACCACATTAATAAATAAACTATATAGTCCTCCGACAGTCCCAGAGGGACAAAGACAGCCGCGTATTCCAAGAAATCGCATGACAACGCTTAATATTGATGAATATGATACTGCTTTGGGCTTAGAAGGTATTATTAATCATGTAGGAGACTGCTTCGATTAAGAGGTGAAAATAATGGATATTATTTTTGATACTCTCACTAATACAGGATGGGGCGCCGCGATTGTTGGCGTCTTCATCCTTATTGCTATTTTAATTGAATTTTTTAGCAATAAACCACAAATTTAATATTTGACTTATAATAAAAATTCTGTTATAATTTTATTGTACCGAGGGAAAAGGATAAATCCTGACGGGGACATTGTGAAATGACAATAAACGGTATGCGCGGAACACCATCGCGCCCTTTCCCTCAACTATGCCTCTATCGTACAACGGAAGTACTATTGCTTCGTAAGCAATGTATGGCGGTTCGAATCCGTCTGGAGGCTCTATACCAACGGACAAGGCTTTGGCGCATGACTACTTGGCGAATGTAGAAGATAATCATGAGGAGCAGGCGGAAGTACGAATAGAAGGCCGCGATGGATGCCACAAATGTGGGTAAGGGTAGGCGGTATGGTCTGAAATATTAGCCATACAGTAATGATTATCGTTATACTACTAAGCAAGTAGAACAGGGCGGTAGGACGCGAGTGGTTGGTATTTTAGCTAAGCCTGTTGTCGCGTTATAATACAGGTGGCACTCGTGAACGTGACGAGTAAAGTTATATGTCGCTCATATATGCCATGATTACGCACGGGTCGCGCCCGTATTTATACGCCGTTAGTCTAACTGGACAAAACGATAGGTTACGGCCCTGTTGATGCGGGTTCGAGTCCTGCACGGCGTACTTTATGCCGCGGTAGTTCAGCTGATAGAACGAGTGATTAGTAATCACTAGGTCGAGGGTTTGAGTCCCTCTCGCGGCTCTCATGGGGCTGAAATAGTATCGACAGGTATATGAAGTATTAAGGACACGGGTAGGCGGCGCACCTTACGCAGCAACCTAAAAGAAACGACGAATTTGATTTCGCACTAGCTGCTTAATTCACGCGGCTGCTTAAACGGCGAACCTAGCAATCGGTAATCGCCTGCGGCTCAGAGAAAGATTGCCGTTAGCACCAGTCTATTGCTCTCTGGCGAAACAAAGAGCATATTTGGTTTCAAGTTTGCTAGTTTCTCAAACTAGCTATCGTGTAAGTATTTCTTAATATGAATTATAGGCTGGACACGAGGGGCAGAACTCGTCAGCTCCACCAAATCCCATAATAGCCAGGATAGAGTGGACCTATGGACGCCCTTTAAAGTTGTTCGCGGTAGTGAGAATAACCTTCGCCGTGGCGAAGTAAAAGAGCCACGGAATATGCTCCATTAGCTCAGTAGGTAGAGCACAGCACTTTTAATGCTGGTGTCCGGAGTCCGACTCTCCGATGGGGCACTAATATTTGACTTTTAATATAAATTATATTATAATTTATATGTAGAAAGGAAGGAAGGAAGTTATGAAACATACAATTTGCCCCTACTGCGGTAAAACCAATATTGATTCAGATTCTTCTTACCGATTTAAATGCTCTTTTTGTAAAGAATGGCTAATTGATTTAGACAAAGATCATCATAGACCCGAAATATATTTTAAAGAAAGGAACGAGAATAATGATTGTATCGGCAGCAGTAAAAATTAAAGACTTGCGGCAAGATAAAGAAATAATTTTACCGTGTATGCGACATTGCGATATATCTTTTATATTACATGAACTTAATTATAAATTAAATATTGATTATAAAATTATTGAACAAGGTTTTTTAGATGAAAATGAGACATTTTATAATCGTATTAATGCTTATGAACACGCATGGCGGCATAATCAACTTAATGAAGAATATAATATACGAGAATTATTTTCTGAAGATTTGTGGTAAGGTGATGGTATGAAAGATTTAACTGGACAACGTTTTGGGCATTTAACTGTATTACGAAAATACGGACACAAAGGTGGAAGAGTTTGTTGGGAATGTTTATGTGACTGTGGTAATTTACATTATGTAATTACCTGTAATTTAACTACGGGTCATACGACTCGTTGTTCTAAATGTTCTAATTCTGTTGTTGATTTAACTGGGCAAGTATTTGGACAACTAACAGTTATTGATCAAAATAAAACCTATCGTAAAGAAAATAATATTAAAGGTTATCATGCTTATTGGAATTGTCTATGTAGTTGTGGTAATACCACAATTGCAAAAGGCACTGATTTGAGTAGTGGAAAAACAACGCAATGTAAACAATGTGCTGGTAATCAGTTAATTGATGAAACTGGAAATAGATATGGTTATTTAACTATATTAAATTATTTACGGACAGAAAATCATCAAATAATTTGGCTAGCACAATGTGATTGCGGAAATCAATGTGAAGTTAGAATTAATGATCTACGTCGTGGAAGAGCAAAATTATCTTGTGGATGTAAATCCATACGTTCGAAAGGTGAATTAGAAATTGAAGAATTACTAAAACAAAATAAAATTAATTATCAAGCACAATATGTATTTGATAATTTAGTTGGGCAACGTAATCGTAGATTACCATATGATTTTGCAATTTTAACACTAGATAATCAAGTTCAACGTTTAATTGAATTTGATGGACAACAACATAATATTAGTGTAAATTATTTTGGTGGAGATAAAGTATTAAATCGTAGAAAAGAATTAGATAAAATAAAAAATAATTATGCTAAAGAACATCATATACCATTAATTCGTATTCCATATGATAAATTAAGTAAAATTACAATTGAAATGTTACTTGGCGATGAATATTTGATATAAGTGATGGTTTATATTAATGAGAAATCCGAATCGTATTAAACCTTATTGCGATGCTCTTGCCACTTTATGGCAAATTGTGCCAGACCTTCGTTTATCTCAGCTTATGTATACTCTAATGAATGCTTGGGAAGTAAGACGTGGTTCAAGCGCATTTTACGCGGAAGATGAAGAATTTCTTGCTTTTGCATTGGAATATTTAAATGAAATTACAGAATCCACCTGACATGGCTGTGACTACAAGGCGCGGAAGGATGGCGGCAATCTCTTGCCCAAGCAAGTTGAAACGATATACACCCTTGGGATGAAAACTCAATATAGAGTAGAGTGAGATATAACGTGAGTTTAGAACTATAGAAAATGTAGTCGGTCTCCCTGTGGCCCGTTACGCAGTAAATTGGCACAGGGGAAGCTTCATCGGGATGTAGCTCAGTTGGTTTAGAGCGCCTGTATGATAAACAGGAGGTTTTCGGTAGTTCGAATCTACCCATCCCGACCACCGGGGCGGGAAGCTCAAAGATGCGTGGGTGGCCAACACGGTCATGAGAGTAAAATCCAGCGCAAGTAACCCGTAGGATCCCCGGACCATAGGGGAATAGTGACAATGGTAGAACAAGGGTCTCCAAAACCTTAGATCTAGGTTCGAATCCTAGTTCCCCTGCAACTTGTTGTTTCGCGAACAACCCAGTGGATGGATTTGACGCATCCCGTGTCACTACTGCGAGAGGATTACGCCTCTGTTTACAAGCGGACCAAAATCCATGAAGGTGACACACTATGGGGCTATAGTTTATTAGTAGAATAGTTGGTTTGCACCCAGCAGAGGACGGAGCGTTACCGTCTAGCTCCACATTATAGGTTCCAACACTCGTCGGTCGGGTACGGGTCTGCAAAATCCGCGTTAGTGAGTTCGACTCTCACTGGAACCTCATTAGGAGTGACATAAATGATAGGAAATTATAAAGTAATAACATTATGTGGGAGTACTCGATTTAAGGAGGACTTTGAACGTGTCAACCGCGAACTTACCCTGGCAGGTAATATTGTTATATCCGTTGGCTGTTTTGGTCACGCTGGCGATACTTTCACGGAAGAACAGAAAGTAATGCTTGATGACATTCATAAAAGAAAAATTGATATGGCAGATGCTATTTATGTAATCAATAAAGATGGATATGTTGGTTCAAGTACAAGATGTGAAATTGGGTATGCAATTAAACACGGAAAACAAATTATATTTATGGAAGATGATTTAATGTGAGAAAGGGACGCGGTATAGACCATAATTGGGATATTCGTAAGTATAAAGGTGATTTGGCTTTATACGCCCATTGTTCTTGTGGATTTCAATATGCTTGTTCTTCTAATAAAAGAAAAGAAGATGGTTCTTTTAGTTTTGAACAAGAAATTACCAATCTATATCATTATTGTCCAAACTGTGGCTCTCATAAATTATAGTATAATGAAGAGCCAAGAAAAATGGATGCTATTTTCCCTTGGGATTAATGATAGCTAAACCGGACAAGCGCCGGTACCGCTTCGAAAGCGATAGGTAAGATTTAATGTAATTGGGAGGAAAAAATATTGAATTATACATATGTTACTTTATTAAGTTCTGTTGATTATTTACCAGGCATATTAGCATTAAATGATAATTTAAAAAATATAGGATGCAAATATCCATTACATATAATGGTTACAAATAATGTTATTGTCCACATTAGTAAATATCTTATTAAAGAGAAAATTCCTTTTACTATTGTTCCAAAGATTACCTACTCCCCAGAGACAATTGCAGCAATGAATAATGCAAGATTAGAAACAATCGCATCAAAAATTAATGTATTTAGACTGGAAGAATTAGAAAAAGTAGTATATTTAGATACTGATAGTTATTTTATTAAACCAATAGATGAACTATTTAATTATCCAGATGGAGCACTCTATGATTGTGGAGAACCACGGGGATTTTGTGGACTATTTACATGTATCCCTAGAATGCATCCTTTAGATTATTATATTTCACTATTAAAGCATAATCATATGTGGGAAAGCGATTTAATTGAAGAATTATGGTTTCCTTTTAAATCTAATCCCGACTATCGTATTCCGTATTCATATTTTGTAAATACTAAAGTTCAGGATTTTAATACACTTTTACCTATTGAAGAAAAGGTACATGGATTTCATTTTTGTGGTGAATTAAAACCGTGGAAATTTAAAAATCCCTATGATTATATTACGGCATTTCATAAAGAATGGCCTTTTCCTAATGAAAATAGGAACAAAATAATTAAAGATTATTATTATCAATATATACAACCAATTAAAGATAAATATCCTGAGATTTTTACATATTAATAATTTGACAAAATTTCAAATTTATATTATAATTATATTGTAAAAAGGAGATAAGATATACATAAAGGGCAATTTGATAAAATTTGTTGCAAAAAATTAAGAAGTAAAATCTCCTTTCTCGCGGCGCAAGCCGCATATCTGGGTGTAGCGCAGTTTGGTAGCGTACTAGATTTGGGATCTAGGGGTCGAGAGTTCAAATCTCTCCACCCAGACTTATAGGCCATTACAGCAAACTTTGTAGAAATAGGAAATAATACAACAAACAATGGCCTAGCTTTATGAATATTTGCTCCATCTTGGGGCTAATAGATTGCCGCGTTAGGAACCTTATGGTGGAAGAGCCTTATTTGAAAGAGGTAGAGTAGTATCTACAACTCTTCCGCGGCGTTTTATTTTTAGAACTGTAGGCTTAGAAGCAGCCATCAGCTAAAGAGTTTTCGTTTCTCCATTCGTGCGAAATGTATTATGGGCTTACGATTATACGCCCCATAAGTATGATGTGCGATAGATAATAGAAAATGAAATTTGGCGTAATAGCACATCTAAAATGACACTATGGCCGAGTTGGTAAGGCGCTAACCTGCTAAGTTAAGGCCACTTGTAAAAGGGTGCCGAGGTTCGAATCCTCGTAGTGTCGCTTTGCGGTGGTGGAATAGGTAGACATTTGGGGCATGACACACGTAAAGAGGTATGCGAGGGCGTGAAGTCTGGGTGTGTCCTGTGAGGTGCAAATCCTCACCCGCATTTATAGTCCCTTAGCGTAATGGTAGCGCAACGGACTTGTATGGGTCGTCTAGGTTGGAAGGCCGGCTCGGTGTATTAGAATACACAGATGAGAAGAAGTGAGTTCGATCCTCACCCCATGCATTGACTCCGTATGTGTTGGTCCGATTCCAACAGGGACTGCTTTGAAACAATCTTATTTATTAAAGCTTAGGAGGAATTATGTTAAATATTCTTAGTGTAGATATGGATTGGATTATGGAACCAAGTATTAATTTTTATAATAATCAAGTTTCTGATTAGAATGATTTTTTAGCTGAAAATGATGAAAGAATTATTATACCTGCCGATTTAAAAAAATATGCCATGATTACTAAATTAATTTTTTCTTTATTGTCATCTTTACAATTAAAAGATATATTTATAGCAGAGGGGCATGAAGAAATATTTAAAGCTATTAATAAATGGCAGCTAAATGATAAGTTTAAAATTTATAATATAGATCATCATCATGATTGCGGTTATTTATATGATAATATATCATTACATAATCTAATTAATGAATGTACTTGCGCTAATTGGGTTCCATATGTTTATAAAAAATTTTCAACATTTGTAAAATACATATGGATTGGAAATAAAAATTCATTCCCATTAGATTCACAACTTAAATCCATTCTTCCAGATTACAATATTTATGATAATCTTGAAATATTAGATAATATAAAAATAGATAAAATTTTTATTTGCAAATCTCGTACTTGGATCCCAGTTGAATATCGTGAATTAATTGATAGTTTTACATATTCTATTATAAAAGCATTGGAAATGAGAAAGTAATATGAAAATATATACGTCCTATTTTGCTCAATTAAGAAAATTTCCTACTAATTTAATTGGTCTTTCAACCGCGCATTGGAATCCTAAGTGGCGGCCAATGGGTAAAGATAAGCGAGGTATAATTTGTGTAGATTGTTCTCCATTTAAGCCCGGGCGCGAATGTGATGGCTTATGCCGTGGTGAGTGTAATCCTAAACATCCAGAAGATTGTGCGTTTCTCAAAGTATATAAAGCACAATTAGACAAATTAAATTTAACACATATACAAGACAGTTTAGGAAAATTGGCTACTCAAATTGCTCACGATGAAGGATTTAAAGAAGTAAATTTTGCCTTTTTAGTATATGAGACGCCTACAAACTTATGTAGTGAACGAATTCCAATACAACAATGGTTCAAAGAGCATGGTATTCAATGTGAAGAATGGCAACCTAATATTTGACTTTTTATAAAAAATATATTATAATTTTTATAGAAAGAGGGTGAGAATATGTACAAATATAGTATGGCTTCACACAAACGCAGAAAGCACCAGCGGTGGTTTAATAAGTATTGCCGTCAGGTTAATAAAGAGATTGAAAATGATGAACTATGGCTTGGGCGTTTTTGTATTAAACAATTGCGTTCCGATATTCATTGGTTTGAAGATGGTAGCGGCGGAATGATGGCTGCTGAGATTCTAATGCGTGATAAGAAAACTGGTATTATTCGCGCAAAATGGTATACTGGTCTTGACATGGATTGGAAATTTTGGTGGGATTTTAACGATTTCATTATTAACGATTGTAAAGTTTGGGAAGAAGAACCAGATGTTCGCATCAACCGAATTGACTTTAGAAAGAAGGTATAATATGTTTGAATATCGCGTAAATTGGTATAATGATGTTATTGATCAAGAAGAATATGTTCGAGGTCTTGTTTATGGGCCATCCTATAAGGACGCTATGGAAAAAGTAATGAAAGATTACGGCGAAGATTCTATTATTGATGTATACCTTCAAGCACTTGAAGATACGGATACTATTGAACTGGTAGCTATAAAAAAACAGTTCAATCTGTAATAAACACCGCTCGATGGGTGCAGGCGGTATAAAAATATGTAACCATCTCTCGTAAGTAGGGGATAGGAAGTGTGAATCCAGCTATACGAGATGAGTCCTGAAGCCCTATTGACTCAATTGGACTATGCGTGAAAGCGATACTGTCAAAATATCGAACCACATTTCTTTGCAGCCCTGTTCGAGGCACAACCGCGCTAAAAGAGTCTGAAACGCTAGGCATTTCGAGTACGCGGCCAGCTCGTTAAATCGGCCTCAGAGGTACCAGTCACTCTGTATAATAACGACTGTGTATCATAGGTGTGATGGCGGCGGCACCTAAAATCGCCACCGTGCGGCGCCAGTGGGATAATGCGTTAAGCAAAAGTCGCCCCATAAGACTGGCAAATTTACTTCGGGATGGTAATTATACCATCCCACTTTTTTATTTGACTTTTTTCTTAATTTATTATATAATTTTTATGTAAAGGAGATGATAATATGCCTATTCTGTATATTATGTGCGGTCCATCTGGATGCGGTAAAACAACTTATTGTAGTGATAAGATGGAGTTGGCTCATTGTGTTTATGTTTCTCGCGATGTAGTTCGCTATGAAATTGTTAAAGAAGAAGAAGATTATTTTTCTCATGAAAAAGAAGTTTTTCGTGAATTTGTACGGCGTATTGTAGAAGCTATGACCAATGGCTATGATTGTATTGCTGACGCAACTCATCTTAATCAGTTCTCACGCCGTAAGCTTACACAAGCCATTGATATGTATACTACTGATTATAAAATTATTTATGTAGTATTTAATGTAGATGCCAATACTTGCGTTGCTCGTAATGCTAATCGCACTGGGCGCGCCAATGTCCCAGAAAATGTTATTCGTAATATGTGCCGTGATTTTCGCGCGCCAACTAAGGATGAAGATGAACGGGTAATTGATATTATTGAGGTAGGTGATGATAAATGAGTGAGATTTTCTTTACAAGTGATACTCACTTTTGTTAGCCATAATAAAGAATTTCTTTATAAGCCGCGTGGCTTCTCTTCAATAGAAGAGATGAACGAAGCTATTGTAGAAAGATGGAATTGTGTGGTGCCAAAGGAATGTGGTGTAATTATTTATCATCTTGGCGATATGGCACTATCAGATACTGAAGCCGCAATTCCTTATATTAAGCGTCTAAATGGAGAAATCCGTTGGATTCGTGGAAATCATTGCTCAGATGCTCGTGTAGATCAAATTCTTGCGGCTTGCCCCAATGTTCAGCTTATTAGTCAAAATAAGGATAATGCTTGGGCATATATATTGAAAGACGGGAAGTGGCGTTTTTATCTTAGCCATTATCCTACTAAAGTTGCTAATTATGATGATACTCCAAAACATAAAACCTGGTGTCTTTGCGGGCATACGCATACTCAAGATAGATGGAAAGACCTTACAGATAGTTGTTATCATGTAGAAATGGACGCTCATGATTGTTATCCAATTTCTCTCGAACAAATTAAAGCTGAAATTAAAGCATTAAATATTTGACTTAAAATAAAATTTCTGGTATAATTATTATGAAAGATGAAACAGTATGGGATTATTCTGATTGCCAAATCGGACACCCATGTATAAATTGTATAAAAGAATGTACCTTCCGACTTGACAAAGTTGTAGATGAAAAGGAGAAAAAAGATGAACGAATTACTGAAAAATCTGAAAAAAGAATCTAATTACCGTTATACTGAAAATGGCGCTCTTACTCATAAGACCACCTTTAATAAGGTGCTTGATATGTTTGGTATGGGTGGCGCGATGCGTAATCGCTCTGAGGATGACATTATTACAATGTTTAAGGGCGCTTATGAAGAAGAGCCCACGTTGGCTCTTCGCTGTTTGTTCTACCTGCGGGACGTGCGTGGAGGTCAAGGAGAACGGCGCTTCTTCCGTATCATCCTCCATTGGATGGGCAACTATATGACTGATGAGGTTGAACACCTTATTCCTATGATTAGTGAATATGGCCGCTGGGATGATCTCTTTGAACTCTTCGGCACTAAGTGTGAGCCTGCGATGCTTGGATATATTCACTATACCATCTCTAAGAACGAAGACCATCTTATTTATAAATGGCTTCCTTCTATCAACGCCTCCTCTCGCACTACTAAATCTCGTGGTCGCAAGATTGCCACCGAATTTAATATAACTGAACGCGAGTATCGTAAGATGTTGACTGAAGGCCGCAAGGCTTGTAATCTGGTCGAATCTCTGATGAGTCAGAATCATTGGGATCAGATTGCCTTTGATAAGTTGCCTTCCCGCGCGGGCCTTCTGTATAAGAGAGCATTTATGCGCCGTGAGGAAACTAAGGCACGGTATGCCGATTTTATGAGCAATGAAAAGACCAAGGTCAATGCTTCGGTACTTAACCCTGTAGAAATTGCTCATCAGATCTTCAACTATAACAGTTGGAATCGTCCGAGCGATACCGAGCGCAGCGCTTGGCAGAAATACTGGGACAACTTGAAGGACTATTATAATGGCCGTGAAGAACCCGGTATTGCTGTCGTAGATGTTAGTGGCAGTATGTATGGTCAGCCTATTGAAGCCGCAGTCTCCATGGGCGCATATATTGCCGAACGTGGTAAAGGCCCTTTCCAGAATCATTTCATTACGTTCAGCAGCAACCCTGAACTTGTAGAGTTTAGTGGTGTGGACGTGTATGATAAGTTTATGCGCGCGAGATCGGCTGAATGGGGCGGAAGCACTAATATCGAAGCCGTTTTCAATTTGCTTCTTGATACTGCTCGTCGGAATCATGTATCAAAAGAAGATATGCCCAAGACTCTTTATATCTTCAGTGATATGGAGTTCAATGGATGTATCACTAGTGGGCCCGTATCTTACGATCGTTGGGCTTCTTCTGGCCGTCCTCTTAGTGAGTGTCAGATCAATACGGTCATTGAAGAACAGGCTCGTAAATGGCGGCAGTATGGTTATCAGATTCCTCGTGTGGTATTCTGGAATCTTGATGCTCGTCATGATAATATCCCTGCTATCGGAGATGGATTCTCCTATGTAAGTGGATTCTCCATGAACATGGTAGAATGTATTCTCTCTGGCAAAGATGGATATGACCTTTGTCTAGAAAAACTGAATAGTGAACGCTATCAGCCAATCTCTAGTGCCCATAAATAATCTATCATCTCCTATAATGAAAAAGTCAAGTTTAAATACTTGACTTTTTTCATTTTTTCTGTTATAATTATAGTATAAGGAGTGATAGTATGACAAATACTTATGGTTATAATAGAAAATCTCGTGAAGAAGATGAGGCGATCTTTAAGGCAGTAAAGCGTCATCATAATGCTGTCGCGGCAAAAGGTTATCTCGTTGTAATGACTAGTTTGGTAGGAAGCCAGAATTATGATCTTGATAATGATAATAGTGATATTGATACTTTTAGTTTTATTTATCCGCCTTTAAGCGATCTTTCCTTGGCGCGAGAACCATATGCGGGAATGTTTGAACTAAAAGATGGTCATTGTGAAATAAAAGATATAAGGTTAGCATTTAATCTATTACGTAAAACCTCGCCAAACAGTGTAGAATATTTTACAAGTAAATATAAAATTTACAATCCAATATTTGAGCCTATTCTAAAAGAATATCTAGAAGATAATATTAGAATATGGAATATGATACATTGTAATTATAATCATATGCTGAGCGCGATAGCTGGTATGGCGCATCAACTAACAAAACGTAATATGCCAGGAGGCAAACGTTTTAGTCATGCACTCAGATTAGATGATATGTACTATCACTTTATACATAGTCCAAATGCAAGTGCGGTTTTAGACTTGCGCGCGGGCGGTAATAGAGAGCTGGCTTTTATATCTAAGCACGATAAAGAAAATGAAAATGAATATGATAATCAATGTCAGCAGATTGCGAATAAATTAGATAATTGTAAGGACAATTTTACTTTAAATGAAGAACAATTAAAAATACAACAATATGGGCTATCACTGATTGATAGCCTTCAGTGGAAATTATTTAAAAAATATTTGGAGGAAGTTAATAAATAATGGCACTAGATATTTATGCTGGAAAGCATGTACTGTATAAAAACGGTAATAGCGGATGGCTTGTTGGTACTCTTCAAGAAACAAAAGCCGCTGAAGTAAATGAGCAGGGAGTATGGCTACCCGTAGTACCAAAAGGCATGAGTGCTGAAGAAGAAATTCATTGGGCAGAAATCAATAATATCTTTCTTGAAGCATTTCCTCTGGATGATTGGGTTAAAGATTATCCTAAATATTATATGACAAAGAAAGAGTATATTGCTTTTACAGAAAATGAAGATTTTGAGCGCGCGCGAGAAACCGCATATTTTACTGACGGAGAATATGTCTATTATCCAGTAAGTAAGTTTAGTAAAAGTTGGATTGAAAAGCAACCATTTGAATATGTTGTAAGGAGCGATTAAATGATAAAATTATCTTTACCTGGCTTTTATGTACATTTTAAATTCGTTAAAATGTTTCTCGTATTTTATAATGAACATCCAGAATACTTTTATAAAGATAGAATAATTGATAGTTTTTATGATGCCGATCCTAATGTTTTATGGCGTGGAGGCAGGACTCCTCGTATAAATGAATATATATCTATGGATGAAATTCTAAATGAATTTAATCAATATCCTAATATTAAACTACGTCATACATTTACGAATTGTATGTTAACAGAACAGTTAATAAATGATTATTTTTGTAATTCCTTTGTGGAAAACTTCATTCGTCCTCAAGACGAAGTTATTTTAAATAATCCATTATTAATTAAACATTTTAAAACTAATTATCCTCAAATTCCAATTATTTATAGTACTACTTTAGGAATCACTGATATCTCGCGTATAAATGAAATAACTGAAAAAAATATTTATGTTCTCAATTATAATTATAATAATGATAATAAATATATTCAACAATTAAAAAATAAAAAGAATGTAGAAATTTTATGTGCTGAACCGTGCGTAATAAATTGCCCTTATCGTTATAAACACTATCAATTAATTAGTGAAGATGTATTATCTTTACGGCCAACTGAAGATTATAATTGTCCTTTTAATATGGAATCTAAACCATTTATTGATATTATGAGTTTACCTCATGCAATTACTAATAATCGTTTAAAAGAATTAGAACAGCGTGGTTTTCAATATTTTAAAATATCCGGTAGAACTAACCCAATCCCAAGATGGCTAGAAACTTTAGTATATTATTTAATATTACCAGAATATAAAGAGTATGTTCGTCAACTCTTATTAGATGACTGGTGGTGATTATATCAACTACTTGATAAATGTCAAGTAGTTGATTTTTTTTTAAAATTCTGATATAATATAAGTGTAAAAGAGAGGAGGATAGATATGCCAGTAGCTAAAACCTATGAAAAAATGGCACAGCAGGGAGAACCGTTTAAAGAAAATGGTCGTATGTATGTAAATGTTCTCGCGCCAAAAGGCATTAAGAAAGTACGTTGGTATACAGAAGTAGAATATAAGCGTATGTATCCGGACGCCGTGGTTGAACATACTTCATCTACATTTAATGCTCGTCATGCCTTTGGTTTTGATGAAAAAGGCTATATCCTTCTTTATAAAGGAAGAAATGTAGAAGAATGGGCTGAGAATGATAGGACAAATATTTGGTTTAATCTTATATTTGGATATTATACTCCCAGTAAATTTGAATGTCCAAAATTAACTGATGGCATTGAGTCGGTTGTATTAAATTGGGACGATGTTGCTGCGAATGATATTAGTATTAAATCCGACGATGAGGTAAAGAAAATCGTCGCCGCGATGTTAAATGATGAAAATAGTAGTAATTTTCAAGGCAATGTAAATGATTGGCTTCAAAAATTGGTTGTCGTAAAAGATAAGAAAAGCAAAGAAAGTCATTTTGGAACCAAACATACATATACATTAGAAGATAATGAAGGTAATATGTATATGTGGGAAACCGGGGCAAAAGATTACTCTATTGAGCAGGAAGTTTCCCTTAAAATGAAGGTTAAAGACCATAAGGAAATCAATAATACAAAAATAACTATAGTGTGGTATTGTAAGGAGTGTTAATATGAATTTAACGTGGGATAGACGGTACGATAAATGGGAGCAGCATATTAAAGATAGAGAGCGTTGTAATACATGTATGTATGACGCACCTGAAGGAGAACTATGTTGTAAGCACCAGTGCGGTGAGTATAGTTTTTGTACAAATTGTAAAGCTAAATGTCGTGCTGGCAAAAAGTTATGTGAGAAGTGATACTAATGAAAATATTAAATCAACGTTATTACGGTATGATTGCTAGATGTAATAATTGCGGCGCAATTCTAGGCTATGAGCCTAATGATGTAAATAGCGCACAGAATGTTAAATGCCCGCAATGCGGTTTTACTTTATGGGTACCATTAAATTCTACTTATGATGGAGTTATTAAAGAAAGCGAGGAAAAAGAAAATGATCCTGTGGTTTGAGAATAGTCTGGGCATTCGGCGGCAAATCGCCGATTGTGATACTTGGAATGATGTATCTTATTGTATTGAAAAATTTATTGAACAAGCTAATGAAAATAAGCCAGCTGGCGCCCCAAGATTTAAAAGCTATTATAAGCGTGTCTGGGAGGAAGATGGAATGACGACAATTGATGTTGGCTCTCATACTGAATTTTTTTACTGGGAGGGTAAGTATGCTGAAAACAGTTAATTTTAATGATGATGCTCATAAATATATTGCACAACTTGAAGCAAAAAATGAAAGACTTCAACGTGAGGTAAATTCATTAGAAAATGCTTGCCGTATGCTAAATTATGAAAACGAACAGGCAAAAAAAGATAAACTGCTGGCAGATGCAATAAGAACTATTATAAAAGAATGGAAAATATAGTGAGGATTTGTGATAATGAGCAATGAATATAAAGATTGGATTTGGGATACTATTCAAGAAGTTGTTTTTGATCGTAATTTAATAGATAAAATCACTAAGATTTATCCTATTCCAGATAAAGGCGAACCTTATTATATAGAAGGTTTAAAAAATCTTCAGCAAGTAAAATATTATGTATATTATCTACCAGAAGAAGGATGGCTCTGTGAGCGCCGGGAGTTAGATTAATACATATGTTAAAGTTGATAGTGTATAATTTTTTGACATTTGGTAAAAATTCTGATATAATATTAGTGTAAAGAGAAAGGAGTGAATTAATATGTTGAATGCTAATTCTGAGCGCGAACTCGCCTATGTTGTATTGATTGACGGTATTGAGCCTATTCCTGGCTATGATCGTGTAGAGCACGCAATTGTTGGTGGTTGGCGTGTAATCGTTCAAAAAGGCCAGTTTAAGGTAGGCGACCCCGCTATTTACTTTGAAATTGATTCTCGTGTACCTTCTAAGGAGTGCTTTGCTTTTCTTGAAAAGCGGCATTATAAAGTTAAGACTTTGAAGATGTGTAAGACTTTGTCGCAGGGCTTGCTAATGCACGCTTCTGACTTTGGTTGGACTATTGGTAATGTTGAACCTGAAACTCCATATATTATGGATGATGAACGCATACCTCATTATGTAAATGATGAATCTCGCTTCCTCACCAAGAAACTTGGCGTAACCTATGTCGATGATGAAGATAATTCTCGTAAGGCTCCTTCAGTAGATAAATACAAGAAGATGGAGATGCGACATCGCAAGCTGTTTAAGAATCCTGTAATTCATTGGTTTATGCGTTATAAGTTTGGTCGCAAAGTAATGTTTTTCTTCTTTGGTAAGAAGAAAGATAAGAAAAATGGTTGGCCTTCTTGGGTCCAAAAGACAGACGAAGAAAGAGTACAGAATATGCCTTGGATTCTTAATAGCACCGATAAGTGGATTGCTACTGAGAAAATTGACGGCACTTCTACTACTTTCACCATGAAGCGTGGCAAATTCGGACGTAAGTCTTTCTATGTCTGCTCTCGTAATGTATGCTTCGGTGAAGAAGATAAACCTTGCTACTACGATACGAATGTATATTGGGAAATGGCTAAGAAATACGATATTTACAACGTGCTTTCTGCTATGCTTGATGCTCATCCTCATGATGAATGGATTACTCTTCAGGGTGAAACCTATGGTGCAGGTGTACAGCGGCGTGAATATTCTCTTGATGGTCATGATTTTGCGGCTTTTAACTTGATTTTCTCTTCTCGTGGACGTGTTGGAACTGTAGAAATGATTACTATTTTGAGTGAATATAATGTACCATGCGTACCTGTAGTAAAAGCAAATATGACCTTTACAGATAGATTTGCAACTGTAGAAGATATGCTTCTCTGGGCTGAAGGCAATTCTCAAGTAGATGGACTTCCGCGTGAAGGAATTGTATTCCGTACTCTCGACGGACAGAAATCTTTCAAAGCAGTAAGTAATAGTTTCCTACTTAAATATCATGGGTGAGAATATGACAAGAATACCTAAACAAGAAGTTCTTAATGGCTTACGCATCGAACGCGAATGCGTAAGCCGCGATTGTGATAGAGATTGTGCCAATTGTGATATTGTACAAGAACGCGATTGGCTTCTATTAGTATATGACAATGCTATTAGAATGTTGGAGGAATTATGTTTGGACTAACTCTTAATGAGTTTAAAATCGTTGCAAGTATTATTTTGATTATTATCTATACCACTGCGGTGATTATTAAATGGAGGAATAAATAATGAAAAAGAATTGGAAACTTATTATACTAATTGTTATGTTACTTACTACGGTAATTCTTCTATCGAGCTGTACAGAACATAAAACCGGTAATCGTATTACTGGCGGAAAAGATGTTCAAACATTTACTTATGCCTATGTTGTACTCGATGGACAAGAAATTGTCAAAGGTGCCATTACGCAATGGCGCGATTATGATGATAGCGATGTCGTACAGGTGCTTATAAATGGTAAGTATTATTTGACGCACTATTCAAATGTTGTAATGATTGCTGACCCAGAACAAGGTGCACTTAATTATGGTGACGTAAGTTGGCAAGGAGTGAAAGAATAATGAGACTCTGGCATACATCCCTAATTTCTGCTTTACCGCGCGAGCAACTTGTGGCGCAATGGAGAGAATTAAGTGCCATAGCAGGGAAAATTCAGCTTAATGGAACTCCTAATCACGTACTAGTTAATTTTGTTACTGATTATGACTTTGACCACTTTATTTCCTATGCCTATTATATCAGACAGGAAATGACCGCGCGAAAATATCGAACAATGAATAGCGTTTGGGAAAAAATTGTTTCGCTTAAACCAGATTGGACTCTTTTACCGCTAGAAGAAGTATATAAAAATAAAATGAATGACTTCTATCTAACAGTATGTTATTACAATCTATATGAAAAATATGATTGCGGTATGTTTGACAACTTTGATGAAATTGAATCTATATATAGAAAGGTGATTTATAATGAGTAATGAGGCACGGCGGTTGCGGTATCTATACCGTATCAATCTAATGGAACAGCGGGATGCTGAGGGCAATAAGCATTTGATTGCTAAGCTAAAACGCAGACTGCGTAAACTTGAGGCCGAATGAACGGCCTTTTTTATTTGACTTTTTTATTAAATTATATTATAATTTTTATGAGGTGAGAAAAAGATGAAGTATGAATATGATCCTAATGATGCTTTATGGGATGAAGCTTATGAATGGTCCTATCAACGCGCAAGAGAAGAAGGCGATGTAGATTTAGACTATGATGAGGATTTGATCGCCGCTTGGGCCGATGAATATTATGACTATTTAATACATAGAAAGGATGATTATAATGCATGATATTTTTTATTTTACAGATGTACATGGGATGTATGATTTATATAAAGCGGCAATTGATTATTGCTTAGAACAAGACCCAGAATGTATGATTCTATACGGCGGTGATGCGTGCGACCGCGGGCCTGATGGATATAAAATTATGAAAGAACTACTGACACATCCGCAAGTAAATTATTTAAAGGGAAATCATGAAGATATGTTCGTTTGTGCTGCGCAAGCTATTCAAAAAGATTATAAAGGCTCATTTGATGAACAGCATATTTCTGATTATTTATATTATAGCCAACTATCAGAGAGTGGAGAATATAGCATTAAAAATCATTTATACAATGGCGGATATCAACTATTACATGATTGGATGCTGGATGGTATGCCACAAGATTTTGTAGAGAAAATTAATAATTTACCTATTACATTTTCATATGGAAATATGGACTTTTGTCACGCAGGAGGAAGATATAAAGAATTTTTATCCGCCCAGAGCGCAGAGTATGAAAATGTTAGGGTGAGTGAAGATGACCAACTTATGCTCTTATGGGATAGAAATTATTTAAGTCAGGGTTGGCGCCAAAATCGTATTTGTATATTTGGACATACGCCTGTAACTTATTTAGCCGCGAAATATTATGGAAAAGATAAGAGTTTAGCGGCTATGAAACCTTGTTCTTATATTGGACAATTAGATGATAAATGGACTGGTAAAAAAATTGATATGGATACCGGCGCATTTGTAAGTGGAAAATTATATGTACTTAATTGTTTAACTTTAAAAGCGCAAGGAATTATTGATAAAGATATTAATAACGAGAAAGTGAATAAGCATACAATTGAAAAAATTGAAGTGATTCAACTCTAATAAAAATACATATCTTTAAGGAGAAAGCCACTCTTATTTGAGTGGTTTATTTATTATATGGAGGTGAAATCATGGCGATTAATAAAGACTTGTATAAAGGCACATTTAAAAAATATAAAAATTTAATGTTTTATGATGGTCATGAAGTAGATTATTTTTACTTTTTATCTCTATTAACTTATACAGATAATGATCCAGATTATAATTCACTAGCTAACGAAATTGTTATGCAGGGCGCCGCAGCATTAGCTAAGCCGCCATTATTCAGAGAAACTAATAGTAGCGAGATGCCAGCTTTAATGCAATTGCAAAAAGCTTTAGAATTTTTATAGAAAGCGGTATAGTATGAGCGTACAAACGAAATTCAATATTTTAAATAGAAATTTGCCATCTTAAAAGATAGTTTTTCTGCTGAAGAAATGAAAGAAATTAAAGAAATTACACAGTTAGAAAAATTATTCGCAGACGGCGGAAAAGGCAAATTCGATTATAATTATATGATAGTATTAATTAATATATTAGAATAGGGTTTAAAGTAGACAAAAACAGTAGCACAATATGAAGAGAATCGCATTACAACTATTGCATAGTAGATGGCAAAAATTAAACAATCACGTAGAAAATAGCTAGATGGATTATGGAAAAAACAAAATGGCTTAGGAAAAAATGATACTATTAATTAGAATGATCCTAAATATATCGAATATATTAAAAAAGCCAATAAAAAATTTCATCGAAATATTGAAGTTTCATATGTAACACACGGTAATTTATCTTCTCCTCTTGATGATAAAAAACGTAAACGTATTTGGGGTGCAAAAAAATATTTAGCAGATATTCCAAAAACAGTAGATGTTAAAGTAGGAGAGTGGATTACATCGCATATTCAAGAAATTTTTGAATCAGAAATATATATGAAACAATTTGAAGAATTAGCTTCAGAATATTTATCCACTGGAAAAGCAAACACTTCTACTGTTCGAGAAATGCTAGTAAAATCAATAATCAATGACGGTGTAAAACATACGGTTGAAATTCTTGAAGGGGCTTATAAAGAGTTACCAACAGATGAATTTATTAAAACATTAGAAGAACAAATTCAAGAAACACGCGAATATAAAATTTCTGGCTATTATTCTAATTTTGGACAATATGGTCGTCATTTAGATTTTTTTGACTCTAAAACATTAAAAAATGGACAAGAAGTCGCGGATGGTCTATATGATGCATATAGTAATTTAATTAAAGAATTAACTAAGACAAACCATAAACGAACTAAAGAAGAAACACAGCTCATGGCCGCTGTCAAATAGCGTGGACATTTACAAACATACACTCGTATGATTTCTTTAATTAATAAATTAGAGTCCGCAGAAAGAAAATGGGATAAGTGGCAACAAGATATTGCCTCAGGTCGCAGAAAGCAAGATAAAATGACACAAATTAATTTAGGATCAGACGGATATGGTGGAGACGTAATTGTACAAGTAAAAATTACTGCTAAGGGTGTAGAATTTCTAGGAGAATATGAATCACAAGATAGCGGGCAAGTATTAAACAGTGCATTGAATAGAACCTCTTTAATGAGAAAGGTTGGCAACGGTAGAACAAAGGCTACTACAATTAAAGGAGCTGTTACAGGATTAAAAACAAAAATGAGTCATAGTTTAAGAAATGATTTATCAACTTCTATCGCATTTATCATGGCAAATCCTAAAAATAATAGAACATATGAGCAAGTTACAACTGCATTTGAAAAAGCCTTAACAGGATTAAAACTATCCGTAGGCGGCCCAAAATTATCAGAAATCGCTCCGGGTATATTATAGGCAACAATACAAGGTACATTAGACGTACATCATCCAGGCTCAATAAATAGACGTAATGATATGATTACGATTACACTTCAATATAATAATATTCATTTAGAATCAACATTAACAGAGATTATGAATCTACGCGCAGAAGAATTGGTAGATAGATTAGATCCAGAAATAGCAAATATATAGAAAAACTATATTACAGATTTTGAACACAAGTTTTATCAAAAAATGAGTAAACTTAAAAGTACTGATGCAAACTATAATAGTTTAGCAGAAAATGAAAAAATCTGGTTTGAATACTATCAAGAATAGTAGAAACGTTTAAAAGATATTTAGGAATTAGGAACCGAACTTGATAGTGAATGGGGTCAATATGTAGAAAATGCTAGAAAAGAAGGGCGATCTGAAGAAGAAATTAATGCACAGAGAATAACCATTTTAGAATCATTAAAAGATAGTTTCTTCATCTCTGATACTATGAAAACATACAATTAGTATCAAAATAATTTAGGCTTTGGTGGCGCAAGTTTAGGAGCAAGCGTAGAAGCGCAACTTGCTAATTTAAATACATTATTTACAAAAGCCGGATGTCCCATTTAGGACTCGGATTTATTATGGTTACGCAGTGCTATAATCAATTGTTCTCCTGTTAGCATCGTTGGTGAAAAAAATAAAAACATAATAGAAAATTATTTAAGTTCTATGGCGGCATTAGCAATGTTTGATGAAGGCAGTGCTGAGGCTCAAATTATTGATGATTTAAACAAAAAAGTAGAGGAGCGAGTAAAGACTAGCCCAAATATTTTACATTTATACCGAGTAAATGGTATTTTTGTGCCAGGATCCGTTGTATTGTCGCGTACGATAGAAGAATTATCTAAATGTTTAGATGCTGGTACGCGCTCTTTAGATATGACGTTATCCAAACGTGGTGCTGGCGTTACAATTATTAATACGATGAATGAAGGATTAATTCCTAACAGGTCTACTACCAGTAAACGTTATCCCGTGGAGGATACGGATCCATGGGGAACAGTAGCCAGTGCTACTGATTCACATGTAAAATTAAAAATAATGTTTTTAGCTGGTTTATTAGATATAGTAAATGATATGAATAAAATTATGGGTAATATACAAGCACCGTAATTTATTATATTTCTTCCAAAAGGAGGTGATACCAATGTCAAAATTTACTGACTTCTTCATGGGTTTCAAACGTCGCTATGATGCATAGGTCATTCGCAACAAAAATATGGACGATTTTCTAGCAACCGCAAAAGATAACTTCGATAAAATTGGAAAGATGAATACCGCAATAGACAATATCGAAACAAAAGTAGGAACACTCGAATCCAAAGTTGATAACCTACAAACTAATATGACCGCTATGAGCGAACATTTGGAAGTTATCGGAAGAGGGACTAAAATTGAACTCCTAGAAACGCTACATCGGAGGAAAAAATTATTGACTGAACGAGGATGGAAGACTAAGGAAGAAATGAAAGAAGTCGAAGAACTCTACGAATTATACAATAAAAAACTACAGGGTAATGGTTAGGGCACTGACTATTATAATGAAATATGCGCTCTACCTGAAAGAGAAATTCCAAATAATTGACATTTTGCTTAAATTATTGTATAATATATTTAAGTAAAGGAGGATATTGTATGATACAAGAGAAGAGAAGCAAAGCGCAAATTGCCCAACTTGAAATATATACAGATGGCTCATGTAAAAAGTTAGGAGCCAACGCAACATTTGGCGGCTGGAGCTTCATCGCTCTTCGTGGAGGAGAACGCATTTATGAGGTTGCCGGAAGCGAATATGGGACCACAAACCAGCGTATGGAATTATTGGCGATACGCAATGCCTTAGAGTTCGCGCAAAAGAATCGGCATCCAAATGAAAATGTTATTATTTATAGCGATTCAGCTTATGCTATTAATTGCTATACACAAGAATGGTATACTAATTGGCAACGTAATGGTTGGACCAATTCTAAGGGTGAAGATGTAGCGAATCAAGATCTTTGGATTGAAATAATTCCATATTTTGACAACTTTTGGTATCATTTTTCTAAGGTTAAAGGCCACGGTTCTAATTATTGGAATAATGAATGCGACCGATTGGCTCAAATAGAATCTCAACAACTAAAAGATAATTTTAAAGGAGAAAACAATGGATAATAGTATTTATGAAGTTGAACGTGATGATTATGCTGGTTTTATTGGTCAGCTTAATAAAGAAATGATGGACGTAGAACAGTATTATGAAGAAAATACTACTATTGTTAAAATTAAAAGTAAAAATACTGGCGTCCATTTATGTACTCGAATTATTCCAGAAGATGGAAATGAACATTATTACATTTTTAGTATGCCCGCTGATGATGAGCGAGTCGCGCCAAAACCAATACTAAAAGTAACACTTAATGATAGAGAAGAAGTTCAAGCTTTCTTCAATGCTTTAAGTCAAATACAATCGGAGGCACATAAAAATGACTGAATTATTTACTAATATTCCTGGCGATACAAAAAATCTTGCTACCACTATTTGGGATCTAGCTTACGCTCAGAAAAACCCAGTAGCTGCAGCAAATTTTTTACACAATGCCACAGAATATTATAGAAATATATTATCTGATGAAGAGATAGAATTTCTCCAGTTCTATTTCAATTTACAGATGGAGATGATGAATGATGAATAATACAATAATTATTAGCGGCAAAGCAGGTAGTGGAAAAGATACAGTAGCTCAATTTATGAAAGAAGAATTAGAAAAGCGTGGCAAGCGCGTACTAGTAATCCATTATGGAGACGCGGTTAAATGGGTTCTTCGAGAATTCTTTAATTGGGATGGACAAAAAGATGCGGTAGGTCGCACGCTATTACAGCGTATTGGAACAGATGTAGTTCGCGCGCAATTTCCTAATTTTTGGACAGGAATAGTTGTCGGATTACTTAAAGCCTTTGAGCCATATAGTGACTTTGATATCGCATTAGTACCAGATGCTCGCTTTCCTAACGAAGTAGATATAGCATTAGACACATTACAAAATTGCGTAGCGGTACGAATTGATCGTAGAAATGCTGACGGAAGTGAGTGGATTAACCCTAAATTAACTGATGAACAGCGGCAGCATCCTAGTGAAACTTCATTAGATTGCTATGCTTTTGATTATGTAATTCATAATGATGAAGGTCTTAATACACTTGAAGAAAGTGCTCAATCTATACTAAAAGATCTAAAATTGATTTAAGGAGAAAATATGATTAATTATTTTACTAGTGAACCAATGAAGTATTTTGCTCCACCTTCTACTATGAGTGCGGAGGTAAGACGTGCCAAATTAGAACAAATGGTAGATAGTGGTAATTATCTTTTTGGATTAAAAACAGACGGGAATTGGTCTCGTGCTGTAATTACACCTGAGCGTCAAGCATTACAGACTCGTGGTATTTCCACTGTTACTAAAACTTATGGAGAAATACAGGATAAAGTATTTTTCTGGGATGAAGTTTGTAGCGCTTTTAAAGACACCACAGTTATTCTTGGAGAAGTATATTTACCGGGCGCGATTGATAAAGACGTAGGTTCTATCTTACGTTGCTTAACTCCCAAAGCAATAGCACGACAGAAAAATAATCCATTAAAATGGCGTATATTTGATGTCCTTGCTTTGGATGGAGAAGATTATATGAACGTTAGCTTTGAAGAACGCATTCAATTGATACCAACGGTAGTAAAACGTATTAATTCTTCCCTCGTAGAAGGCGTAACATATTATGAAATGGATGATACATTTTTTGATAAAATGGGCGAGATTTTCGCAACGGGTGGAGAAGGCGCAGTATGCTATCGAAAAGATTCGATATATATTCCCGGGAAGCGCGGTCCGCACGCATGGGATACCTGTAAAGTAAAACAGGAAATTGCCTCAGAAATTGATGCCTTTATTATGAGTACAGTCCCTGGCGAAAAACTATATAATGGTAAAGATTTACCTACATGGCAATTATGGGAAAATCACCGCACCGGAGAAAAGGTTGTTGGTACATATTTTGGAGAGTATCAACTTGGCGGTTCATATATCCCTGTATCAAAAAATTACTTTAATAATTGGCCCGCCGCGATTCAGGTCGGCGTTTATGATAGAAATGGAAATGAAGTACCATTGTGTAAAGTATCAGGATTAACAGAAGAATTTAAGACTTCTTTACGCGATGATCCTAATAGATGGATTGGTTGTCCTGTTACTATTGGTGGCATGATGGTTTCATCAGCTAAGGCAGATTCAGAAGGAAATGGTATCTCTATTCGCCATCCGCTTTTGAAACGAATTAGAGAGGGCGATTTACTAAAAGAAGATTGTACTTTAGCGAAAATATTTAATGAGGCGTAATTGCCGAAGGAGGTTTGTATGGATTTAGATGAACTATTTAATACTATGCAAACATATGGATTTGATCCTATGATTTATCAATATTTTAATCAACTAATGAATCATAGGACTATCATATTTAATTGTGATGTATAGGAAGATATTATAGAGAAGGTATATATTCCTCTGAGAGAATTTGAAAATGATGATTCCAATGAACCAGTTACTATTATTATGAATAGTAGCGGCGGCTCTGTTTCTGATGGTTTCTTTCTTGCTCATTACATTTCTCAGTATTCTAAACCACTAAATATTATCGTGCCTGGGTATGCTTGTTCAATGGCAGCTGTAATATTAGCTGGCGGCGGTAAAAATGAAAATGTAATTAGGAGTTGTTTTCCCTGTTCTTATGCTTTAATTCATGATGGCTACGTGGCGTTATCGGCACAAGAAACAAAAACTGCGAATGATATCATGGCATTTAATGATAATATTGATAAACAAATTAGGCAGTTTTTTATTGATAATACCAATATTACAGAGGAAGAATATGATTCTCATAGTCGTCGTCAATGGTTTTTAAATGCGCAGCAAATGTTAGATACAGGACTAATTGACAAAGTTTATGGGAAAACTAAGGAGTGAGATTATGATTACTCGTTGGGCTGATACATCAGCCTTATTACATTAGGACGGCCTAATTAATCCATAGGCTGATTTAACAATAAGTACAATTACAATAAAAGAATTAGAGCATATTAAAAACGGTAATGATGATAGGGTTAAGTTTAAAGCGCGTGAAGCTGTACGATCAATTTTAACTTCTAATAAGTTTAATGTGGTATTATCAGATAATAAAAAAATTGATAAAATGCTTAAAAAATATTCATTTTTAAGCGACATACCAGACCATCGTATTCTTTGCGCCGCAGAAATCGAAGCTATTGAATAGAATAAAAATATTATATTCTTAACCAGCGATGCTTTATAGTATCTATTTGCTATGCATATGCCGCACCTTGAAGCAGTATATCCAATGGGTACTGAATTGATTGAGAAATACGAAGACGAGTGGGCTGGTTGGGGTAAATATTATCCAACAGAAAAAGACATGGCTTTACTTTATGCCGATCCAAAAATCAATAGTTTAAGATGCAAAACAAATGAATTTGCTGAAATATATGATGGTAGTCAATTAAAGGATTTAGTGTTTTGGACTGGACAAGAATATAGACCTTTAAAATATAAAGAAATTAAAAGTGATTTCTTAGGCCAAACTATTCGTCCATTAAACATTGAATAGAAAATGGCTTTTGACCTTTTACAAAATCCTAATATTCCAGTAAAACTTCTAACTGGTGTCCCTGGCAGCGGAAAAGATTTTCTAATGTTTTTACACGCTTGGGATCTAGTATAGAAAGGTAAAAAAGATAAAATTATTTTTATTCGTAATCTAGTGCCATTCAAAGATGCGCCCGAAATTGGATTCCTTGAAGGATCCTTACAAAAGAAAATTGAATGGGGTCTTGGCCCTATCGCTAGCATATTAGGTGAAGAAGGCTTAAAAATGGCAGAAGATGCTGGGCAAATTGAAGCAGTTAATTTAGGTTTTATTCGCGGAATGAGCTGGGATAATGTAATTTTATATGTTTCAGAAGGACAAAATATTACTGGTGGTGGCTATAAATTATTAGTTAGCCGCTGTGGAAAAGGAACAGAATTGTGGATTAATGGTGATACATTACAAACAGATGGCAAAAAATTTGAAAGTAATAATGGTATTGAACGTATGTTAAGAGCATGGAGTGGAAATAAATTATTTGGCACTGTAAAAATGTTAAAAACGGAGCGTTCGGTCGTGGCCGAATTAGCTTCGTCTTTATAAGTGGGCGAATGCCCTCGGACCGTTACCATTTGGGACAATTCAATAGAATTGTCCCTCTTTTTTTATTTGACTTTTTTCTAAATTCATGATATAATAAAGAAAAATGGAGGAATAAAAATGGATTATAAGTATTTTACTACATTCTGGTCTGACTTCAGTATTGCTGAACACTTTGGTAAAACCGCGATTGAAGACACAGCTAAGCGAGCATATGAAGAGTGGAAAGATGATGTACCATACCTAACTGAATTGGTAATGGTTATCAATCACAAATGCTGGGATCATTATCGCAATGGCAATAATACGTTATCTAGTCTTTATGGTGATATGTATTATGAATATTATGATAAAGCTATTGATTACTTAGATAAGAATGGTAGTAAAGATCAAATAAGCTATTTTATTCAGACATTAGATTAAGGAGAAAAGATATGGAGAACTTTTATGACAAACTAATTGATGAATACTTTAATCGTCACCCAGATGCAGGACTCGCTTGGTGGATGCTACCACTTGAACAGCAACCTGAAGGTTTCAAGCAAGAAATGTATGATATTCTTTGGGATTTGACGCATAAGGAGGATAAGGATGAATAAAAAACCACTTGGATATTTAGGTGGAGACATCATGACACACGGCTCTAATCTTGCTCGACAAGAAGAATATGACAAATTTAAAGAGGCTCATATTCCAGGAGAAGTATATAGCCCAGTTCAGAACAAATCTATTAATGACAAATCTAATATGACAGAAGAGGAGAATAATCATTTAGCAGAAAAGATTGTTGCCGCCGATGTAGAACGTTTATGGAATAGTGATTATACTGTTCTATGCCCTGAACAGAGCGCTATTGGTACAATGTGTGAAATGGGCATTCTTTATGGATGGAAGTATATGGCAGACAAACTATTAAAAATACTAGAACAAGCTGAAAAAGAGAATTGGACAACTGAAGATTATGAATTTAAGTTGGAACAAGAAATTAAGCGTATAGTAAATAAAAAGAATTATGCCCATTATTTTGATATTCGTACAAATCATCTAAATGAAAAAGATTGGCGCCGTAGTTTTTCTATTAATCAATTTCTTTATGGAATTATTCTCGCGGCAACTGCTGACGGAACATTACATAATTCCTTTGATGAAATTCTTCCTCTTCTACAGAAAGAATATATTAAAGAAGAACAACTAACATTTGAAACAGATTGGAGGTAATAATATGACACTAAATGATAAAGTTAAGGTTGGAGATGCAACCACTAGTACAAGTACATCTACTACCACTTCTCAATGGTAGACTTATAATCCTTATAAAGCAGAGAAGGGCTGGGAATGCCCACGCTGTGGCCGCATTAACGCACCTTGGGTAAGACAATGTGATTGTTCTAGAAGTTATGAAAAATGGGATATTACTTGGAACAAAGATGATTATACAAAACCCTGGTGGTATGATTATAAAGTTACTTGTAATGGAACTCCTATATAGACACAAACGGAATCTACTGTATATCAAGTTGACGGTAGCAATTGTAAAGATTCAGTTACTGGGACTTGGGTAAATGTTCCAAAAACTTATACTAATTCAGTAAAGGGGTAAATATTATGTTATATGGAATTAATGATAAACTTCCTGCAAAACGACTATTCGTGGCTGCGATGCAACAGGTTATTGCTTGCTTTGTAGCTACAGTACTAATTCCACAGATTTGTGGAGTACCCATCGCACCAGCTATGTTAGGCGCTGCTTTAGGCACATTGTTATATCAGCTATTTACTAAAGGCCAATCGCCAATGTTTATTAGCTCCTCTGGTGCCTTTGTCGCGGCAGTACTTGGCGCCTTAGCACTTGGAACTGCACCTAATTATCTTGCAGTATTTATTGGTGGTCTAATTGTATGTCTTGTATATTTTGCTGTAGGCTTAGCAATTAATCACTTTGGTACCGCTTGGATTAATAAAGTATTACCACCAGTAGTAATCGGTCCTATTGTTGCTGTTATTGGCCTTAATTTGGCGACCTTCATTCCTACGTACTTTCAGATTAATGGACAGTATAGCCTAATTGGATTTGGACTAGGTATGCTAACACTAATTATTACAGCTTTAATTTCTCACTATGGAAAGGGATTTATTAAGAATCTACCTTTCCTTGTGGCTATTCTTATTGTATATGCTTTCGCAGCCTTGCTAACAGTATGCGGAGTTAAAATTATTGACTTCAGTGTATTTAATGGAGTAAAACTATTCCAGCTACCGGACTTTGCTTTCCTACATTTTAGTACTTGGGATTGGGGCTATCTGCCGCAAATTCTTCTACTGTTCCTACCGTTAAGTCTTGTTACGATTTGTGAGCATACGTCAGACCATAAGGCATTAAGTGCTGTAATCGGAACTGATTTAACACAAAAACCCGGTCTCGGACATACTCTCATGGGTGATGGTGCGGCTACAGCTCTTGGCACTCTAATTGGTGCGACCCCGAACACCAGTTACGGGGAGTCTGTTGGTACCACAGGTTTTAGTAAGATTTGTTCTAAATATGTAATTACATTAGCTGCAATCATTATGGGTATTGCCGCATTTATTGGTCCTCTTCAAGCATTCCTTGTAAGTATTCCCAGTGCAATTTTTGGTGGTTGTGCGGCCATTCTCTATGGTTACATTACCCTATCTGGTATTCGTACTATAAAGGATAGTAATATCGACCTTAATGATAATAAGAATGTTACTATTATCGCGGCTGTATTAACACTTGGTGTTTCCGGCGCGGTTTGTAACTTTGGAGTAGTAAGTATTGGAACTACAGCACTTGCTATGCTGGTAGGTATTGTGCTCAACCTAATTCTAAAGGAGAAAAATAATGGAGAGAGGATTGAGAGCAAAAACTAATATTATTGAAGATACATCTACAATAGATATTAAAGATCTATTCGATAAATTAGGAATTGAAATAAAAGATGAAACTACTAAAGTTCTTACCAAATTAAGTGAAGAATGGGATTCTTTTTCACAGGAAGATAAAGATAAACTTATTGATACTATTTGTAAATTACCTAATTAAATTTGAGGAGTTGAAATCTCAACTCCTCATATTTGACAAATGATAAAAATTATATTATAATTTATATAGAAAATAGAAAGGAAATAAAATGATGCATAAATCGGAATATGAAATTATGCGGCCAATAAGTCCATTGCAACGCTTATATAATATTGAAAAAACTTTATTTCCAGATATAGAAAAAATAAAAAGCAATATAGATGATTTTGAAGAAATACTTGTTGAGATTTATTCAGAAAACAGAAAGCGGTGAAGCAATAATGACAGACCATACTCTTAATTTAATTTATGCTATTAAACAAAGTGGTAAATCATGGAATCAAGCAGTTAGTGAATACATGTCTGCATATTCTGGTTCTTCTATTGAGGAATATGATGAATATAGTCTTAATCATATTTTAAGAGCAGCCTATTGTGATTATATATCTACTTGTGATAATCCCGCAATGGAAGTATATAACTTGTTAGAAATGATGGATAGTTATCCAATGTATTCGCGTGCTCATCATTTAGCAAATTGTATGGGAATGGCGCAAGTAAAAGATAAAGGAAAATTTATTAATGGTTTTAGAGAATGTAATAGGAATGCTGTAAACGTACCAACTATGGATAGGAGGTGAAAGAGGATGACCACAGAGGAATTGAAGAAATTTAAAAATGAAGTATTGTCTATAGCTGTTTTGCCTCCTTGGTGTGAAAGCATAGAAACATTAAAAATGTGGGTTGAGGGGTTTGAAGCATGTCAAAGTCAAATTATTGAGATGATTGATTCGAAAATAAAAAATATGGATCAACAACATTGAAAAGACAGTGAAGTGAATGAGTAATATATTAATTTATTTATTATTTTTTATTGCTGGTATTCTTGTCGGCGCGGGTTTAGTAATATTAACTCAATAAATTTGAGGAGTTGAAACTTCAACCCCTCTTATTTGACTTTTGTAAAATGTATATTAGGAGGATCTAAAAATGTTTGAATCAAAAGAAATTCTAGAAGAAATGTTTCCAATTGGATATATTTATAAAGAAGAACAGGTGAATCAGCGCTTTTACTGCGCTGATGACGTAATCCTTGAAAAAATTAAAACTTATTATGGCTCTGAAAATGTAGAATGGATTTCGCCACATCATGTAATGTATAAACATTATGTAGCCCATACAGTAGATGGATACATTTATGATGGAAAATACTGGTATCCTGCTACTAATGATGCCCAAGGATGGCATATAATTCCAAAAGAGCAGTTAAAGTAATAATTTAAGGGAGTCAAGACTCGACTCCTCTTACTTGACTTTTTATAAAAATTATACTATAATATATATAGATAGAAAGGGGATATTTATATGGGAATGGATTTAAGTATCTATGCCGCGCCAAATCATGAAGTTTTTAATCATGATGGATGGTGGGAATCTGATAGCGTTGAAGAAAAATACTATGCTAGACGATATTGGGATTTAGTAAATCATTGTTCTTTTCTTGACAATTATACACCAGGGAGCTTTAAAGAACTAAATAAAAATAATATAGAAGAACTGGTTAAAATTGCCTGTGAATACCGTAATTATTGGTATACATATGATGATGTCCCGAAACTATGTGAATTGCGTGATGAATATGATTCAATTATAGAATCTGGTAAACATTTATACTTAGAGTATAATTACTAATAGCTTATCATTTGATAAGCATTTTTATATATCGGAGGTGTGGGAATATTGATTGAGAAAATTATAGAGCAATATAAAAAGTTTATGGAAGAGCATTATTCCAGTCAAGGTGAAGCCGCGGAAGATTTACATATTAGTCGTTCACATTTAAATAAAATAATTAATCGCCGCGACAATCCTTCGCTTACTTTACTTATGAGAATGGAAGAGGTTATGGAAAATGGCAAATTTAAAAGCATTATCCCTAACCAGTGATATAGATAAGAGTAAGTATGATGAAGGGGTTTATGGATATATTGCGCCAAAAATGTTTCAAAAAATCAATGAAAAAATTCCTGGTAAGAATGGAAATTGCCGTACACTCCTATATTACTTAATTATGCAGAAACAAAATAGCGATTTCAAGCCTGCAGAAGATACTATTTGTAAAGCTTGCGGTTTTACTAGTACTTCTCGTTATAGAGAGGCTCGCGATAAATTATGTGAATGGGGTCTTATTACTCATATTCCATATAAAGAAATTAGAATAAATTATGAAAAGATAATGGAATAAGTGACCGTTGAAAGGACGGACAGCCGCTGAACGGTCACTTAAATTTTACTATATCTATGGTGTCCGTTGAAAGGATGTACAACCGCTCAGCGATACGGAAGTGACCGGTGAACGGTCGTTGAAGTGTCCGTTGAGCGTACACATAACAAATAAAATATAATAAAACAAAATAAGCGTCGATGTGTGCCCTGGCGGGCACACCGCCGCGAAAGGGGCAAATATGAAAAACTTAACGGATAATAACTTTTTAAAAAATCAAACAAAAGAACAACTTATAATTTATCTTCATAATACAGAACTAGAGCTTGAGAGTTTACGTGATCGAATGTATAAAATAACAGGATGCCGTGATTTTGGTAATCTTGATGGAATGAATGGCACCTGTATTGATTGTTCTTATAATGAAAAAGAATTATTTGACAAATGTTGGAATTTTAAATTCAGTAAGGAGAAATAAATGAAAGTAAAAATTAAAATTTCTTACGAATGGGAAGAAGATATGACCGAAGCCTGGGAAGAGTGGAAATCCGATGGTTATTCTATTGAAGAATTTAAAGAAAAAGAAATATGTTATCAAGATACTATTTCACGATTAGATACCGCCGCGGATAATCATATATGTTATGACTATAAAAGAAATTTAGAGGTAAAATGGGATGAGTAAAACAAATTGTTGTAACTGTGGTGCTGCTCTTGATATCTTTGCGCCAAAATGTGAATATTGTGGTACAAAGAATATTAATATGACTGATATCGATTTAGCTTCTGGCGAAGCCGCGAATTTCATTTTCAAATTACCAAATAATATTAGTGTCAATGGTAATATATATATGTCTATGCTTGCTGTGCCAGAACTAAAAACATTAGAAATGACAAGTGAACCAATAAATATATATGGCGGTTGGAGCGATACTAAATTAGGCTATATAAATAGTTATTCATTAGAAATGGGACTAAATTTACGTGCTGTAAATCGTCCAGATAATTCTCTTTGTTATTTGACAACTAAATAAAATTATGATATAATAAAAGAAAAAGAGGTATACAAAATGGAAATTAATGCCGAAATGAACAAAGTATTTGGACAAGAGATGGCTAAACTTTTTGCCGCGACTATTGATGAAAAAGAATTAAAGGAAAAAGCGCAGCAAGTCTGGCGCGAAATGAATCATCAAGAAAGATCCTATTATAATCCTAGGACTAATTCAAGAATTGAAAGATATATCGAAGATCAGATACTTAATCGTCTTTATGAAAAAATCGAAACTATTCTAAAAGAACCAATTAATGAAGAGGTGCTTGAAAAGAAAGCGCGAGAAATAGTTGATAAAGCTAGACGTGCAGGAGAAGAAGCAATTATACGAGATATGGCTCACCATATGGCAAATAATGCTTTATCTATATATGGTCGTAATGAAAGTATTGTTCAAGAAATACTATCAGAAATGAGTCTACAAAAAGAAAATAATAGAATATACTAACAGGCGGTGAAGTGGAATGCGTGAATTAATATATCGTGATGATTGTGATCTCAATGCGCCATCTATGGATAGAGATGGCATGATACGTGATTTAATGAATGAATATTCTTTAAATTGGGAAGAATGCGATGAAGAGAAAGTCTTTGAATTCGCAAAAGAACTTATGGAGAAGGCACAAAATGTAATTAATACTGCACCTACCATTACCACAGATGAAGTAATTGCTTATAAATGTCCTGAATGCAAAACAGTTAGTATCTTATATAATAACGATGAATTCTGTCCTGTTTGCGGTATTAGGAGGAAATATGGAAATTATTGAAACTATTCCTATTTATGGCCCACCAATTTGGCCAGTTATTACTATTGTTATTGGTATTATAATTACAATTATCTCTATCTCGGCTTTACGTGATACCGAATATGTAGGAATAATTGTAGCTCTTATTGCTATTATAATTATATTAACTGGAATAATCTCTCTGATTATTTTACGGGAAAGTGAATTTGATCATAATGAATATGTAGTACGTATTACTGATATGCCAACTCAGGAATTTATAGAAAAATATGAAATAACAAAACATTTTGACTACTCTGATGTAATTCAAGTAAAGGAGATTGAAAATAAATGAAAGTAATTGCTCGCCCGCTAGGTACGGGTAAAACTAAAGAACTAATGGATATGGCACTTGAGGCTGATGGTATTATTCTTACTACAAATAAACGAGCACTTCAAGTAAAAGCAGAAGCTTATGGCTTTGATTCTCTATGCATTATTGACCTTGCTGATTTATTTTATGGTGATTTTGACCATACTAAGCCGCTATTTGTGCATAAACTTGATGATGTTATGCAAGAATATTTTAAGGCAGATTTTGATCTCGATCTGCAAGGATTTAGTGTTAGAATGGGAGATTAATATGTTTTATAGTTATAAAGATGGTATAAATACAACAATATGTTCTTCAGATGAACTAACAGAGTTAGTACATAATACCGTTAAATATTACGAAGAAAAGGTTGAAAAACTAATAAAGAAAAATAAACAATTATATTCAGATGCAGAATCTATTGTAAGAAAAGATTATGAAAAGCAAATTAATAGTCTTAAAGAACAATTAAGTCTATCATATGGTAAGTTTGCTTCACGAAAAGAAAAAGAAGCATATAAACAGTTCGCGGAAAAGCATATGCATGATAGACAAACATCTATATATAACGGCGGCCGTGCGCCTTATGTAATTCCAACTGGAACTGGTGTTGGTACTATTTTTAAGGTGATATGCCCCATTTGCGGGGAATCAAAGGATATTACAGATACAAATGTGTGGTGATGTTATATGGAAAAATATGATTATAAGCGCGCTCTTATAAATGATCTTAAAGATTGGATAGTAAATAATACTGATATTATGGAAACCAGTATTGAAGATGGGCTTAGTGATGATATATTTAATTGGATTTATGATGAAACCTGGGGTGAAGATGAAATAACAGGCAATGGAATTTTTGGATATGCACCCGCAAGTAAATGTGAAGAATATCTTGCTGGTAATCTTCATCTCGCACTTGAAGCGCTAGACTCATTTGGAGCATCATTTAAAGACTTACTACCAAAAGCTAATGATGAGTTTATTCGTTATCTAGATTGTACTATTAGATGTTATCTTCTAATGGATTGTATTTATATTGCCGTGGAGGAACTTAAAAATGAAATGGGAAGATTATCAAAATAATCAATGGGAACTATATCAAAACCGTGAGAAAACAGATATTGAATGTCCTAAATGCGGCGCTCTGCTTTGGCGCCGAACAGATATGGTTCTTACAAGTTATCCGCCTCAGTTTAGATATGAATGCGATGCTTGCGGATGGGCGGGAAGTGGAAAATGACTGTAAAAGATTTAATTGATGAATTAAAAGAAATGCCGCAAGATTGGCCTGTATGTATTGACGACTATATAGGTTCTATTGAATCCACTGAGGAAACTATTAAAATAGAAAAGAAAAAGTATATTACTTTTCCTTTTACTAACAATGATGAATTTAATTATATAAATTTAAGAGGGCAAAAATTTGACTACTACCCTTACTGATACTAATGAATTTAATTATATAAATTTAATAGATAAAAGATTTAATTATTAATTTATTGTGAGTCAAATATTTAATAAACAAGACAGAGGTTTGACTTTTATAAAAATTATGTTATAATAAATATAGAAAGGGAACAAGATGATGTTTAACTTTCATAAAATTTTTATAATATAAAGGAGAAAAAATATGACTCACGCTACTAGAAACACTACAACCGGACTACAGTTTGAAGAACAGGTACAAGTTAAATCTGAAGGTATTAATCTTACTAAATACAATCTTTATAAATATCTTGACCAAAATAAAATTAATTGGAAAGATATTATTAGTAAGAAATTGCTTCCAGATGAAGCTTACTTTAATCCAAAAACTAAAGAACTTAAAATTTATGAAAAAAAATTTCAGCAGACGGCAGGCTCTGCAGATGAAAAACCTCAGACTTGTGCTTTTAAAATTTATCAGTTTAGAAAAATTGGTAAAGCGATAGGCGCAGAAAAGGTTACTTATACTTATCTTTTAAGTTCTTGGTTTGCTAAACCTGAATATAAGGATATGCTTGATTATATCAAATCTGTAGAAGGATGTGATTATAAAATTATGGAGTGATATTATGGCTTTAAATAAAGGATATTTAACTGCAAAAACCGATAAGGCTTCAGATGAAGTATATACACCAGCCTACGCGGTAAAACCAATTTTAAAATACATTAAACCTAATGATATAGTATGGTGTCCATTTGATATGAATGATAGCGAATATGTTCAATTAATTCGTGCAAATGGAAATAAAGTAATTGCAACTCATATAGATACCGGTGAAAATTTTTTTGAATATGAACCTGAAGAACATTATGATGTAATTATTTCTAATCCCCCATTTTCTATTAAAGATGATATTATTAAGCATCTATATGAAATTGATAAACCTTATGCTATGTTGTTGCCAATTCCTTCGTTACAAGGACAAAAACGCTTCCAATACATGAAGGATTGTCAAGCTCTTATCTTTGATAAGCGCGTGAACTACTACACAGACCCAACTAAGAAGGAAGTACAAAAAGGTGTTAGTTTTGGTTCGTTCTATCTTTGTCGAAACTTTTTACCTAAAGATTTAATTTTTGAAGAACTAGAAGTTTGACTTCTAGTTCAATTTATGTTATAATTAAATGTAAAGAGAAAGAAGGATGTGATGAAATGCCAGAACAAGCATATGATATAAATTCAATTCAAAGTCTAGATTTTCGTGAAGGCGTTCGCACCCGTATACAAATGTATCTTGGTAGCGATGATATTGAAGGAACTTATCAGGCTTTGAAGGAAATCATCAATAATAGTACAGATGAAGCATTAGCTGGATATGGCAATAAAATTGAAATTATGCTACATTCTGATAGAAATGGTATCCGCGTGCGTGACTATGGCCGTGGAGTTCCTTTTGGAATTCGTGAAGATGGAGAAAATGTTTTGGTATCCATCTATACAAAATCCCATACCGGTGGAAAATTTGACCATAACGTTTATAAAAATGCCAGCGGGCTAAATGGCATTGGTGGCTCTTGTGTTTGTCTTTCTTCTTCATATTTTGAAATTACAAGTATTAGAGACGGCAAAAAGGCACAAGCAATATTCAAGGAAGGAAACCTTGTATCCTATAAAGAGTCATCAGAAAAAGTTTTAAAAAGCGGTACAGATATTTATTTTGAACCAGACCCAAAAGTTTTTTCTAATGGAGAAATACAATATGACTATGCTCGAATTTGTCAAGACATTGAAAATATTTCGTATCTATATCCTGGAATCACTTTTGTTGTAGAAGATAAGATATCTGGCGCAAAAAATACTTATTGCGCGAAAAATGGCATAATTGATTTTGTATCACAGGCTATAAAGAAACCATTACACAAACATATTATTACTGGTTCAGCTACAGATGGAACAGATTCGCTTGAGATTGCTTTTCAATGGGGAACTCGTCATGAAACGGCATATGTATTTGTAAATGGTTTACGGTGTCCCGAAGGAGGTAGTCCCATTACGGGTGCTCGTGCCGCAATTACAAAGACATTTAATACTCTTGCGAATGCTTCTTTTGATGGAGAATATATTCGTAAAAATTTATTCTATGTTATTAATTGCAATGTAGAAAATCCATCTTTTGCTAATCAGACAAAATCTAAAATAAATAATGCTTCTTTGCGGACATTGGCTTCTACCGCATTTACTAATGCTTTAAAGGATATGAATACTCAATATCCAAGCGAGTTTAATGTAGTGGCAGAAATGCTTACTAAGATTGAAAAAGCAGAAGCCGCTGCAACTCGTGCTCGTGAAGCCATTATGAATCATGAGAAAGAGATGGCTACCGCCGCGAAGAAGAAAGTTATTGATAATGATAAACTTCTTGAAGCGCGTAAATTAGGTGATGATGCAATGCTTGTACTAGTTGAGGGTGAAAGCGCAGGCGGATCGGTAGCAAATGGACGACAAAAAGCTCCTGGTGGAGAAAAAGTTGGTATCCTTAAGTTACGCGGAAAAGCAATTAATGCGCTCGCAAATCCGATAGATAAGGTACTTGAAAATGAAGAAGTAAAGTTATTATTGCAAGCATTAGGAATTACTTATGGACAAAAATATAACAGTAAGAAATTAAGATATGGAAAGATTGCAATTTGCTCTGACGCAGACTTCGATGGTTCTCATATTGGATTACTAGTTATGGCAATCATTCAAAAACTTTGTCCAGAATTTATACAAGAAGGTAGACTATACTGGTTAAAAGCGCCTGTATGTAAGTTAGAAAGTAAAGGAAAAACCTACTATTACTATACGGAAGAAGAAGTTGAGAACCGTAAGGAAACAAGCGGTGAAATGACATTCTTCAAAGGTATAGGTCAAATGCAGAAAAAAGATTTACAGGAGTCACTTTTTAGTCCTGCAAATCAGCATCTTGAACAACTTAAACCCACAGGAGATGGAGTAGAAGTATTACTTGAACTTATGGGTGAAGATGTACAGCCGAGAAAAGATTATGTACAAGGAATTGACTTTGGAGGATTTAGATTATGATAACTGCTCGTAATATGGAAGAAGTTGTAACTGAAAATTTTGAGCGTTATGCAGGTAATGTAATCCTTGATCGCGCAATTTGTGATGTTCGTGATATGTTAAAACCTAGCGCGCGAATGTTAATGTATTCTCAGCAGCATATAACTAAAAATACTCATAAGAAACCGTTTATCAAAAGTGCTCGTGTAGTTGGTGATTGTCTGGGTCATTTATATGAGCATGGTGACTCTTCCTGCTATGGTGCGTATATTCGTATGGCTAAACCATATGCTATGCGCTATCCTCTTGAAGAATGTCAAGGTTCATATGGTACCATGATTACCAATGGTGATGAAGCATCTATGCGTTATACCGAATTGCGTTTAAATGAACTATCAAGTTACATTTATGGCGGCTTAGATGAAAACGCCATTGGCCCAGATGCCTGGAGAAATAACTTCGATGAAACAGAGCAATATCCTGGAGTTATGCCGAGTATTGGATATTTTAATATCTGTAATGGCACTCAGGGATTGGGCATAGCTATTTCGTCTTCAATTCCGCAATTTAATATCAAAGAAGTAAATGGTGCGATAGTTAAGTTAATTAAGGATCCAAACTCACCAGACGATCAGATTATTGTAATGCCAGATTTTGCAACTGGTGGAATCCTTACCAATCAGAAGGAAGTCTATGAATCACTTCGTCTTGGTAATGGTAAATCATGTCGCCTTCGCGCGAAAATTGATTATAATCCCGCAACAAATAGTTTAATTGTAACTGAAATTCCATATGGAGTTTATACAGAAAAAATCACAGGAGCAATTAAGGCTATGATCTTGGATGATGAAAATTGTGGAATTAAATCTGTAAATGATAATAGTGGTGATACTGCGGAAATTCATATTGAACTTGAAAAAGGTGTTAATCCGCAGAAAATGATAGCTAAATTATATCATGATACACCACTTGAATCTCATTTTACTATTAATATGTGGGTATTGAAAGATGGACGTTTTCCAACTCTAATGGGACTGCGGGAAATTTTTCATAGCTATATTGAACATATTAGAATTTGTAAGCGTCGTGAAATTGAATTTGAATTGAATAAAGCGCTGGCACGCGAAAACATTATCGAAGGATTACTATTAGCAATAGCAAATATTGATGATATTGTTGCTATCATTAAGGGGAGCGATAGTCCCGCGGATGCAGCAAAAGCATTGATAGCAAAATATGGATTTAATAAAGAACAGGTAGACGCAATTCTTGCTATGAAGCTATCTTCTTTATGCCGACTTGATGGCGTAAAATTAAATGATGAGCTAGCAGAAAAAAGAAGGTTTATTGCTGACTGTCACTACCTATTATCTGAGCCTACTGCCCTTGATGAAAAATTGATTGAAACTCTAGAAGAAGTAGCAAAACGTTTTGGTGACAATAGACGTACACAAATTACTAATATTCTTGGTGATGAAGAAGAACCTGAAGAAATAAAAGAACAAGATATTGCTGTTATTTATAATGGTAAAATTGTTAAATTAGTAGAAAAAGAAAAGGCTTCTAAAATCTCTAAACAAGAGGTAATTTATACTACAAATCTTGGTTCATTAACATTAATTACTGATGCCGGTAAAATGTATAATGCATCTTTAAGTAAATTAAAATTAAACAAAGATTATAAATTAGGTGAAGTGTTTGAAATTGGAGGAGAACATCCGCGCCTACTGATTGATACATTATCATTTAATGCTTATAAAACTTTAACTTGTATTACAAGAAATGGGTTTATTAAAAAGAGTTCTATTGCCGAATATACAGCACGTTCTAAAAAAGGTACAATTGTATTAAAACTAGATGAATCTGATTCTCTAATAGCAGTAATACTTAGTAGTGATGATAATGACAAAATTGTAATTATTGGAAATAATGATTATTATAATTGTTACCCATTAAAAGATATTAATTGCACCGGACGTGCTACTAAAGGTGTAAAAGCTATTAAACTAGAAGAAAATGGATTTGTAAAAGAGGCCAAGTGGATAGGTGATAATTCATATAAAATTACCGGTCGAGCGGTAAAAGGAGTTAAAAATGGATAAAAAATATATTACACTATTTAAGGATCTAGCGCAATCTACCGCATCTTCCGCAGAAACGGTAATGGATTATGACCGTGAGAAAAACGATCAGAAAGGGCTAGAAACAGCGCAAACTATGCGTGATGATTTTCAAGATCTAGCAAATAGAATTAATACAACTGAATATACTATGACAAAGAGTGATGCCGCAAAATTGCTAGTTGGGACAATGATTATAACCAATCAAATACAAGATCGTATTAATGGTTTAAAAAAAGCAATGACCGGATATCAAACAGATGTAATTCCTAAATTACAAGAAATTGTAGACAATGCTAATACAGATGAAGAAGCTAATGAATTAGCAAATAAAAAATTTATAATTGAAGATAACGATTGAATATTTGACTATTTTGAAAATTTATTGTATAATAATAGTGTAAGAAGAGAAGCAGAGGAAGTCATGAGCCTCTGAGATAATGTGCCTCATCACAAGTCTCTTACGATTTTAATCAATGAGGTGATTAAACATGGGATATATTTATAAAATTACTAATTTAGTCAATAATAAGGCTTATGTTGGACAAACAAAATAGCCTATTGAAATAAGGTGGGAAGCGCATGTATATGCGGCTTTCAGAGAAAATGACGATAATAGATATTATCTTCATCGTGCTATAAATAAATATGGTTTAGAAAATTTTAAATTTGAAATAATTGAAGAAGTTCCCAATACTAAATTGGATGAAAGAGAAATTTATTGGATAGCACATTTTCACACATATAGATATGACGAAGAAGGAAATCAAGGTTATAATCTAACTCGTGGCGGTAAAGGTAACTGGAAATTTGAACCAGAAGCGCTATTGAAAGCATTTTTTAATAATAATGAACATTTAGGAAATACATGTAAAGATATTGGATGTGCAGAGCCAACTTTAATCAAGGTTTTACAAGAAAATGGATTATTTGGTAAAGGTAGTATGACTTCAGTATATCAAATATCTTTGGTAGATGGAAGTATTATTAAGAAGTTTGATTCAGCCATAGAAGTTATGAAAACTTTTAATCGTTGTAAAACTGCAATATGTGATGCAATGAATGGTAGACAGAAAACTGCTGCTGGATATATATGGTGTAAAGTAGAAGATTATCCTAATTTTAAACTTGAAGAACATATAGATAATAAGCAAAAGAAAGTATTATGTGTGGAAAAGAATTTACAATTTAATATGATTAAAGATGCTGGCAAATGGGTATATGAAAATGGATATACGACTAGTAGAGAAGTAAATGCAAATATATGTAGAGCATGTAAAAAAGGTATAAAAGCATACGGCTTCCATTGGCAGTATGTATAATAATAAAAATATTTATAAAAGAGGTAATGTAAAATGACCATAAACTATTGTGGCCTTGTAGAGTAATCTACATTGAATAACCTGTCTAATTCGGGGAAAATCTCTATGAGATAACCGCCGAGCTAAACTTCGTAAGAAGAAATGTGGAACGACTAGCTGAAAAGCGTAGCCTCAAGTGAGGCGAAAAGACAGGAACCCTACATTTTGAGGGTTGTGATATAGTCTGAACTTTATGGCGACATAAAGCAGTTCATAAGAGAACGAATATAGATTAACGACCTATATTGAACATTTTGTAATAGTGAACGTGTATTAAACTTTTTAAAGGAAAATTATGGCAAGGAATTTAGTAAGCAGGAAATCGCGGATGCCCTGGGCATTTCTCTATCTGCTGTAATTGGGAGCATCAATCCTCTAGAAAAGAAAGGTTATTCTCATGTAACCCGTGAAGAAGTAATTGAACTGGAGCCCGCTACGGAAACTCGTAAGGCAAAGACTAAGACCGTTAAGTATCATACTCTAACTGAAGAGGGTCTAGCTTATGATCCTATTGCTGAGGAAGCCGAAAAGATCGCCGCGAAGCAGGCAGAAAAAGAGCGTAAGGCCGCAGAAAAGGCAGCTGCGAAAGCCGCTAAGGAAGCAGAAGCAACATTTTAATTTATAACAAATCGAAGCAAAATAAAAGGAGAAAAGTAAAATGAAAAGTATTCAGATTCAGTCAACTAACAAACTTAATTTGGCAGGTAAACTGTTGGATGTAACTACTGGTAGTGGAAGTCTGTCTGATGGACGTCCATATCAGCGTGCGACCGTAACGGTTCGCGTGACTCAGACTTATGGCGGAAAGGAAGAAACCAGTGATGTTCAGGTTGGCATGTTCGCGACCGAATTCACTTCTACTGGTAAGCCGAATCCCGCATGGAAGAGTCTAAATGACCTGAAACTCATGAAGACTGCGCAGAATGTAGGCATTGATAATGCTTCTCATGTGCGTCTTACAGGAGCAACTTTGCAGGAGAATAATTTTGTATCTAGGAGCGGTCAGCTAATTAATGGTTGGCAGATTCGTGGCAGCTTTATTAATGAAGCTAAGGTTGCGGATGTAGCTTCTTTTGTAACCGATATCTTTATAATGGATATGCATGATGAAGTTGATCGTGAAGGCGACACAACTGGTCGTTTGATTATTAAGGGCGGTATTGTACAGTATGGTGGAAAGCTCGACGTTGTAGAGTTCATTGTTGAGGCTCCCGATACTGTTGAATATATTTCTCGTAACTGGGAAGTTAATGGTACAGTTACTGTTAAAGGACGTATTCGTGTTCTTTCTCAGGAAGAAGAAGTTCAGTCCAGTGGATGGGGCGAAGATGTACCTGAAACTACAACTCGCTTCGTGCGCGAACTGATTATCACTACTGGTGATGATGAATGTAAGGAAGAAGATTTCGCGTATGACCCAGTTGAGATTAAGAAAGCGTTTAATGACCGTAAGGCGGCTATTGAACAGCTTCAGATTAACGCACGGAACACAGCCCCGAAGCAGGGTGCTGGAAGTGCTAACTCTGCGGAAGCTTCCTCTAAGAAGTATGATTGGGAGTAATTGTAAGTCAATCCAGTGGTAGGAGTGATTAAAAGCACACCTGGCAATTGAAAACTTACAATGTGATAGAGGAAAAGGGCATAAGAATTGGCTTATGCCCTACCTCGGACATTCATATGAAAGGAGGAAAATAAAATGGCAGATATTGATATTTTCTCTCTTGAACCATCAAAGATTTCAAGAGACTTGAAGGGTAAATTCCTTCTTATTTATGGTCAGCCAAAGACCGGTAAATCCACATTTGGTAGCCAGCTACCCCGTGCGCTATTTATGAACTTCGAGCAAGGCACTAACGCGCTAGCTGGTATTAAGAGCCAGCCAATTCTGCGTTGGACTGATGCAAAAAAGGTTCTTACACAGCTACGAAAACCACAGGCAAGAGAAATCTATGATACAATTGTAGTTGATACTGCTTCTATTGCTTGGCAACTATGTGAAAAATATATTTGCCAACGCGAGAATCAAGAAAGTATTCGGGATATAGCTTGGGGCCAAGGCTGGAATATGTTAAAGCAGGAATTTTCTGAGTTTTGGCGTGAAATTACATTACTAGGATTCGGTATTTTATTCATTGCGCATAGTAAAGAAAAGCCAACTGAAATGCGTACAGAAGATGGCGAGACAATTACCGCTGTGTGTCCAGATTTGCCGAACCAGTGTTATACAATTATCAACTCTATTGTTGATATTATTGGTTACTTACAGGTTCAGATGAACCCTGATGGCACTTCAGAACGTTTCCTGTATACACGTTCTACACCTACAATATTTGCTGGTAGTCGTTATCAGTATCTTGCACCTAAGATTAAATTTGGTTATCAAGAACTTGTAGATGCAATTGGCGATGCAATTGATAAAGCGGTTGAGCTGGATGGCGCTGAAGTAACCGATCATACCGAGATGGCGCAGATTAAAGATCGTCCATTTGCTGAAGTTATGACTGAAGCAAGAGAAGTATGGGGCGCATATCTTGGAAAAGCAATAAATGAGGAAGAAAAAGATCAGCATTTAGCGATTATGAAGGATATTATAAAGAGAGTATTTGGTTCCGAAGATTTCAAGTTAAGTCAGGCAGTTCCTTCACAATCCTCACTTGTTGAATACTTTATTGATGAAGTAAAACAGTTGATGTAATATAAATATAGTGGCGGAATAGGTAGACGCTTGGACACGTGCAAGGAATGATACTGATTGTTACATGAACACATTCTATGTAAGGTGCGAATCCTTACCTATATTTTAGAGCCGAAAGGCTCTTTTTTATTTGACTTTTTTTATAAATTATAGTATACTTTATATAGAATAAAAGTATAGGAGTGGTTATATGAAACTAACCCGGAAATGTAAAGGTTGTGGACAAGAAATTCGTAAAGATGAAATGATTCAGTATGCTACGTTAAGCGGCAAAACCACATATTGGTTTTGTAAGCCTTGTTATGAAGAAAGAATGGAAAGAGAACGTTTTCAAAACAAGGTATGCCAAATTTTTGGAATAAAGTCTCCTGGGCCAATTATTTGGACACAAAGAAAAAAATTGCGGGATACATATGGCTATACTGATGATGCAATTGTAGATTGTTTAGATTATATTTATAATGTTCAGCATAAGAATATTCTGTCTGAATCATTGGTATTAATAAATCCTAAAAGTATGAATCAAATGAAAGCATGGAAAGCTGAACAGCGTGGTAAGGCTGGAAGTATCGCGGCCGCAATCAATACGATGGAAGTAAAAGAATATATTGTTCCAATTAGAGAAAATAAGAAGAAAAAAGAAGAAATAAATCTAGACGATGCGTTGCTAGAGTAAAGGAGGAATTATATGACGCTATCCGATTCTTATGCTTATATGCAGGTTATCGGTTGCTTAATGTATAAACCTCTATTATTTTTGGAATATCCAGACATACAACCACAGGATTTTGATCTAAGACCTGCGAGGGTATGTCTTCTTGCTATTAAAAAATTATATGAGGCGGGCGCTACTGTATTGACCCCACTTGAAGTGGATCAAGAAATCGAAAGAAGTGGTGCCGCAGCGGCACAAGTATATAAGGCCGAAGGCGGCCTAGACTTTTTAAAAAATTCTTATGAATACGCCCAATTAGGCAACTTTGAATTACATTATAAAAGAGTAAAAAAGTATTCATTATTAAGAAGATTACAGAAAGCACATTATGATATTAGTAAATATTATATAGCAGATAAAGATGTCAAGGACCCTCAATTAGAGGTTGAAATTATTGAGAGATTAGAAAAAGCATCATTAGAAGATATATTAAATAATGTAGAAAAAGAATATAGTGAAATTAGAAATGATTTTTTGAATGGCGGCAGAACCAAGGGCGACCCAGCAGAAGGACTTACAACTCTAATTGAAGATTTACGTAAGTCTCCAAGTATTGGGCCAAGTCTTGAAGGAAAAATATTTAGTTCGGTATGTAGAGGCGCGCGAGAAGGGTGCTTTTTCCTTAAAAGTGCTAGTACAAGTGCTGGTAAATCTCGTACAAGTATATTTGATGCTTGTCATATTGCATATCCAAAAAGATGGTCCCATGAAAAGAATACATTTATAGAAGAAATACAGGCAGATGGAACGCCGCGAGAGCCAAGAAAAGTATTATTCATCGTAACTGAAATGGATAAAGAAGAACTTCAAACAATTATGTTGGCATATCTATCAGGAGTAGATGAAGATAATATTTTGACTGGAAATTATGACTTAGGAGAATTAACCAGAGTGCGCCAAGCCGCAAAGATAATTGAAGAATACAGTGGTTATTTTATAGTTGAAGAAATAAGCGATCCTAATCTTCAAAATGTCGAAGCTACGATTCGTAAGTATGCGACAGTAGATGAAGTTAAATATGTATTTTTTGATTATATTCATTCAACTGCGAGTATGATTAATCAATTTTCAAAAAATAATATCAGAGAAGATGTTATTTTGATGATGATGGCAAACCAGCTGAAACAATTAGCAAAAGATTATGGTTTGTTTATCTTCTCAGCAACACAGGTTAATGCACTTGCAATGGGCGATGAGGAAATGAATTTTAAAGATGAAAAGAGTATCCGTGGTGCGAAAGCTATCGCTGATAAAGCAGATATGGGATATGTAATGACAAGAGTCCCAGAGAAGGGTTGGCAATCAATCGTTCCGACTTTAAAACAAGCTGCGAGAGAGGGCACAATAACAGCGGATATAATAGATAATCCTCCAACTCATGTATTGGATATATATAAAATGCGGCGTGGCCGCTATAAAATGATTAGAATATGGTGTAGAATCCATTTGGGCACAGGAGAAAGAAAAGATTTATTTATAACAAATGCGGTAAATCAACCGATTAGTGAGCCGATAGATATATTTTCAAGTGCGAGTGAGCGAATAATTACAATTTAGGAAGAAGGATGATAAATGACAGCATCATTACAAGGCTTAGATCCAGAATTAGAATTATTAGATATTACAATACAAGATATTATTAATTCAATTACATTAGATGATGTACGGATTTTTCTAGAAAGTTTAGGCGTAGATCAGATAGCGGTTTATGAAGATAAAGGATATCTGGTATGCCCAACCATCTGTCATAATCCATTAGATGAAGCAGAATCAATGAAATTATATTGGTATCAAAATAATAAAATCTTTAAATGTTATACTGAATGTAATGAATCTATGTCAATCTTTACTCTATATCAAAAATTTATGAGAATAAATTATCATAGAGTAGAATTTAATGAAGCGGTTGATTATGTTAAGAAGTGTATAAAACATATTACATTATCTAATCAGAAAAAATATAAGTCGATTGTTGATTTTGACAGATATAAATTTGATTCTTCGATTCCTAAACTTACAGAATACCCAAGACAAATGTTATCATATTTTCTTCCATATCATCATCCATTGTGGTTAAAAGATGGTATTCAACCAGAGGTAATGGATAAGTTTCATATAGGTTTTTGGAATAGAGAAAATAAAATAACTATCCCGCATTTTGATATTAATGGAAGATTAGTTGGCATTCGCGCGCGAGCGCTTAACCAAGAAGAAGTAGAAGCATATGGAAAATATAGACCGGTTCAGATAGGAGATACATTATATGCTCATCCACTTCATTTTAACTTATATGGAATATATGAGCATCAAAACGCTATTAGAAAGCGTAGAAGCGCAATAATCGCAGAGGGAGAAAAATCTGTATTGTTAGATGAAGGATATTATGGTGACCTAAGTAATACAGTCGCATGTTGTGGTTCTAATTTAAATAAATTTCAAGTTAGCTTGCTAACAAATATACTCGGCGCAAATGAAATAACAATTGCCTTTGATAAGGAATATGAGGATTGGCGCTCAAATGAAGCACGAGAATATCGTGTTAAAATAGAAAATATGTGTAAGAAATATAAATGGCAGGCTACTTTTTATTATATATGGGACATGGATAATCTTTTAGGACATAAAGATAGTCCATTTGATAGGGGCAAAGAAGTTTTTGAAGAACTTTATAAACATAGGATAAGAGTGAGATAATATGAAATATAATTTAGAAATAGAAAAAAATAAACAATGTTGGTTATATAAATATAATTGTCCATGCCGTACTGGAGGCTGCTATGGATTACCAGATGAAGGTTGTCCAGTATACGAATGGTTTAAACAAGTTATTGAATATCAAGAAAGGAGTAATGATATGAAATGAAATATAGACTACGAAATAATTATAGTACAAATCCTGATAAAGCATTAAAAGAAATATTAAAAGATAGAGGAGTCATAGATATTGAAAATTTTATGAATCCTACGCAGAATTGTGAATTAGACCCTTATAATTTGGTTAATATTGATTCCGCCGCGGAAAGACTTCTCTACCATCTAAGAAAAAATAGTAAAATACTTTTTATTGTAGACGCTGATGCTGATGGATATACAAGTAGTTCTATCTTGTGGCTGTATATTAAACATATTTTCCCAGAGGCACAATTAGAATTTACAGTGCATACTCATAAACAGCATGGTTTAGATGATAAAATAGATTGGATTTGTGATGAAGCACGCTGGGACTTGGTACTTTGTCCCGATGCCGCGAGTTATGATATAACAGAACATAAAATGCTCGGTGAACTTGGTATGGATGTAATTTGTCTTGATCATCATGAGCAATTATACGATGAAAATGGAAATCCTGTAATTTCAAATATTCCAACAGCTATTATAGTAAATAATCAACTATCACCTAATTATTCTAATAAATCATTATGTGGCGCAGGAGTGGTATATAAATTTTGTGAGGTTCTAGATGAAAAGCTAGGTATCCAACAGGCACATAATTATATTGATTTAGCTGCGTTGGGTGAAATCGCTGATGTTATGGATAGAACAGATACTGAAACTAATTATATTATGATGGAAGGTCTAAAAAATATTCATAATGAAGGATTCCGCACGCTAATTGAGGCTCAATCTTATAATTTGAAAGAAAAAGCTGTATCTCCATATCCAGGATTAAATCCAATAGATATAGCTTTCTATATTGCTCCACTAATTAATGCTATCACCCGCGTTGGTACGCAGCAAGAAAAAGAAACACTATTTTATTGTTTCATAGAACCAAATAAAGCCATTCAAAGTAGTAAGCGTGGTGCTCGCCCAGGTGATATTGAATATGCCGCGGAACAAACAGCTCGTGTTGGTAAGAATGCGAAAGCGCGTCAAGATAGACTAAAAGAACAGGCTATTGGTATTATTGATTTTAAAATTCAAAAAGATGGGCTAGACGATAATAATATTATTATCGTAGAGTTAGATGGGTCTGATAATATTCCGCAGGAATTAACTGGTCTAATTGCTATGAATATAGTAAATAAATATCATAAACCAGTTATGATTGGCCGCAGAAATAATCATAATGAAATACAGGGCAGTATCCGTTCTGATGGAAATTTTGCTGGATTGCCTAGTTTTAAAAAGTTCCTTGAAGATAGCGGATTAGTTACTTATACAGCTGGTCATGATAATGCCGCGGGTTGGGGCCTAAATGGAGATAAGTTAGATTCTCTACTTAAATACGCAAATAAGAATCTAAAAGTAGAAGATTTTGAAAATTGTTATATTGTGGATTATGTATTAGACGGTAGTGATTATAACGATGAACTATTGGGCTGTTTGGCAGCGCATCCGGAGTACTTTGGTAATCATATAGAAGAGCCAATGTTTATCATTAAGAATATTCCACTAATGAATATTATGGCAATGGGAACTAATAAAGATAGTATGAAAATTTCATATAACGGTATTGATTATGTGAAATTTAAAGATTTAGATTTTGTAGATGAAATTACTAAGAATCGCACAAAAAAGCTAACTGTCTATGGGCGCGCAAACCTTAATGAATGGATGGGCAAGCAATCAGTACAAGTCTTTATTACAGATTATGAATTAGTAGAAGATACTAGTAAATATGAATTTTGAGGTATAATATGACAGTAAAAGAGCTAGTTGAAAAATTACAAGAAATGCCGCAAGACTTACTTGTGGTAGATTGGGGACATTTTCACATAGAAGGTTGTCATATTGTTGAAGGATATGAAGATGGAGATGGAGCTAATCCTAACTGTCCTATCTTAACTGTAGTAATGATTGATTGAGGTGTAGCATGAAATTAATATTACTGTTTGTAATGATATTTTGCCATATTGTAGATGATTATTATTTACAAGGAATATTAGCAAAGATGAAACAAAGAAAATGGTGGATAGAGAATGCGCCAAATCCTATGTATAAAGGTGATTATAAAGTAGCCTTAATAGTACATGGTTTTTCTTGGGCTTTTATGATATTATTACCATTATTAGTTTATGGAATTATAAATAATTATGGTGAGATGTTTTTCTATTTTGATTATCCATTATTTCTACTGTGGAATACATTCTTGCACGCTTATATAGATAATGAAAAGGCAAATAAATTAGAGATAAATTTAATTACAGACCAAACATTACATTTAATTCAGATAGCTATAACATATATAGTATTTCTGTTTTGGCATTGACAAAAGTTTAATTTTGTGATATAATAGATATAGTAGAAAGAGGTGAGAAAATGTCACAATATCCAGGTAGTGTGCACAATCATACTGAATATAGTAATGAAACTTTGCGCGATTGTATTAACACTGTACAAGGTTTGATTGATTTAGCCATAGAACTTGGGCATGAGTGTGTTGCAATAACAGACCATGAAACTATATCAAGTTATATTAAGGCAGAAAAATATTATAAGAAGATTAAAGAAAAGCATCCAGATTTTAAGTTGATTCGCGGCAATGAGATTTATCTTACAAGAAATGGTTTAACCGCGAAAAATTATGACAAGACAAAAGATAAATATTTTCACTTTATTCTTCTCGCAAAAGATATTGAAGGATATAAACAAATTTGTGAATTATCTACGAGAGCATGGCAGCGTTCATATATGAGTCGGCGCCAGCGTAGACGTCCAACTTATTATCAAGATTTGAAAGATATCGTAAAGCCGAATCAAGGGCATTTGATTGCAAGTAGTGCTTGTTTAGGCTCACAGTTGGATAAGTTCTTACTTCAATATATGGACACTGGTGATGAACAATATTTTGATACGGCTCGCCGCTGGTGCGAATACATTGAAGATATATTTGGTTCTGGAAACTTTTATCTTGAACTACAACCGTCTGATAATAAAGAACAGATATTTGTTAATAAACAACTGTTAAGATTGTCAGAAATGTTAGGTATCAATTATATCATAACAACTGATAGTCATTATGGACGTCCAGAAGATGCTCCAATTCACGAAGCATTTCTTAACTCACAAGATGGTGATCGTGAAGTAAAAAGTTTTTATGCCACAACTTATATGATGAAAGATGAAGAGATTAGAAGTTTTCTTCCATATCTTACATCTGAACAGATTGAAGCGGCATATACAGCGATTCGAGAAATTAAGAATAAATGCGAAGATTTTAGTATCTTAAAGCCGCTAAAAATCCCAAGTTTGCCGTGGCGTGAGTTTGATGTAAGTAATGATGAAATTGAAGATGCTATTGAAAAGATTCCAGAACTTGAAAAGTTTTTAGCATCAGAATATCGAGCAGATAATAAATTGGTAGAAGCGGTTGTTGAAGGTATAAGAAAACATCCAGATTTACAAAATGAAAAAGCATATGAAGCATTAAATGAATGTCTTGAGATGACTTGGGTGTCTTCAGAAGTAAATAAAGCACAATGGTCAGCATACTTCTTAAATCTTCAGAAAATTATTGATGAGTGTTGGAATGCTGGAACATTGGTTATGCCAGCACGTGGTTCTGGTATGGGATTTGTTCTTCTGTATGCTTTGGATATTATTCAGATAAATTGTCTACGTGAAAAGACTAAAACTTATCCTTGGAGGTTTTTGAACCCGGCGCGTGTATCAGTACTTGATATTGATGTAGATATTGAGGGTGTTCGTAGAGCACAGGTTCTAGAACATTTAAGAAAGGTATATGGTGAAAATCGTGTATCTAATGTTGCGACGTTTAAGACAGAAAAATCTAAATCGGCGATTCAAACAGCTTGTCGTGGATTGGGTATTGATAATGATGAAGCGTCTTATATTTCAAATTTAATTCAAGCTGAACGTGGTCAGGTATTCACTTTGAAGCAAACATATTATGGTGATGAAGAAAATGGTTTGGCACCCAACCAAGCATTTATAAATGAAGTGAGTAAGCATCCTGGACTTTGGGAAGTTGCTCAAAGAATTGAAGGATTGATTTGCGGTCAAGGTATCCATGCAGGTGGCGTAGTTTTCACAGATGAAGACTTTACAGAAAGTAGCGCATTGATGCGCGCGCCCGATGGCACAGTAATTACCCAATTTGAACTTCATGACCTTGAAGATGTTTCAATGATTAAGATGGACTTGTTAAGCGTTGAAGCTGCGGATAAGATTCATACTTGTCTTGATTTGTTAGTAGAGCAAGGTTATATTAAACAATATCCAACTTTAAGAGAAACATATGAAAATGCTCTTGGAGTTTATAAAATAAATCGTGATGATAAAAAGATGTGGGACATGGTTCAGAACCATGAAATAGTCAGTTTGTTTCAGATGGAACAACAGAGTGGAGTTCGCGGGATTGCGTTGACACACCCGCGGAGTGTTGACGAACTAGCAGTTCTTAATTCTGTTATCCGTCTAATGGCTACTGAAAAAGGCGCAGAAAGTCCATTGGATAAATATGCGAGATTTAGGGAGAATCCGAAAGCATGGGATAGAGAAATGCAACAGATGGGTTTAACCGAAGAACAAAGAGCAATTATGCATCGTGAATTGGATATATCCGATGGTATGTCAATCACACAAGAACAGTTTATGCAGTTAGTTCAGTTGCCGGAATGCGGTGGCTGGGATTTACAATGGGCTGATAAACTTCGTAAATCAATTGCTAAAAAGAATCCTAAAGATTATGATGCCTTAACTAAACAGTTTTTTGATAACGTTAAGGAAAAGGGATTAAACGAAAAGTTCTGTCATTATGTATGGGATGTTGAAGTAGCATTGAGCCGTGGATATGGATTTAATGCGGCACACACTTACTCGTATTCAATGATAGCACTTCAAGAAATGAATCTCGCACGATTCTATCCAATCATCTTCTGGAACACCGCGAACTTAATTGTAGATAGCGGTGGTATTCAAACTGAAGAGGTTGAAGATGAAGATGAGGGTTTAGATGTTGAACCCGAAGCTGAAGAAGAAGATGACGAAGATGAAGAAGAGTGGGAAGAGGAAAATGAGGTAACCGAGGGTGAAAAAGAGGATAAGAAAAAAGAAAAGACAAAATCTGTGGACTACGGCAAAGTGGCATCAGCGATTGGACGGTTCGATAGTTACGGAATTAAAGTTTCACCGCCCAACATTAACAGTTCTTCTTATAGTTTCACCCCAGTTGTGGAACGAAATGAAATCCTATATGGGTTGCGAGGTATCACACGGTTATCTACGTCCATTATTAAAGAGATTATGGAAATGCGCCCATTTGACTCATTGGAAGACTTCCTCGAAAGAGTTAAAGTAAATAAGATTCAAATGACTAATTTGATTAAGTGCGGGGCATTTGATGACATGATGAAGATTCCGCGTGAAAAAATCATGGAAAAGTATATTGATTTAGTTGCGGATAAAAAGCAGAGATTAACACTACAAAACATGCAGATGTTAATCAATTATAATTTAATCCCGGAAGAAATGAATTTTGGTAAGAAAGTATTTTTATTTAATAAGTTTTTGAAGCAACAAAAGAAAGTTGAGTATTATCAACTGAATGATGCCGCAATTAATTTTATAGCAGATAATTTTAGTGTAGATATTTTAAGAAATGGAACTGAATTATCAGCGGCGAAATGGGAACTTATTTATCAGAAAGCAATGGACCCAATGAGAATGTATTTAAAGGCACATAAAGATGAGATGCTTAAAGCATTAAATAATGCGTTATATAAAGAAGTGTATGATAAGTATGCTCTTGGTTCAATATCCCATTGGGAAATGGAAGCAGTTAGTTTTTATAGTCATTCTCATGAACTTGCAGAATCTCAATATTTATATGATGATTTCTTCAGTTTACCGGAAGAGCCTGAAATTGATTACAGTTTTGTTGGTAAAGACGGTAATGAAGTTAGAATATATAAATTGAGAAAAATTATTGGAACCGTTATTGATAAAAGTAAAATGAAAAATACAGTTACATTATTAACTCCGACAGGAGTTGTAAATGTAAAAATTTATAAGAATCAATATGCGGGATTCGATAAGCAACTATCACAAAAGGGCGCAGACGGCAAAAAGCATGTTATCGAGAAGAGTTGGTTCTCACGCGGTAGTTTGTTAATGGTTCAAGGCATTCGTAGAGGTTCTGATTTTATACCGAAGAAGCGCAAAGATAGTTTTTATCCAGTTATTTCAAAAATAATTAATGTACATGATGATGGGACATTAGAGTTTCAGACAGAGCGGGCGGTGATAGAAGAGTGATAGGTTTAGTAGACTTACAATTGTAGAGTTGGCAGAAACCTTCACTCTGCCCTCCCAATTTAGAAATAATGAAGTTAGCTACATATTATACAACAGAAGAAAATAAGTTCTGTCGTTTAATCAATTTAGATGAAACTGAATTTGGCGGCTATGAAAAAGTATATATATTTAGTGAATCAAAAGATTTTATTACTGTGCCCGAAGCATTTAAACGAGCATCAAATGTAATATATGGAGGTTCAGCCTTTACAAACGGTAAATACATTCCATTCTAGAATAAACTAATAGATTATACTATCGCTCGGCCGCGAATCTATGCTAACTTTCTTAAAGAAAAATACCAAGCTGGATTAAGAGAAATTGAAATAACAAGATTATTAGATAATACTTATTATAGATGGCACGCTGGAAAAGAAGTTTTACCGCTTCCTGCTATTAAAAAACGTCATCGAATTTATATATACGATTTAGATTTCTTTTAGGAAGGTTGGCGCAATATTATAGATAGAATAATAAAGCGTTCTCCCTCCTCTATAAATTTTATACATCCAGCACATTATAAAAAGATTTCAGATTTTCTGGAAGTACGTGAAAACTCATTAATTGCCAAAGGAAATGATGCTTACTTGGATTTAAACATTCCGCTAAAAGAAACGCCTATTTTAATGAAACATTATAAAAATCGTTTATTAGCAGTAATAAATCCTAGCGCGCAAGTATATTTATCTTTAGGCGGTTCATTCCATTATCAATCTGACTATTTAAAAGATATTATTTATAAATTAAATTTACTATATGTATTTTGGAGTTGTAAAATTCCTTTAAAAATAAAATATGAAGAACCGGCATTAGGATGTTTTAATCCAATACCGGATCTTTCAAAATTAATATCAACTTGGACGCAAGGTGATACTTGTAATTATAAAAGTATTATAGATAGAATACCAAAAGATAAAAGTTTAACTGATATACGCCCTGAGCGCGAACAGTTAAGACAAATATTAGATAGGTATCCTTCATATGAAACCTTGTTTCGTCAAACCACAGGAACAGTTAGAAAAGGAGGTCTTTGGAAGTATGGATATTAATAGTATTAAAGTACAATATGAAACCTTAAATAAAGATTTAAAGCAGGCACTAAGCCGCATGGAACGCACTGATAGGGTATTTATTATAAAAGAAGCAATGAATGATCTATAGAAAATGTGCCCGCATGATAATGGATCATTTGATTTCTCTACAACCGAATATTGCCCGTATTGTGGAAAAAAGTTTGGGAAGTGATATTATGGAATTACAAATTAAAAAACGAACAGGAGAATTAGTTCCATTTAATAAAGAAAAAATTGAAACGGCTATTTGTAAAGCATGGCATGAAGTTTATCCCAATGAACAAGGTAAACCTTCTTATGGGCAAGAAATAGCTGACATGGTAGAAAATGTAGCAAAAGAATTAGATGAGTCTATTGGAGTTGAAGATATTCAAGAATTAGTTGAAGATTATTTAACTGATTATGATCTAAAAGTTGGTAAAGCGTATATTAAATACAGATACAAGCATGGTATTATGCGTGCGAATTCTACTGAATTTATTCGCGCTATTAGTGAGAAACTTCGCGCTTCTAATGTTCAGAATCAAAATGCTAATGTAGATGAACATTCATTTGGTGGCCGTGTTGGTGAAGCCTCAGATGAAATGATGAAGCAGTATGCTCTTGATTTTTGTATGTCTAATATGGCAAAACAGAATCATTTAAATAATGAAATTTATATTCATGATTTGAGCGCTTATGCTGTTGGTATGCATAACTGTTTGAGTATTCCATTTGATGACTTACTTGCTAATGGATTTAATACTAGGCAAACTGATGTGCGTCCTGCTAATTCAATTAATACTGCTTTCCAGCTTGTAGCGGTTATCTTCCAACTTCAAAGCTTAATGCAGTTCGGCGGCGTGAGTGCAACTCACCTAGATTGGACTATGGTGCCTTATGTAAGAAAGAGTTATTTTAAGCATTTACAAGAAGTATGCACAATAGTACAAAATAATGATAATTGTACTTGGACTGTTGGTTCTCTTGAAAAGAAAACTCTTCCAGAGATATTTGAAATACAAACTAAGAATAAAAAGCCGGAAGATATTAGTATAAATGATTCAGAAACATATGGTTACCTTCCAGAGTCTATATGTGATAGCGCATTAGAAATGACTAAAAAAGAACTACAACAAGCGGTTGAGGGCATGTATCATAACTTAAATACACTTCAATCTCGTAGCGGAAATCAGTTACCTTTTACATCAATTAACTATGGTACATGTACATTACCAGAAGGTCGTATGGTAACAAAGGCATTACTCGAAGGCTCAATTAAAGGTGTTGGTAAGTTCCATAAAACTCCTATTTTTCCATGCGGTATCTTCCAGTGTATGAAAGGAATCAATCGTGCGCCCGGCGATCCTAATTATGATTTATTTAGACTAGCACTAGAATCAACCGCAAAGCGGATTTACCCTAATTATGCGAATGTTGATTGGAGCGGCAATGCCGGGTATGATGTAAATGACCCAAAGACGTACTTCTCTACGATGGGCTGTAGAACAGCGAACGGAGCAGATATAAATGCTGAGCCCGGAGTTAATCCTCAGACAAAGGATGGTCGTGGTAATATTTGTCCTGTTACAATTATTATGCCAACACTTGCTATGCTAGCAAAACAAGACGTAGAAAACGGCTGCCAAACTCCTATTGAAGAAATTTTCTTAAATATTCTAGATAAAAAAATTCATGAAGCAAAAGATATGCTATTAGAGCGCTTTAATTGGATTTGTAGTCAAGATGCTTCTTCCGCTAAATTTATGTATGAAAATCATACAATGCTTGGATACCATCCAGAAGAAGGTATTCGTTCAGCGTTAAAACACGGTACGATAGTTATCGGCCAATTAGGATTGGCTGAAACACTTCAAATTCTAATTGGTAAAGACCATACAACAGAAGAGGGTATGGCGTTAGCGAAACGTATTGAATCATTATTCAAGCAACGTTGTGCTGAATTTAAGCAAGAATATAAATTAAACTTTGGCGTTTATTATACTCCTGCAGAAAATCTTTGCTATACAGCAATGAAGAAATTCAAAGCTAAATACGGTGAAATTCCTAATGTCTCCGACCGTGAATATTTTACAAATAGTATTCATGTCCCGGTATGGCATGAGATTTCAATCTTTGACAAGATTGATATAGAAGCACAACTTACAGGATATTCTAGCGCAGGTTGCATCACATACGTAGAAGTTCCTAGTGGTGTAAAGAATAACATAGATGCGCTTGAAATAATAGTAAATTATGCGATGGATAAGGACATACCGTACTTCGCGCTTAATGTACCGCTAGATAGCTGTAATGACTGCGGTTATCAGGATGAAATTGGAGAAAAGTGCCCACAATGTGGAAGCACAAATATATCAAGACTTAGACGCGTAACCGGATATTTAACCGGAAATTATAAAACTGCTTTTAATAGGGGCAAACAAGCAGAAACTGAAGAACGCGTTAAGCATATACATTAATGAGCAAAATTGCTGGTATCTATTGGGATGATACCGCGGCGGCGCCCGGTATCTCCCTATCAGTATATTTTTCGGGATGTCATTTCCATTGCCCCGGATGTCATAATCCCGAAGCGCAAGACTTTAATTATGGCCGTGAATATGATTTAGATATCCGTCAAGAAATAATGCAAAAGCTAGGAAAAAATGGAGTTATGAGAACTCTTAGTATTCTTGGCGGCGAACCATTAAATGAAGAAAATATTGAAGATGTAATTAATCTAATCGGTTGGTGTAAACTAGATTATCCAGATTTAAAAATATATGTTTGGACCGGTTATACAATAGAAGAACTTGAAGCACGTAATGATGATAATGTGAGGGCGGTGTTAGGAAATATTACCTGCTTAATAGATGGACGCTATGAGCAGGATAAAAGAGATACGACGCTGGCGTTACGTGGTTCTTCAAACCAAAGAATTATTATGATGGAGGACTATTGGCGTGATAAATAAATTATGCAAAGCCTGTGTTGCTGGTATAGCAATAGCGTTGGGCGGTTGGGCCTACTTATCCGCATCTAATCCAATTGTAGGAGCAGTTATATTCGCTTGTGGATTATTAACTGTTAGACTCTATGAACTACATTTATTTACTGGAAAAGTTCAATTTATAACAACTAAAGATGAGCCGTGGTATTATTATCCATTAATATTACTCTGTAATTTCATTGGAGTAGCAATGATGGTTTTAATTTCATATAGAGCCATACACGAGTCCGCAGCAACGATTGCTATAGCTAAAGCCGCGCAAGACCCAACCATTTCTTTGATTAAAGGAATTGGATGCGGTATGTTAATGTCTCTTGCCACTTATAAAGAAACTCCATTATGGGTTACAGTATTGGCAGTAGCAACATTTATTCTGGCAGGTTTCAATCACTGTATCGCTGATTTTTATTATATGCTAGCAGGAGCACATTTAAGTTGGAATTTACTTTTAACAATTTTAGGAAATATTTTTGGCGGCATTATTTTAAGTGGACGTTTAATAAAGTAAATATTTGACAAAATCCTAGAAATCTGTTATAATTAAGTATAAAGAAAAAAGTGGTGATTTGATGATATACGCTTTAATTGGATGCTTAGTTATAATCGGATTTCTAGGATTTAAACTTTTTTAGAAATAGAAAATTGATAAAGAAGAATATTAGCTTTATCAAGATGAGTTAAAGTAGGTTAAACAAGATGTAAAAGATACTTGGGTGGAGTTTCACTTAGCATCAGATAACTTACAATCAGCTTAGAATACTTTAAGTCATATTCAAGAAAAAACTAAATATGAGAAATGTAAACTTGAAGAATGTAAAAAAGATTTACAAGCCACTTTAGATGTTTATCAAGATTTAACAGATAATAAACTAAAAGAAATTGACGCTTCAATTGAAGAACAGCGGTTAAAACGTCAAGAAGAACTAGAACAAGCATTAGCTGATAAATAGGCTTACTACAATAAATTACTTGAGGATACTATTAATCAATGTAATTTATAGGATGAAACAATTAAAGAAGCATCTGAAACCAAATGGCGTGAAGCTATGGAACAAATTGAACAATATAATAAATCTATAGCTGATGCTAAAGAACGATTTGAAAGTATTGAACGTACTTTAAGGTAGTATGATGCTGAACAACAAGCAAAATTATTCTATACAATTCAATTGTCAGAAGAATTTCAAGAAGATATAGAATTTTTACTTACTACTGTCGCGGCAAAAGTATAGCATCCAGATATAATTAGTAAATTAGTTTGGCAAGAATATGTTAAGCCTAATCTTGAAAATACATTTAAACGCATTGAAATAAAATCAGATCCTGGAATATATAAATTAACAAGCTTAATAAATGGAAAATGTTATGTAGGAAAAAGTGTTGATGTAAAAAAGAGAATTGCAGACCACTTTAAATCAGTCGTTGGCATCAAATCCATTGCAGATCAAGCGGTTCATCACGCAATACTTAAAGAAGGATTTTGGAACTGGCAAATTGAAATAATCACTTATTGTGATAAAGATAAATTAAACGAACTTGAAAAATATTATATAGAGTTTTTTAAAGCACAAGAATTCGGTTATAATAAAACAGGAGGCGGCTAATGGAAACTGAAATTAATGAGGTTAAAGAACCTAATACAGAAATAAATGAAAAATTAACTAAAGAAGAGTTAATTGAACGATATGCTAAAATACAACAAATTAGTATTGAAGAAGCAGAAGAACAAGTTGGTGCGCCAACCGAAGAAGAAATTCTTAAAAAAATAGAACAAAAAACTATTGAGAAAATTAATTCAACTCGGGTGCCGATGAACAGAGCGCAAAGACGTGCTTTACGTAAGAAAGTTGGCGCAAAAAAATATGCTGAAATGGTGGCCGAAGGTGGCGATGTGGTTAGCGCAGTAAGCGAAACCGCAAAGAAACTTAATTATATAGATTTAATACAAAAACTAAGAAAATTAAATGAGGAGAATGAAAAAAATGGCAAGACAACTATTGAAAACAACTGATGTATGGCTAACTGAAAGTGAAGAAGAGGCTATGGAAATGATTGAAGATGCGAAGAATCAATCATCTAATGGTGGCTATACGGTAACTAAATCTGGATATACTGCTAAGCCTAAGAAATCTAAAGGCGAAATTCTATATATTGAATATAAGGTTACAATTGAAAAAACCTTTGATTAACTGGTAGGTGAATTATATGAATGAATTAGAAGTTTTATTAGAAGCTATACAGAATTTAACTGATATCGAAGAGGATAAGCTCAATGATGATATGATTAAAGAGATTTTAGATAATTTGGATAATCAATTTACGCCACAAATTGTATCGCAGGCAATTAATCAAATTATTAAAAATCTTGAAGATCAAGGTTTAGATAGAATTGGCGCAAAAGAAGCAATATCAACATTAAATGAAACATTAAAAGAATTGGTATATGGAGAAGAACAATTTACGCCTAGTAAAAAAATTCTTGTAGATGCAATTTTAGATAAACTCTTTAATATTTTTAATACGGCAGTGGAAAAATATCACTCATACGCTATTGAACTTCCAATGACACTAGATACCGGCGCGAAAGAACCAACTTATGCTCATGATACTGATGCCGCTGCTGACCTATATGCTCGTGAAGATCAAATTATTCCAGCCCACTCCTATGGAAATATGATTAAAACTGGGGTAAAGATTCAACTACCAGAAGGCTGGTTGGCAATGATTCTTCCGCGTTCTAGTATGGGTGTAAAAACTCCATTACGTTTAAGTAATAGTGTGGGCCTAATTGATAGTGGCTATCGCGGCGAATTGGGAGTTATTTATGATAATACCTCTGATAATGATTATTCTATCACAGCCGGTGATAGAATTGCTCAGCTACTAGTGATGCCAAGCTATCGCTTCCAGGCAAAAGTAGTAGATATTCTAACAGATTCAGACCGCGGTGAAGGCGGATTTGGTGCCTCTGGTAAATAATGGGTACAATTAATGTATATACCGTAAGAAATGCTCTGGAAGCGGAAGGCTGGTCATTAGTTAGTGAAATTTATAAAAATTTAAAAACTCCACTAGAAATGATTTGTCCTGTTGGGCATAAATAGGAATAGACTTTTGATAACTGGCGAAAACATAAAATATGTGATATATGTATGGCTGGCGATCCATATAAAGTCAAAAAAAATAAGGTTCCCAAAAAGGGAACAGATACACAGCGTATTTTAGCATTAGACGCTGCGACAAGTATAACTGGATATTCAATATATGATGATAAGGTGCTAGTTGGATATGGAACATTTAAAACTAATTCCTCGCTATCGGCAACTGAGCGCATTAATCAAGTTAAAAATTGGTTAAAAGCTGCTTTAAATGAATGGCAGCCAGATTTTGTAGGAATTGAGAATATTTAGTTATAGAAATACGGCGCGAAAGCGACTGATGTTTAGGTTAAAACCTTTTAGACACTAGCAAATTTACAGGGTGTCTTATTAGATATAATATTTGAGGCTTGTATAGACCACGATTTGGTTTATCCTAGTGAATGGCGTTCGTACTGCGGCATAAATGACGGTGATACGCATCGTGATGCTAAAAAGAAACAGGCGCAGGCAAAAGTAAAAATCTGGTATAATATGGACTGTACAGAAGATGAATCTGATGCTATCTGTATTGGAAAGTTCTTCTGTGGAAAATTAAAATCCAATAAGATAAAATGGGGTGAAGATATATGATTAAGGTAAAATTATCAGAATTGTTAAACAGTACTGAAACCTTAAAGAAATTATCTCAAAAAGACTTTAAAGCTAAATTAGCTTGGTCTATTAGCAGGCTATTAAAAGCTGCTGAACAAGAAATTCAAGAGTTCAATGATACTCGTATGAATTTAATTAATAAATATGGTGAAAAAGGTGATAATGGGCAATTAGTTACTGATGAAAAAGGTAATTGCCGTATTATACCTGAGAATATTCAAGAGTTTAGTAATGAATTGAATGAACTAATAAACACAGAAGTAGAAATCAATGCTAACCCAATTGATATTGAATTACTTGAAGATTTAGAGTTTACTCCTACAGAAATGACTCAGTTAGAGCCATTCATTAATATGGGAGAATAAAAATAAGAGCCCGGGCTTTTGCCCGGGCTTATTTTTTATCTATAATAATAAACAGTACATGGTACTCGTGATGAATTAACAGCATCACACGATGCAGTTATTTTACCCTAATCCACCATACATCTATAACCAGTACCATTATTAATTACTGATAATGAAATTGTACGAGAAGCACTATTTGTACTTCCTAATAAATTATATGAAGAAGTAATTGTAATTTCTTTCCATGCCCATCCAGAATATACCTAAAAAGTACCAGTATCACCAGTAATTTCGCGTGTAGTACCTGTTGCATCAACTCCTGTTAATTTAAGCGTCAGATTCGCATTTTTTGAATTACCATTCGTCTAATTTGTAGAACATAAAACTGCGACTTTATATGTATAACTACTTACAGTTCCAAACACTTCTGCATCGGTATAAGTGGTATTAAATAAAGTAACATAACTTTCCATAGTTTGAGTGCTTCGACCTAATGAGCTACCAATATATGACCAAGATGCATCATAATACGGTTTAATTAATACCCAATCATGTTTTCCAGTCTAGCGAGTTTCTATAGTTGATACTTCTTTTCTCCATGCATTATCTCCAGTCGCATTTGGATTCATAATAATAATATCATCACGGCTCCACTCCTACTGACCATTAATTTTTATATGCTAGCCTTTCATATCAATACCACTACTATTCATATGAATATACGTATTCGAATTAACATCTAAATTTAATGTATTATCAGTTAATTTTAAACTAGTAGAACTAGTAGCAGATTTAACTGATGCCCAAATTTCCGCATCTGTCATTTTAAACGAAGCCGCTTTTGTATCAATACGTTCGTCTACATAATTAGCTACATTTTTATTACTTATACTAAGACTACTTACATTTATTGTTAAATTGCCATTTGCTGTATAAGTTAAATATGCGGTATTTCCATTTTTTAACTAAAATACAGTATTAGAACCGTTAGCCTAAGAATTAAGCACCATATCATTTGTATTTATTTTTAAATATCCACTGCTTCCAATAATAACTCCGGCACCGGAAATCTATACAAATGATCCAGTAGTTTCATTAGTTTTAGGTGTAATACCACTTCCAATAATAACACCATCAGTTTGATTCATAAGCACTACTGTTCTCGTAGCATTATTACCTATTGAAAGACCAAATGAATCTTTTGTTATTTTTAAGCCTGTTAATGTACTATTAGCATTATAAGTTAAAGTAACATTTTTATTTTGGCTAGCCGCGGTCGTTCCAGATGCTAACACTAAATAACTAGGTTTAATCTCAAATACCGAACTGGCATTACCGCTAGCAACTCCCATTATAATTTGTTCAGGATTTATAGAAACATTTGCTCCGCCACTTGTACCATCAGTATTAGAATACATATTAATAGATTTATTGGAGCCAATCCAAATACCTTTTGAGCCATCTAATTCAATTGCTGAAACGCTAGTATTTTTTCCAGTTAGCATTGTAATCTTCGCACCCGCCATATAAATCTATGTTGGGTCTATTAAAACTCTAGAGGAGGATATTCCATTCTCTGTAATATTATCATAACTAGTAGCATAAATATTTACTGCTCCCTACTACGCAGTACCATTAATAGTATTAGAACCTATATTAATAATTGTACCGCCTATATTTACAGACTAATTACCAACAATATTAACATCTTGTGCGGCGATATCAATTTTACCAGCCTAAGCATCTACGTTTAATACAGCTCCTTCAATCTATGATAATGATCCATTATAAGTCTTCATCCACCCATATCCATTACGAGCATTATCAGAATCAGATACAGCAAGATAAGTATTTTTAGTTACACCGGTATTGCTATCAACTTCAATCCAAATATCGCCTTTCTTAAATTCATCCGGCTAGTCTGGCTAACGAAAGACTGAAGGCACTAATTCATTTTGAATTTGTTCAGCAAAACCGTTTAGAATAGTACTATTTGCCGATGACAAACTCTATATTTGATTTAATGCGTTGGTGCTATCGCCTAATATTGCCCCAGCTTCATAAAATAAATTATATAACATTTCTTGTACAGTATTACTCTCTGAAAAATATTTATCAAGATAAGTATTCATTTCAGTAGAATTTAATGTATTAGATAAGCCCGTACCAGAAAGAGCATACTACCCTCGCGCGATTCTATTTAACAATCCTTCATTACGCTACATATTTTCTGTCTAAGCAACGATCGTACTAAATAAATCTTCAAATTTTGTAGTATAATTTTTAACCTCGATAGTATCTTTATCTGGAAAATCTAAATCTAAGACTAATTTTGATATGTAACCATAAGCATCTTTTAATTTTAATTGAGCATCATTAATATGAACAATCCAACTTAATTTATTATAAAGCGTTCTTATCATCGCCTTACTTAAAATATTTGGATCAATTGTATAAGATACTTTCGGATAAGCATTTTCTTTCTCAATTTTTAATGCGTCTAAATAAATACTTGTACTAGCATTGGATAGTACATAATCTATCATAATATTATTAGACGTCTGATTATTGCTAATAGCAAAACATTCAGGTTTAATAGTAATAAGATATTCTGGCTGATAATTCATCTATGCTATGCTTCTTGTTCTAATATAATAGTCTTCAAACTATTCTAGTGGCTAATTAACAAATCGAATAAATAAATTTGTTGGATCAGTTTTTAGCATTAATGAAGAAAATTTAATACGAGGATATACCATTGAACAAGGATTCATTGTCGATTGAATGAAATCATTAGATAAAGTAGATGAATCAACAGGATAAAAAGTCCAATAAGTAATATCAGATAATGATATCGGATTCGCTTCAATAGTGGTAATAATATTTCCATTATTAACAGTAGTATTAATAATTCCTAATCGTGGATCTCCATCTGTTAGCATAAAATTAATCTATTCTATAGTCATATTTTTCGCGCCGGTAAGTACTAAAGCAGGTACTATTTCCCCATTATTATAAATATAACTAAAGACTGCTTCTCCTCCGCGATTAGCATTAATAGAAAAATTACGAATATATTTAATATTATTTTTCTCTTTATCTGTAATTGACTAATAATAATTATTATTAAAAATAAAACTATATTCAAATAATCTAGGCTGAATAGTAGCGTAAATACTACTTAAATTAATACAAGGATAATAAACAATAGACTAATCTATACCAGATTCATATTTGATATCAATTTCTTCATCAAATAATATATCATCCCACCCAACTACAAATTTATCTTTAGTATCATTATTTAAAACATGTGTAAAATGAAATCCTAAATTATATGATTCATTATAATGTCGCCCATAAGTTTCATATTTTTCAGGCTGCCAATATCCTTCGCGTAAAGCGGGGCCCATTAAATTATTAAATTTCTTAATAATCTACTGTTTTTCAGAAATTTTTTCTTCAAGCGTTTTCTTCGCATGAGTAATCATATAATTTAAACTATTTTCATATGCTTGTACACGAGCAGAATTTTTTTCACTCTCCGAGGCATCATTGTATGAAGTATGATAATATCCTTGAGCATACTGTGAATAAACCGTAGCTAAATCATATTCAAGGTCTGAAGCTGACTCTGGTCCCAGAGTTAGTAATGCTTTTTTATACTTTTCCTAATCTGCGCCTAGCTTTATCTCCCAAACCTTTAAAACATTATCATAATATAAATGAGGTTCATACTCATATGCCATATAGACTTTATTAGAGTTATTCTCTCCTGGCGTAACTCCATAGATCGAAACTGGATTTCCGTATTCATCATACACAATTTTAAAGCCGGTAATTTCATTAGAGAATTTCTAATTACTATTGGGAGAATAATTACGATAAATTTCAATACTATCAGTCTTAATGCCCTTCTATTTAGTTTTTAAATTAATATAATAAGCACCAGAAGCATCTTGTAAAATAAATCCCTAATCTGGATGTTCATCATTAAAGACATCTATATACTAGCTTCCATCACCATATTTCGCCGAGAGCGCCTAAGCTAAATCACTATTCTGATTAATCTATTCCTTATCCAATGTAATAGAATTTCTATAAGTAGTTACCTTTGCTTCTAAATCTATTTTCTATCGCTCATACTCTGCTATTTTGTTCTATAATGGAATAATAATATTATTAATTTCATGAATATCTAATTCATATTTTTCTATTGCTTCAATCTATTCATTAGTTAAATTACCAGTTTCCTTTAGATAATCAAAATTTAATATATAATCATCACCAATTTTATTAGCACTACAATAGGTAATATTTGCTTCGCCTAATAAAACGCTAGAATCTTCCATAGAACGCACATACATTTTCGTTACTATATCTTTACTATCTACTTCACGAGTTACTTTTTTAGATGAGTGTGGATATGTAAATCCTATAATTAATTCATTGCCGTCATCACCATGTAAGCAGTTATTAAAAAATACAACAGTTTTATAAATTATATGATTGTTTCTATCATGCTTATATTCATAGCGGCAAAAAATACCAAATTGTTTAGCTATTTCCTAAGTAATATTATATATATTACTTTCATGTACTTCAATTGTACGTTCTTTTTCATATAATTGTTCAACTTTTGAAGGACTAAGATCATCATTCCATTCCGATACAAAAGGTTCTTCATAAACAATATTTTTACTTCGCTTTACGCCGCCAACAGAATTCCAATTCATATCAATTTTATAATACCACTAAGATGATTTAATTAAATTAGAGTCTGAAGGTAAAGGTTCTAATCCTATTAATTCACACCAGAATTGTACATTCTATTTTGGACGATTCTATTCTGTGCCATCTTCTTCAAGCCATTTTTTATATACTAAATCATAATCGTCCAATGATAGTGAAATAGTATAACCTATTTTTCCTAGTTCATGAAAAGCAAGTCCTTCACATTCAATATCACAAGTTAATTTATCACTTTCGTGCGATTCAGTAACTTTTGTAATTAAAAATTCAAAAATTTTCTCATCAATACTTTGCTTATTAAAAATAACTTTAATTTTTCGCAAATTAATAGCAATATTACCATTTCGAGTGTTATACCAAATAGGATTCTCAACTAACTTTTCTCCATCATATAAATACATAGGAATTGAAAATTTAAATTCCTAAGTACCATCATCAGCAATAGTTAGCTAGGGATTCTATATTCTTCCTTTTTGCTCTACATCTGACCACTTCAGGACGGTAATAAACTCGTCCTGAAGGGTCCAAATAGAGACTTCATAACTACGGACTTCTTTTTTCTCTACGCCTTGCTCATACATTTGTATATATGAACGAGCTATCTATCTGTCAGTAATCATATAATCTCCTCCTTTTACTCATTATAAATACATATTTCTGTATAAAATCTATACATTCTAAATAGAAAATAAAAAATTATGATATATTCTATGTGAATATGTTCTACCTTCTTCAGTATTCATCCAATGTAAGAATCGGCCATTCTTGTTCGGATAATTTCGTTCTCGTATGAAAATATTATTAGATAATAGCATATCACCAGCATCTTCTTCCTCAACATGTAGAAGCTAACTACTTCTATGAATATCTCCAGTTACCCTAAATATAGTTGGAATTTCTTCTTTGTTTTGAATTTTACTATCAACATATTTACAGAAAGCTTTTACCGCTTGAGTATAAGTAGCTGAATCTCCCGCGGTGGGAACAATATTTTGATGAGTTGAAGAGCTGATACAATAATTACTCCATCCCCAAGTAACTAAATTTTCATATCTCTATTCATCAGTTAAGTTAGGGTCCTCTGACTAAATTGTATTTATTTTATTTATCGCATTTTCTTCATATACAATATCTAATAAACTAATAGTATTAATTGGTTTTCGACAATTATATGTTACAAATGCCTCACCTGTTTTACTATTAAAGACGAAATGGAAAGGAGTATATTCATCTTCATCATTTAACCAAAAACTCTTCATACGATTCTAAATATCTTTATAAATAACCTAAGAAGATTTACCAGTAGCATCTAATAAAGCATTAACCCAAGCACGCACAGCCGGGTGTTTAACTTTTTCAATAATCATTTCTTTTAAATCTGGAATTGACATTGTTGAAAAATAATGTGTTAATAATATATTTAATGCTTTATTATAACTAGCAATGATATTAGGCGCGGTAAGTCTAAGTTCCTATGTTTTAACTGATTCAATAAAAATAGAATTATAAGGGTTATTCTGATTATCAAACTCATTATTAATACTATAAAAATATCCAGCATCATCAAATGCTGGCTATAAATCAAATGATATAATTGTCGGTGCGGGAGCTGTTCCAGCATAAAAGAAATATCCAGCATTACTCGCGCCGGCCGGTAATTCTAGAATACCATTTCCATTTGCGTCCACAATTGCGCCAGCAATCTTACCGATATATCGTCCAGGAAGACATTCAAGGCTAGTAGGAACAAAATCACTATCTTTGTCTAAAAATAACTATTCATTATCTTCTGACTAAATACTGCGCCAATCCTCTGCTACTAAAGTCGTTTGAGAACGCTAGTTAAAACCTTTCTCATTTAATACATTATTTACCCACACTCCATCCAATGTTAAGGTGCCATCAATACGCGCGCCCTCACCAGTAGGCACTCCATCTGTCCACGCAATTGAATTTTCTGGAATAGACCAAATTAATGATTCAACATTTCCTTCAACATTCGCAAAAGCGCCATTACCTAATAACATATTATTTTCAATCATACTACCAAGAGGAATACCATCTTCATATAAAATTTTTAACGCATCCTTAGAAGCAAAAATGCTAACTTCAGCACCATTTGCGTCTGTCCAATAATCAATATAACGATTACCAGACTTTTTACCCAATATATTATTTATGGCATACCAATGTGGGTCATCTGATATTAATTCTAATATAATCTCACCTTTATATAAAGTAGTGCTGGTTTTATATACATCGCCGGAAATATTAATATCTGCCTCTGATTCAAAAGGTAATAAAGATAAAGCCGGTGGTTTAGATACTCGCGCCATTATAGCGCGGTTCGGATGTTCTGATAACACTAGTTCACGACTTACCCCAGCTGAGAACCAATTTAAAAAATTATCTAATTTGCGCTAATCAATACCATCAGTAGCTAAATTAAAAGTAATTGTGTTATTAGAATAATGAGTGTTCCAATAAAATTGTCCATCTAAATTATCATATGTACTAACATTATCATTAAAACCAGCATATCCATCTCTTGATAATCTATTACTAGTAATTGTAGCAATTAAATCAAAATCTTCAATATGCTTATTTCCATATGTAAAGCTAATAAAAGAACGGTTCATATATGGCAAACGTTTTACACCATCATGAGTAGCCTAATATACCTGTCCATATCGAACTGTATTAATAGGGGTATCGGTTAAACCGATACCCCCAATTTGTCCATAATCTCTATAATTTTCCATAACTCATTTTACCCCCCTATTCTATTCCAACCTTGCGACTTACGTGCTATTTGGATCATGCGGTCAAGCGCTTGCTCGCCCGCGCGTTGAGCATCATAATCGTTCGCAATTTGAGAAACATTCATTTCAACAGTTGCATTCTCTATTATAATGCCGCCATCGGACGGTCCAATCACACTATTTGTTGCGTTTGAAATATTATTATATGCGTCCCTAAAGTCGGTTAGCAGACTTAATAGGGAAGTTGGTTTATTGCTTAGAATATCGTTGCGTAAGGTTGCAGTTTGTGAAGCCGTTAGAACAGATTCTTTTGCATGAACTAAAGCTGGTCCAGTTTCATCAACAATACCACCTTTATCGAACGTAGCTAATGTTGCCAAAGCTAATTGTGACAAGCGCCTTGCTTCCATTCCTGATTTTGGATTGTTCCCGGTAGTCATTATATCATTGCCAAGCTAAGTTATCTTTAAGACTGCTGCCTATTTGGCGGCTTCTTTAGTATCAAATCCATCCTATTCAAAACGCTTACCATTATATACAAATGAATATTTGTGCTTTTTATCATTACTAGAATTATTCGAGCTAGTTCCATTACCGCCATTACCACCGCCATTGCCGCCAGCAGTAGAAGCAGCAAAGTTTCCTTCGGTCTTGGCCTTCTCCTCAGCCTCTTTCTTCTCTTTTTCAGCTTTCTTCTTGGCAACTTCATCACCATACAAGGTAGTAAGAATGTCCAATCCGCCATCCAGCGTTTCTTGAAGCTCCTTAAAACGCTAAATCTCAAATAAATCTTCACGAATTGTTTTTGTTAATTCTGTTGGTGATTGTCCCCAATATTCTTTTGTATTTTCTTTAATGAACTCTGAAATACTTTCGGGAGAACCTTGTAATACTTCATATACAGCATTCCAAAGTAATCCATTCTCTTTCTCATATTCAAGCTATTCAGTCATTATTTCAATCTAATGGTCTAAGCGCTCTAATTGATTATCAGAAGCTTTCTACAATGCATCAATCTACTACTACTAGGCATCAAAATACATATTTTGTTGCTTTTCACTAATCTAGCGTTGTAAATCAGTAATTTGAGAAGCAGAGCCACCAGAGCGCTATAAAATAGCCAACTGCCGCTGTAGCTTACCAAACTCATCAGCTTCCTACTAATTAGAATACATTTGTTTTTCAAGATTGAGCTACTCACTTAATCCATCAATTAATGCTTTAGAAGACTTTTCAATTGCATCGCGTTCTTTCTAGAATTCATCAATTTCGCGCTATCTACTATCTTCAATAGCTTTCAATACTTTCTATTCTACATTAATTTGATTATCTTCAATATCTCGAATAATTTCATTAATGCTAGCTTGAGATTCAAGAACTGCGTTTCTATGTTCTTCAACAGAGTCATGTAATGACTGCATTTCTTCTTTATCCGCGTCTATTTTATCCCAAAAAGCTTGTAGTGCGGTGTTATACCAATCTGTACCTTCCTGTTTAATTTCATTACCGGAAGAATCATACTTCATAGCAAATTCAAATCCAGCATCAACTAACCGCTTATATTGTTCTTCAGCAGTATAATTAGCTTCACCAGTAGTAGCATTGCGACCTGATAAATCAGATAGCCAAGCTAATGCTCCATCTTTATAATAAAGCTAACCACTTTCACCAAATCCATATAAGGCACTAAATGCGCTCTACTCATTAAGCTCTTTACGACGTTTTTCGAAATATTCGTACTAAGAATCTGCTAAAGACTAATGTACTACTAACTATTGTTGTAAAGCCTTTAAAGTCTTCATTTGACTCTTATAATAATCTTGCCCATGAGCAATCATATCAGATTGAATTTTAGCGCGCTCTTTTTCTTCATGTGTAATTTCTTTTTCTAGCTAAGCAATTTGCTGTAACCAGTTATACCACTTTTCTAGATCTTTTAAGAAGGCTTTTGGATCACCGCCGCCTCCACCACCGCCACCTTTACCAGCTAAATCTTTTGTGGTTAAGGACTCTAATGCTTTCCATTGCGCACGTAGCTATTTTAATGCATTTAAAGCTGCGCTAGCAGATGCTTTTGCAGGGCCGCCATGTATATTACCTTTCGCATAAGAAACAGCATTTCTTTCATTAGTAACCGCTCTTCCGCGTCCAGAAGACATTCCTTTTTCAAGAAGTGATTTAGTTTGTAAATGATTAAATACTATTGCATCATTTGCCAGATTAACCATTTCAGGGCCATTCTAACCAACGATGGAATAACGGCCATTAGAAACTACAAGTTCTGGGCCGAGTTCTCCCATTAGCGTACCCTATGCCCTTGCTAGGCCGACAGTACCTTTTGCGACATTTGAACCTTCGCTTGACGGCTAATCAGAATTACTAGTATTATCAGTTGTTGTAGTTAATACTTTAGATTTTGGCGTCCAATTATCCCAATCTGCTTTAAGAGTTTCAATTTTTGATGTCGCAGTCTAAGTATCAACTTTTACTTCTATAGAACTTTCTTGAACATCATTTTTTAAAGCATCAAATTTATCTTTTGCATCTTCAGAAGTCTTTGCTACTTGCTCAATCTTACTATCGTCTATATTTGTAAACGCATCTTTAATACCCTCAGAAACAGTCTCTTTTAATCCTAAATCCATTCCAAGGAGCTGCTCACGAATATAGGTTTCTAATTTACTAGTATCAATATGACCCTCTGCATCCGCGATCTCTGCTCCAGAAATAGTAATTTTAGCTCCACCTAATGTTAATTCTAATTCGCCATTAGGATTTAATCCATCGATTATTTGACTACGCCATGCACCAGATTCTAAATCTTTTTTAACACTTTCTCTAATGTCGCTTGGATTCTTTAAATCGACCTTTGTATCACCAACTGTAACAGTCGTTTCAGTATGAACATATTCTCCAAAATGCCAATAAGCTTGCTTCTTCGCCTCTAGATCATTAGAGAAATCTTTCAACTCATTACCTTGATGTTGACTATTCCACCAATTAAGAGCTAATTCATTAATATTTTTTCCGTAATGCCCTTCATTATCAGTATAAATACGATTACTATCTTCGTCATATTCAACAAAAACCTTAGCCTTTCCTTCAACAGCAGTTTGTAGCTATATTTGCTATGGTTCCTCGGTAAAATCAATATTATCAGGAATTATCGCGTTAATACCATCTAAAAGTGCAGTCCACAAAGCTATATTCTTTCTTGCTTCCGGATTTGATGTATCTGATGTATTAAATGTATAACTTTTTCCATTAATATTGGCTGTAATTTTATCCTAATCAATAGTTAGTTTATCCTCTATCTATAATATAGTCTCAAGAGTCGTAGAATCTTGCACTGCTTGCCCATTATGATATTTCTAAATTTCTTCTTGTAAATCTTCCTACTTTTTTCCAGTTTCTTTCTTCCATTTTTCTAAGACTTCTTTTGTATTTGAATCATCCCAATCAATCTAGGTAATCTATCCACCACTAATAATAAGAGTAGTATTATCAAGTTGAATAACTAAATCTTCACCTAATCCAGATTCCTAAGCAATTGAGGCCAAACTATCATATAGATTATCTAAGTCCCATTCACCGGATTGATACATTTTCCACATAGAATCAAGAACTGAAGTTAAAGCTTGAGCATCATCAATACTGATCTCATCCTTTTTCGCATTTGTTAATAGAGTTCTTAATGATTGATTATTAACTTTAATCTGATCTAATGCTTTATACAAATCATTTTCTTTATCATCTAATTCTAATAAAGAATTAACCCATTTTGTGACGCTAGAATTAGCAGTATTTAATCCAGCAAATCCGCCGCCTAAATCAGTAAAGAAATCACCAAAATCAATTTTGCTATTTTCTCCAGTAATATCACCAAGTTTTTCCATCTAAACAATTACTTCAAGTAATCGTATCATGCCATCAAGCATTTTAACTTGTGATTTTGCCATTGACGCAATACCAGCATTAATTCCGCTAGACATTTCTCCGCTGCCAGCTTCAAAATCAACACCAATTTTTCCTAGTGCTACTTTAATATTACCAGTACTATCAACAGTTAATGCTTTCGCGCCCTTCTGAATTAAAGCTGCGGCAGCTTCCATAGAACCATCTAATTTAATACCAGCAACCTCAAAATCTTGACCTAGCGCCGCAATATTATTCATTTCAGTAACAATATTATACCAATCCTAATAATTAATGAGACCCTTATCTTTACCATTAGTTTTATTTAAAGCTGTATCTAATGTTTGAATTGCTTGTGCCCAGTTATTAAAATAATTAATAGGATTATTTTGCGCTCCAGGAATCTTATTGGACATAAAATTAAATCCTTCATCTTCAGAAGTAGAGCGAGTTGCAAGAATTTGTTTAGCTAAATCTAATTCTTGTTGATACTCTTTTGAACGAGCGTCTGGAGCAATCTTTTCTAGCTCTATAATTCTTGCCTAAATATCACTAATGCTCTTATAATGTTCATTAGTTTCTTTTAAACTATTATTAAGTTCATTAAATATTAATTCAGCTTGAATAGCATCAATATCTTTAACTTTATTATATAATGCAATAGCCTAATTAGTAGATAATTTTAAACCTTCAGTTGTTTTAGTAAAATCTAATTTAATATTAAATTGATCCGCCCAGGACTATAATTTCTGCGCTTGAACATTTGTAAGGCTACCAGAAATACCACCTTTAATTAAATCAATAATACCATTAATATAATCATTAACAGCATCAGCTAATTCAGCGAGTTCTTCCGGTAGTAATCCGGCATTTTCGCTTGCTAATTGAGCAATAGTATTAACTAATTCCGGAATATTGGTTTCAGATGAAATTTCTAAAATTCTGTCATTAACGGATGCGCCCAATTTATTAAAATAGACGTTATTAAGCGCGGCTTCAGCCATTCCTAATTTGTCTACTAGATAAGTTACATTAATTCTATCTCCTGCTTTAGCTTCAGTGATAGCTTTAACTTCTTCAGTTATATTTTCACCAATCTTCTTATCTAAAGCAATTAAAGAATCGTTATAAGCTTTATAGGCTTCTGTATATGCTTCAGAATCAGGCCTCCAGTGCATTTTACTAGCAAATGCATTAAAATCATAAATCTAAACCTAACCATTACCTAAAGAGCGTAATCCATAATCAGCGGAATTAGCAATAGCACTTTCTAATGTAACACCATACTTAGCAAGCATTTCGCCCAAGGCTTCATATGACATTCCCATTGCATCATTTAACACTGAAATTGCATCAGTTTCTGGCTATTCTATCGCTGTTAAGAATTTAGCATATAAACTATTTAATTGAGAAGTAGTTTTTGCGCTATCAGCATCCATCTAGGCATATAATCTTGAATATGCATCAGCCATATTAGTTACAGAAGTAATTACAACACTTCCATCATCTAATTTAATAGTTTCAATTCCATCGCTTACTTCCTCCGCGATATTCGCTGCCATACCAGTAAGAACCGTCCCTTCGCCCTGTTCAAGCGATTCCATAGCTGTGTTAATACGATTTATTCCGGCATGATATACAGCATCAATTTCATCAGGAGCAAGTTCATCACCTTTAAGTTCTTTAATCCATTTAACCGCGTCAGCACCGCCAGCATCAATAATAGAAAGAATTTTTTCTACAGTGGCATCAGCTATATTTCCACCCTAAGCATTATACCAATTTTTAATCTGCTGTCCTAAATTATTAGCCGCTTTATGCTTTTCAGTAGGATTAGTAGCATTAATAAAACCAGCAATATCCATATTCTACTAAATCATAGTTAAAGTTTGATCTTTAATATATTCATTAATAGCATCTCCAGACATGCCTAATTTCTCTAATTCTTTTCTCTAAGCTTCAAAATATGTTTTTAATACATCAGCCTTTAAAGTAAACTAATCCAAATTGGTATCATACTAGAAAGCATCTTTTATACTTAAATTACTATTTTCTACTATTTTATTATATTCATCAACAAATTTCTACATATCTGAAATACTATTAGTTCCCTAATATGTATAACCACCCGCAGTAGAAATCGAAGATAAAATATTATTTTGAGCGTCTGCAATTGTTTCTTTAATATGATTGGCTAATGCTTCATCTATACCAGATAAAGCCTCTACTAATCCAGAAACATCTAATTGACCTGCATCGGTTATAAACTCACTATATTCATCGCCAAGCACACTTAAACTATCTTTTAGACTATCTCTAAATATCTTAAGATCAGCATCGGTTGCTGTGCCACTTAGAACCTTATCCCAATTTAAACCACTAATATTATCAAATACTGCCTGCTGTGCTTGGGCCATAGCTTTATTATAAGCATTAGAATCTATTTGACCATTAACGCTCATTGCCTTAGCAAGCTCGAGAGCATAATCACTAAGTGTCATCACATAATGGTCTCCAACCTCTTTTAATTTACCTTCTTCTCCGATATCACCAATCTTTAAGCCACCCTTATCAATTAGTGTAGAAACCTAATCAGCAGTAATTGTAAATAAGTTAGAGCCAATTCCAGCCCAAGCATCTTTAGACTAAGTAAGAACTGTTTGCATAGCTTTCCAATTCTTAGCTAAATCTTCAGAAGTCCAACCTGTTTTTTGATATAAGTAATATGGATTTTTAGCAGAAAGTTCAGCAAAATATTTCTAAGCGTTTTGAGCATACTATAAAGCATTTGTAACTCTAAGAATACCATTATCAATAATAGCAGCACCATTAGCTTTTAGCTCACGCTAAACGTCTTGTGATAACTAAGACACATTCATTTCTTTAAATAAAGAAACTGAATTAAAAGCATTATCATAGGATTTTTTAATTAAATCTTGGAACTGAGTGTCAAGGGTAATTATACCATCAACATAGGATGAATAAGCATTTTGATAGTCAAAAGTCTATTTAAAATCACTAAACTATTGATCATCCATGCCCATAGCTTCTTGTAACTTAGAAGCAAATCTCTGCCAATTAATAATTTTAGTTTTTCCAAACTAATTTGTTTCTAGTACATTTTCAAAACCATTTGTCCATGTTAAATTATCAGTTAAATAATCTGATAATTTTAAATTAAATTTAGTAAATGTATCTTTTAAAGTATCAATATCTAATGATGCACCCGATGCAATAACGGTAATTGCCTAGTTAGCCTATTCATAATTTTTAGTTAAAATAGAACTATAAGCTTCATTAGCCTCTGCAGTTGAGTTAAAATGTTCTTGTACATTTCTATATAATGTAATCGCACTTTGTACTAGATTATCGCTCGCCGCGAGCAAGCCTTGATTATCTAATTCACTCAACCCAGCATCTTCCAATAGTCCTCTTGTGGTATCAGATAACTTACTACCCGTCCCACTAAAAATTTCATTAATCGCTGTAGTTGCCGACTATGCAAGATTAATTTTCTTTTCAGACTAATAAGCTGTCATTGCCGCTTTAAAGCCTGCCTCATCGAACTATGTTATTTTTTGGCCTTCTTCATTAAAGCCTGTTTTAGTATATATTGTCCTTAAATATTCCTCATAAACAAGTTCATCTAAATTAGCTGAATTGTTCATTTTTTCATCTGAAATATTTAATGCTTTTCCTAAGGCACGTAAATTTCGTGTATTTTTTCCAGTTAAATCAGCTCCAGGAGTATATAAAGCAGACCAATCAATATTCTAAAACAAAGCATTTTGATAATCTTTTTCTTGCGCATCATACATAGCCTAAATTTGTTCAGCAAGCTATTCATCACTTTGCTATTTCTCTTCAAGCCATGTAAAAAAGTTATCTAAAGTTTTTTCTTGTGTTTCATCAGTATAAAATTCTTCTATTAAGTCTTGTAAAATTTGTCGACTAGCTGTATCCTCTTCATTTAATGACATTAATTCATTTATATGCTTTTCAAAATCAGCTTTATCATCTTTAAAGTCTTTTGTTGGATCAAAAGTGATAATTTCTTCTGTCTAGGTATATTGATTTATACCGCTTTCTAATTGTGTAAGAAATTCATAATCCTCTACATCCTTCCACTCTAATACTTTATCATTTAAAACGTTTAATAAATTCTCAGAATTTGAAAAAGTATTTGCCAGTTCATCATCTGTCATAGACATAACATTATTAAAGAAAAGATCCCATTCATCCTCGGTAAAATTTACATTAAATAATTCACTTATTAAAGCCTACTATGCTGAACGTACTGTATCTCTAGTTAAACCTCTATCAAAGTCAGAACTTGGTATAGTACTAGCAACACTACTTATAAGATCTAAAGATCTCGCATTATATTTTCGATAAGCTGCCGCAGCAGCGCCACCGACCGTATCAGGATTCGTTCCATTTAAGAAATGCTTATCATAATCCTCAGAATCTGTATAATAAGTACTGCTATTTCCTGGATTAAAAAGTGCTTTATCTTCATCGGTTAAAGTGTAAAACTCATCTGATGATTCTCCTACTCTTTCTAAAAAGCTTCCTAATTCAATTATTCGTTCTGGAGTAACTTTTTCTTGATTCATGTACTCGGTTACCATAGATAATGTATCATTATCTTTATTTGCGTCAAATTCTGGTAGCTTTAAAACTTGACGGGATATTTTTTGCTATCCCGTAGGAAGATTACCCTTTTTTCCACTTAAATTATCTATTAATTCTTTCCTCTATTTAATTTTTGCTTCTGTATCTTCCTTAGTTTTAATAAAATTATTTCTCCTAGCTTCTATACTCTTTTCTAAACCTTCTTCTGTCATTACATATTTTTTTAAGATCGGATCAAATACAAATAAGTCATTAAAATTTAAATCAGAACCGTCAGATAATAATTTTACTACTTCTTCAAATTCTTCTACCGCTTTTTCAAATTCAATACCAGATTTATTAATTGATAATGAAGAATTTAACTTTTTAGAAAGATCTTTAACTTGTTTAATACTATCCTCATAAATAGTATTTAAATTATAATTAATACTATTTATTATACTTTGTCTTACTGTTTCAAGTCCTTCCTTATTCTAAAATTCATCATGAGTATTTGCATAACTAGACATATCATCAAAGACTTTATTAATTTCTTCTGGATTAGAAAAATTTATATTAATAATCATATTAAATAATTCATTTTGTATATCATCAGTCTATTGCCCTACTATATACATAATCTAATCCAATGCGTTTAATCTAGCCTAAGCAAGAGCTGTATATCCATCTTCAGCAAATCTATTTATCTATGCAAACTAATCAGTAACAAAATCGGAATATATAGATAATACATGAGTATCAGAGTCGTCCATAAAACGTTCTTTAATCCACATTATCTAATCTTCTGTGGTATATTCTTGTTTACTATCATTCCATGTACCTTTATTTTTATTCTGAAGAATTTTCTTTAAACCTAATAGATTAGAATTAACTTTTCCAGTAGTCTAATTAAACACAGTAGAAAGAAATCTATCTAAATTATCTTTTCTTGCATCTATTAATAACTGATTAAAACTTTTATATAAAGCATTATCTTCATTTAATTGTAAATCGAAATATTCTAATAATTCATTTATATTACTAAATTCGCCATAATTAACAGAAGTAAGCTTTTCTCTCTAAGTTTCTGTTAGGCCCTTAATTGCAGATAAGAAATCTCTCTTTGAACCACCTTTTTTATAAAATGTTTCATACAATTTAAGATATGACTCATTTGATTCTAATTCATTTTTATAATCATACGATAAAGAAAAATCATCATTAATAATATCATAAAGTTCCTATCTTCTTTCAGCCGTAGATCGTTCCTATTTTGCTGTAGTATAATTCCGTCTCGCTGATCTCTAAAAACTCTCAACCAGCTTTGCGGCTTTATTAACACCAGAGGAAGTCAAATCATCATAGTCAAGTACGCCTGCCAACTGTTTAAATTCAGTTGCCCCACCAAAAATATCAGAATATTTTGAAAAATAATCTTCATCTAATTCTTTTGCAATACCTTTTACATTAAAGCCCTATTGCATAAGAGCAATTTTACGTTGTACCTCATCAATTACTTGTAACTCATAATCTCTGGTCACTACTTGAACATTAGCCTAATCCGCGGCAGTCTGAGCACTAACAGAACGCTCATCCACTAATTTTTTCTCTGCTGCAATTAAATTAATAATAGCATTTCCAGCTGCATCATAACTCGAGATTAATTCAGGATACTATGCTGCCATAGAGCTCATTGCACTAGTATATGCATCCATATCTTCTTGTGAGTTATACATTGATTTACGTAATTCTTTAATATTATCAATAGAAGAAGATAGCTCTGTTACTCTTGCTTGCTATTTCTAATTTCTTTCTTTAGCGGCATCTAGCATTTTTCTAGCGTCAGCTAATTTTTCACTAAGAGTATACTTTAAACCATCAAGTATACTTCCAAGTCCCCCGACAAGAAATCCTGCTATACCGCCAATCGCAGCGCCCCACGGGCCAAACATTGCCCCCATTGATACTCCGGTAGCTGCGCCAGAAAGGCCCTAGCCTGCACCAGCTATCAATTTATCATTTTCAGTATTTCTATTTTTTATATCTTCTACATCTTTAACACCATAATTTGCAGAAGCTCCAATTATCACTGGGGCAATTAATCTTGCAATATTTGAAGCAAGCATTACTCCTTGACGTTTATTACTGCCCTATTTCCATTTAAAATGCTTGCCATACTTCGCACCCATATTATGTCGCCAATTAGTAAATCGTGCACGCATGGTAGGATTGGCCGCGTCAACTTCCTCTTCTCCGGATTCAGTTGGCTCTACATTACCTTCCGGCGGGACAGCACCGCCTGGCGGAACAACACCACCTGAAGTAGCATGAGTGCGCATTGCATTTGTATCTTGGCCGACTACAGTGGTATGCTACTACATTGTAGTCGCTCCTTGTTGAGTCGTGTCTTTTAAGCGTTCTATTGGCTAAGAAGCACCCTAAGCTACCTTACGAAGTTCTTCTAGCTCTGGCGTTGCAGCGCCCGTAGCATTAGCTGCTTCACCTATTTTTGCAACGAATTGATCAATAGCTGCATAATTAGCATCATTTTGACTCAAGCCAAGATTATTTAAAACTCCTTGACGATAGTTAGCATCATTTAAGAATGGTGCCTCACTTACTAATGTAGAAGCAATTGTTCCTTTATCGGCCATCCATCCTTCACTATTAAGCATGTCCTAAACAGTAGTAATTTTAACTGCAACTGGAGTACTCTCTACATTACTCTTGAGCTAATTTATTTCTTCTCTAGCCTAATTAGTATCTGCCTAAACAGGCTGTGTTACAGGAAGTAAATCATTTATAGTAACCTAGCCAACTACCTACTCTACTTTCTATTGTACAACTTCGGGTGATTCTGGCTCAAGCTGAAGAGGAACCACCTAAAGATTATTTGGTCCTAAATTATTAAGATCAAACTATAATTGGCCACTAGTTCCTACTTCAGGTATAGGCGTAGGCTAATTATTTACCACTGGCGTGTTACCTAAAGGAGACTCATTATTTACAACTGGAGGAGTATTAATATTTTCTAAAGGAGGATTATTTGTTTTCTAATCCGTTGATAAAGGAATTTTAATTTCTTTTTCTTCCGCGTCCTTCCTTTCTTTATCTATTGCCTCTTTCACTCCAGTGGTATCAGCAGTAACTTTTACTTTCCAGTCTTCAGCAAGTCTACTTTTAGATTCTTCAAGTTGTCGAGTGCCGTAAGATTCCGCAGTTTTACCAAAAACCGACTATGCATCTAAAAATTCCTATCTTTTTAATTGGCGTTCTTCCTATGCTTTCTAAATTGCATTCTAGAATGTTGCATTTGCTTCGGTGAAAGTCTCCCTAGATGTAGCTGTTTTTAATTCTGACCAAGAAGCCAACTAAACTCTAGGTGTACTAGATGGTGAAACATTACCCGCAAATCCCTCTCTATCTGTAGGTGAAATTAATGTAGGATTATTTGCAACTCCCATTATAATGCCCATATTATTTGGTATTCCTGGACTAACTGGAGCGGTAACTCTAGCCATTGCTTCACGACCCAATCGTGCCTATTCTTCTTTGTAACGATTTTCTTCTGCTGCTTTTCTTTCCGCTTCTTCTCTAGCCCTTCTTGCGGCTGCCTCTTCTTGAGCCTTTCTTTCTGCTTCTTTCGCCCTTCTTTCTGCTTCTTCTTTAACTTTTCTTTGTTCTTCTTCTATTCTTGCTCTGCGGTCAGCTTCCTCTTGCGCTTTTCGTGCGGCTTCTTCTTCTTGTGCCTTTTTTGCAGCTTCTTCCTATTCTGCTTTCTATGTCGCTACAGTAGAAACTACAGTTCCCTTGCCATATTGTTTTTCAAGTGCTGACTATACTTCATTGTCTCTTATAACATCTCGTAATGCTCTATTACTAGTACGTCCTCCATAGCCAAGCATATTATAAAGTTGACTTAAACCAACATCTCTAATAGCTGATGGTAAAATAGGAGCATTTTCTGGTGTCATATTGCTATATTGATTATTTAAATTATTATATCTCTATAACAATTCTTCGGCTCTCTAAGAATTAGAACCAGCGGCTTCCCAATCACTTCGTGCCGATTTAACTTCTTTTCCTAATCTTTCTCTACCAGTTCTATAAGAAGTTTCCTAAATAGCATTAAAAGTTTCTTCACCAAAAATACTTCTTAATTCATCTTTACTATGGGTCGCCATAGTTTTAGCAAATCCATTTAAAGCAGTTTCTAATTTAACCTATAAACCGCTTAAATCAATTTCACCATTATTAATTGATTGAGCTAAACTCTATAATACCGTTTTACCAATTTCTGCTGAAGATGCCCCCGCCTCTTTCGCGGCCTTCATCATTGCCTAAACTGCTGCGCCGCCAACTCCAGTTTCTAACATAGCCATAATTAATGGAGAAGGAGAATGAATATCTAATGAGCTTCGTATACCTTCAAGAATAGACTATCCTAATGTTTGAGCTGCACTACCCGTAATACCAGCAGAATTTAGCATACCAGTTATTAAGCTTAATGCAACATTAGATCCAATTACTTCTATCTATCCTTTAATTCCTTCCATACCAGATAAAGAATTTAATATCTACCCCTTAATTTCTTCCATTGTTCCTTCAAAATTAACAGTTGGAGTAATAGAAGTTAATGTCTAACTAAAGGCCATCGCTGCAGTTTCTTGAACTCCATTTAACCCAGTTCTAAAAATATCAGCAATTTCAGTAATTTTTGCTGTAATTGCTGGATTCTATGATAATGACTATAACAATCCCTATATTGCACTATTACCAGCATTAGAAAAAGAAGATATTAATTTTGGAGCCAATTCATTCGAGCCATTTATAATTTCTTCAACATTTTGTCTAAAATTAGTAGCCCATTCAGGATTGGTAAAATCAATTGAATTCAAACTATTCTATAACTGGCCTAAAACTGTTGGGTCAATTGCATCTACTAAATTAAGTCTAGCTTTTAATTCTACTTCATTTAAACCAAGTTCCGCAGCCTAAGACTAAATTTGAGCTTTTAAATCTTCTATATTTAAATTTAAATTAGAATTAGTCTATGTACCTAATTCACTAGTATCCGCTTTTACTTTAACAGGCATTTCTCGATTCTATTTAATCTTCTCATCTAATTCCTTTAAAGAATTTTCTGCATCAGTTTTATCAATTTTAAGCTTTTCAACTCTTTCCTATTGTTCTCCAACTCTTTTCTAATATGCCTCTTTTCCCATATTGATAAGATTTTTTGCGCCTATACCCGCATTTACCACCGAGAATAGAGTTGGTAATATTCCTTTAAAAGTACCTAATTTTCCTATTAAAGTAATAAGTTTAGTTAACCATTCATATGTTCCCTTTAAAGCATCTTCAAAATGAAGATCTAAATATAATTGTGAAAATGCATTTTTTAACTAATTAGCTTTAGACTCTAAGGAATCCATAGCTTTTGCTGTCTAGACCATACCAGCATTTTCAGCATTACTAGACGTATCTATTGCACGTTTTAATTCATCATAATTAGATACTAATGCAATAAAACGAGATTGTTGTCTATTACCAGCCATAACCGTAGCAACATATCTCTATGTATTATTATCTAATGTATTCCATTTTTTTGCTAATTCTAAAATTACATCATCAAAATCACGAAATTGGCCAGCGCTATCTTTAAGAGAAATACCAATAGATTTTAAAGCTGTATCAACTTTATTAAATGCCACTTCTTCTCCATCAACATTTAATAATGTACTTGGCGATGCTTTCATTTCGCCATAACGAGAAATAATAGATTTTAAAGCAGAACCAATATTTTGCGCGCCTTCACGAGTGGTCTGCTCCATAACACTAATAAAAGCAGAAGTCGTCTATAATGACATGCCTACATTCGCCGCAGAAGAAGCGGTCTTTTCCATAGCATTTGCAATTTCTGCTGAGCTAACGGCAAATTTTGCCGCTAAAGCGCTATATGTATCAGTTACTTGCGCGGCATTTTCCATATCAATGTTAAACGCACGAATAGCAACAGTCATAGCATTAGTTGCTTCGGTATAATCCATACCAGAAACCTTAGCCATTTTTAGTGTTTCAGTTGTTAAAGCCATTACCTCATTAGTCTATAAACCTTGTTGATAGAATAACTGAGAAACTGTATATACATCTTTTGTTGCAACACCAAACTATTGTGCTGTCTATGTATATTGTCCAATTTTACCCCAAAGTTCTTTTTGAGACATATTTGTAACAATAGCAATATTAGTTATACTTTGATCCAATTCCTTTATATTACTAATAGCACTTTTAATAAATTGTGATACTTTTCTAACAACAGCATAAACGCCAATATAACGATTAATAAAATTTTGTATCCCCTATAATTTATTAAGTGTCTAATTCATTCTAGCTAACTTAGCTTCTCCTTCATTAACAGCGAGACCTAATGCTCTTACTTCATTACCGGCCTACGCCATTGCTGCGCTAAATTGTGGAGAACTCTAAACAGACTAAAGTAAATTATTTTTCAAATTACTTAACTCTTGCTAAGGTATACGTAAGGCTTCAGCGAGTTCCTGCGCTTTAGAAGCAATTTCCTTATTCGGAAGATCAAATGCAGAGACTACTTTATTATAAGCATCAGATTTTGTCTAAGTTTTATCTAATTCCTATTTCGCGCGTTCAACTTCTTTTAACTATTCAGCATAGTTATTTTTTGCCAATTCAATATTTGTTTTATTAGAACCAAAAAGCATATTCGCAGCAAAATCGCTGTCTGTTCCCATTTTTTTCCAGGCACCTTTCATGCCGTTTTCTAAAGTTTTCGCCTATTCTTCCATTCTTTGAAGCATTTCTTGTGTTTGTTGAGGAGTCAATTCAAATCTTGCGCGAAGCTCTTTTAAAAAGCGATTTTCTCCTACCACACCACGGTTGAAACCAGAAAATTCAGAAATTCCCTTATTATTAATGTCAAATTTCATATAAGAAGACATTAATTCCTATATTTCATTCTTTTTTCCTTCTTTTGGTATCTATTTAAAAGCATCTTGTAAAAAACTTACAGCGCCCCACTAAGTCATACTTTGTTTTCCATTAGAATTCTAAGTAATCTTTTTCTAAGCTTCCTCGTACGCTATTGATTGTACTTTTAATAAAGCATTAATACTGGTCATTTTATTATTAATAACTTTATATAATTCATCATAGCCCTTTTCTAATATTTTCGCCGCAGCAGCAGGCCCTTCTGCAATATTTAAATTAGATAAAAATGTCTAATCATTAAGAATTTTGTCCTTCTAAGTTCCTTTAAATGAAATTAAACTATTCTATAGCTAATTAATACGAGAATTTAATCCATCAATTTTAGACTATATATCATCTGGAATTTTTAAATCTTCAAAACGAAGATTTTTTGAAGCATTTTGAATACGATTAATACCAAGTTCTATTGCATCTACATCTTTCTAAATAGATTTAAAACTACTATCAGTATTTAATGAAATTTGTGACTTAGCAGAAATCTATTCTAATCTGCTCATTATTTTATTTAACTCTTGTTCAAATTTTTTGCCGCCAAGAGAATCAGCTAAAAGATTTTTACCAGCAAATGCTTTTAACTAATTTGTAATATCCTATAAATTTTTAATCTACAATGATACTGGAAGTTCAATGCCCTAAGTCACCATAAAACCTCATCTCCTTTAACACATAATAAAAAAAGAGCCACTTTCCTAAGAAAGTGGCATATTAAAAGTCCGCATCTAGTTCTGTCCCTAGACGCGTAATTTCCATAATTAAATTTTTCTAATCTCCAACAGTTTCTGGTAATCCAATGATATTAAAAGTAGAAACAGTGGGATCGGCCCTTTCTCCCAATCGTAAGTTAATATTACTTACAATCCTAACTTTCGGCATATACAATATATTTGTATAATTATTGCCCTCATTTTCATCCTTTGAGTAGAACTTAGCCTCAAGTGTGAAAAGACCATTAAATCTTTCTTTTTGTACACTATAAATTAAGGCTCCATCTTCCTCCTCATATTTATAGTAATAGTCGATTAAAAATTCATCACTAATTTTTACTGGCTCTGTACAATTTTTATCTTCGTATAATGAGATTCTATGTACAGGATTTTCAAAACCATCAACTATATTAGGTTCTCTTTTGCCATAAACTTTTTTCTAAATAGCATTTCTAGCATAATTAAAAATAAAAGTTTTCTTAATGCTAGCATCAACCGGTTCATGTTTTACATCAATATATAAATACTTTATTTCCTTAGTATCCTAATCTATTTCTTTCTAAGGCTTAAAAGGGCCTTCTTTCATATTTATATAAAGTGGCTATTTTTCTTTTTCAGAAATAACGTTTGCGCCAAGTAAAATACTCATTCCAACCGAAGACATAACACCATCTGATAACTAAAACTACACTTCGCTTCTTTCATCCCAAATTACTCGTGGCATATTTGCCCAACCACCACGCGCAAATACAGGACGATTCTATTCAGTTAAAAGTGACATATTTACATTATCAAAATATAATACAGGTTCATCTTTTTCAATATATCTATCACCAAATTGCATCGGCTATTTAGCGCGTAATACAACTTCATATAAGTCTTTATGGCCAAAATACTATTCCATCATATTACATATCACCGCCATTCTAAAAAAAATAAAGGGCTTCCCATTTGGGAAGCCCCGTTATTTAGTTCAATTAGGAACCAGAGACAGAGCCATAGTCATCTTCAGCTACGCCACTTGTGCTGCTGCTGATATTGTAACGAACTAGCTTCATCATCTCATTTTCACCCTGTTCGTTGGTAGAACGAAGCACATTCAGGGTCATTTCAAAGGTAGAAGGATCGCCTTCAGCCTGTAGAGTAATAGTAACATTACTCTGTACCTTTGCCTTATTGATAACGAACTGGAATGGCTCATCCTTACCGGTCTTTTCAGAACGCATGAAGGTATCGCCAATTACCTTATAAGTTCCAGGGAAGGTATCAGGAGAAATTGTAACTTCAACCGCGGTCTCACTACCGGTGTTATTCTGTAGGACTTCTTCCCAGAAAATACGAATATGATCGCCTTTAGCAGAAGATACTGGAGAATCACCAATCATCTTAGGATTCTTGAAGGAAACAGAATGTGCACCATCAATAGCAGGAGCAGTTTGACCAGCAGCATAAACTAACTGAGTACGAGCACCTGTGGTTAGATTGATTAGACGAATTGGATGTCCATCGGTAGCTTTTGGGGTTAAAGCAACACCAGTTAAATGATCTTTTGGCTGAGGTAGAATACCACCTTCACCGCAAACTACTTCTTCAGTATGACGAACAATAACTGGGGCGTCAGCAGCTGGCTTTTTAATAGCGCCACCTAACATGAAACGAAGAGACTCAAGAGATAATAGAGCATCTTCTAGAGTGATGTTAATTTCCTTACCATAGTCCCATTGTACTAGCTTAGGATTGCCCCAGCCGCCCTGTGCAGCAGTGTTTTCAGCAGTAGTTTCAATGGTGGAAACTTTTAAGGTATCTAGGAATAGAACGATATCACCAGCATATACGCCAGCAGCAAGATCATCGTCTAGAGCTTCAAAGTATACGTTAGCAACCTCTTTAATACCATACTTATCAAAAATATTAACGTTACTTGCCATAAGAGTTTACCTCCTTTTATTTATCTCCACTAGCAATGGAACGCATCCAATGCTTTAGTTGAGATTTATTGATTTTTGCGCCCGCGAGGGCAGCTCTCTAATTTATATTAAACTAATCACGCCAGCCCATCCGCTTTAGCTAATCATGAAGAGCATAATATGTAATATCCCAAATATTCGACATATTTAGGCCGCAATCATTGATAGTTATACTACCAATTAAATCGGATAGTTTCATATCAGAACCGTCCTATTTAGATTGTCGTGCTTTTGCGCGACGAACTTTCTCACGGTTCGCGCGCATTTGCATTTTCAATCTTTTTGTAGCAGGATCATCATCATCATATATAATGATTTCTTCTCCTTCCTATTCCATAAAGTACATTCTTTTAAGAATACGCTACAAATCATAAAAATGTGCCTCATCTAATACATGCTATTCTTCTAATGGTCCAAGCATAATTTGAGGAGGATCTAATAGAAAAGATGCTTGTGAATGAGTGAAAAATTGAAATGCCTATTTTACTAAAAAATTGACCGTAGAATCCATTGATACCATCAGTAGCAAGTACTAAAAATCACTAATGCTATTCAACATTTCACGTAATTCATTATCACCTTTTACATCCGTAGGTTTAGTAGAAGTTAAAATGCTTAAATACTACTAAAATTTATCATATCCTATATCAATTATTTCACCTAATTTTGCAGGATATACTGCGCAAATATCTTCTAATAATACTGGACTTCCACGAAGAAACTTTAAAGTTTCATTATCAGTTAAATTCATTGATTGAATATGTCATTGTATAGCCGCCAATTTGAGAAGTAAATACTGTTCTATCTGCTCGTACAAACTTTAAAGTACCAATACCAGCCATTTGTGCGCCATTAAACATCTTATCAATTTCTTCCATAAGAAGATAAGGACGCAAAGAGTTTTCATCTAAAACCCATTCATCATATGGACAAGCTACATCTATACCGATTGTACTTATTTTAAAATCTTTATTAAGCATATTAGTAACAAAAGTATTAAATAAAGCAACTATATAAGACGTTTTCTCCGTACTTTCATCCCAAATTTTGGGAGTAATCATAATCTATTTGTTTAGAAGTAAGATACCATCCACATCATCATACTTCTATTCATTAAATGGATCGCGTACCTAATATTTTAGAAGGCGACATATGCGCTAATTTGACATTAGTTTATTGGCCATGTTAAATGCATTTTTACCCATGACCGAAAACCGGCGCTATGTTGGATCAGAAATAGGCATTTAACTCACCTCACCACAATGGAATAATTTTAACTGTTTTTTCATACGTAGCAATAATAATATATTCATTATCAACTTTTCTCTAATGCTAGGCAGTTAAAATTAATTCACCAATTTTATTTTTTGTATTAGCATGTAATACTTGAGCATAAGGAATTAAGTTATTATCTTTATCATACGCCGGAGATACAGTAGCGAGAGGAACTTTTTCATCGGTTTTATTAGTGATAAAAAATTCAACTTTTTCATCGAGATCAGAATTTAGTATTAATGGCTAATTTTCATTACTAACTACTTGATATTTCGCATAGCGATCTAACCGCAAAGTATCTGGGCCATCAATTAAAAATACAGGTTCTTCTTCTCGTCCAACAATATTAATTTCAACTGTTTTAGTCACTGCAGGTCTATTTTTTAAACGCATAGTAATCATGCATGAACCTACTGCAGTAGAGCGTGAATGTAATTCTGAATACCATTTTTCCTTCTCATTTAGTTCTTCTGGTAATTCATCTACTAAACTAAAATCAGATGGTCTTAATTCAATTTCCCACTAATTTAAAGTATCAGCTTCAAACTAAGGAATTATTAAATCCCCAGCCCGATATAAAGTAGACAAAGTAGGAAATTTATATTTATCAGTTGCCGCGACATCAATATCACGATCATCATACTGATAATTTACCTTACTTTCAGTTAATGACATATAAACAATTCCTTCAACACTTGTCCAATCGCACTCAATTACAACCCATCCTTCATTTTCAATAATAAAAGTAACACCACGCATTAATTCATCGTAATCCGCACTTTTCTCTCTAAAAATAGGACGAGGCATTATAATTTCAGCAAACTTATTGGGCTGTGGTGAAATAAGTGAATGCCACATTCTAAAATTGCCTTTAACCTTGCTATCTACTGAACTAACAGCATAAGCCCAAGATTTACGCAAATAACCATCAGTATCAATCCACTTTAATTCATAATTACACTTAATAATCTAAAATGTTTGATACTATTCATGTACCTTATGTATTTTCTATAATAAAAGCCATTTTTCAATAGCTCCATTATCTTGTCTCCATGTAAGTATATCGCCAACAACAATTGGAATGTCATTAGCAACATATAAATACATGATTTTTAATTCTTCCTTATCCTTACTAGTTTGGATTATGCCGCTAAAATATAATCCTCTCTCAACGGATAAGTCTTCAACTGTAAAAGGAGATTGCGCTTTCCACTTTTCAAAAGCCTCAATCCCACTATTTTTTATACGTTCAGCATATGTTTCTCCAAAATGATTTACACGGGAAAAATACACATCAAGATAATTCATCTGGTATGTTTAATCCAGTTACTAAATTAATACATTCAAAAATATTCTTTCTGAAGTATTCATATGAAAGATAACGTAAAAGCGCCAATTTTCCTAACAAGGGCCACCAGTTAATCGAATTCGCGCCCAGCCCCATCAATTCAATAATAATTGAATCAAGAAATTTTTCCCATTCGCCATCTTTTTCACGCTCACATAATAAGCCATATAAACGACCTTTTAATTTATTTTTATAACCATCAAAGGTTATATCAGTCAGATTGTCTTTTCCCTGCCAATTTTCTGAATATCTCAGCAGGGGAGCCTCCACGCGATTTGTCATAATCGTCTTTTGCTCCTTCGCATTCTATAGCGACTGATTTTTCAAGATCGTTTAACTTATCGAGGTGATTTGCAGCGGAAAAATCTTTTGAAGTATAAAGCTGACCTATATGATCCCAACTAGCAACGCAACGTTTAATCCACTCATGTTTCATATAAGTAGCAAGCACTTGAATTTCTGCGTTAGTAAGATCATTTTTAAACTAATATATTTTAAGTTGAGGAGCCATCTCAGATACTTCAGCGGCAGATACTTCCTCAAACTCTAAATTCACACGAGGATATTTAAATCGAGCAATGGCCATTTTGAGAAGTTCTTGCCAATCTCGTTCAACGATAGCTAACTCTTCTTCCAATGTCCACTCGTCGGCTGTAATCCGTGCGAGAAACGCGTCGTAAACTTTTAAGAAGGGTGTTGCCATATTTCATCACTTCTCTTCTGCGTCATGTTTAGCGGCAATAGCCTGAATAACATCAACATCGCAGTATTTCTTAATTAGGGCCACAATACCAGCATTGGTAATCTTGTGCTCTACAGCAAGAGTAACAGCACTTTCTTTTTCCGCATCAGTTGCACGTGGAATAAACTTAGCAAATGCAGTTACATCACCTTTAACTAACATCTTTTCAATTTCAGAAGCTTCAAATACATTTTCAACAACTTCTACTTGTTGTTCTTCTTCTAAACCATTAACCTTAATATAATGTCCATTAACAAGAGACATAAATCCAGTATCAAAAGTCATTTCTTCATATTCCTCATCATTAACTGGAATTTCGCGTCCTGGCATTAATTCACGATTAAAACGAATAGCTGGAAAATATAATGAAACTAAACTTGTACTAATATTTTTAATTGTAATAGCCATAATTGTTCCTCCTTTTATCTCCAAAAAGAAATCTGGGAGGGAGAGATTACCTCCCTCCCATTATATTACTAATTAATTAGTAATTGTAGTATTTGCCATTAATGCTGTATTTTCGGTTTCCCAACCACTACCCTGAGATAGTGCAGCATTGTAATAGATACCCCAATAGTTAGGAGTAGTAAATAGACCAACACCAACTTTTACATAACCCTGTAATACAAAGCTGTTATCGCCTTCATGGTCATCCCACTCACGGAAGTAAGGAGAGCCTTCGAAAGCCATCTTAATAATCTTTTCCTTGCCAGCAGGTAGTACATAAGCGAAAGCTGGATTGAACTGTAATTTAGTATTGGTTTCATCAGTCCAAGACTGTGGCATTACAACAACTGGAGTGCCATAGAACTTGCCAATATAACCACGATCACGGATTTCTTGCATATCAACATCAGATAACTTTACTGTAGTGGTACTATTAACATTATATACTAATGCATTTACCATTTCAGCCGCAAATTCTGGAGTGCAATAAATAATTGGGCTGCCATAAGGAGCAACGGTGTTGCATAGTTTCTTCATAGCAGTAGGATTGAACTGGTTGGTTGCAACCTTGTTGCGAGCTGGACGACCAGCAGCGTTCCAAGAATTTAGTAAGCAACCCTGCACCATTTCGAATAGACGATCAACAATACCTTCCTGGATTACTTCGTAGATATCAGTCATAGACTCTAAACCATCTAAATAACGCTCGAAATCGACATAGCCAGCGCCACCAATAGCCTGGATATATAGATCGAAACGATCACGGTCTAGACGGAAGGTCTCATAGTTACCAGATTCAGTAGCACGAGTTACGAACTGCTTGCCACGAACCTTACCGCGAACTACGCGGAACTCTGGGCGCTGACCCTGAGCATAATTCTTTACTTCAACGAACATATCAAGAGCACTCTTGACATTCTGTGGTAGAACTTCCTGTAGATTTTCTTCTAATAGTTCAAATACATCTTCCTTATTACGATTGAAGACGTGACGATTGAAGTGTACGCCATCCTTAGTCATTAGCTTTGCTAATTCATCACGGAGAGCGGCTTCATAATCATAATTTTCTGCTGCGAATTCAGCAGGAACGGCACGACCAAATACGCCGTTCATTAACATACGTAGCTTATTCATAAGTCGCACCTCCATTATAGTTTTATAATCTGATACTTAACGCCTTTGCCGCCATTAGGAACGGTGTAATATTTTACAACCTTGGCAACAATGCCGCTATAGTTATCAATGTCAGCAGTAATCTGAGGAACTGGAGAACCAGCTACAGCGATAACATATAGAGGATTAGCAGCTAAATCTTTATTTAGTTCAGTCTCTAATGCAGCAAAAGTAGCGAACTCTTCTTCATCATACTGTAAGCAGTTGGTGGTTACGGTATCACCTAGGCCAAAGATACCAACACGAGGATAATCCCCAGCGATCTTGCGGCCAAAACGTTGTAGACCATAGTGTTCACGGTCATATTCTTTTTCTGTAGTATAAACAATACCAATGGGAGAATCGGTTGCAGCAGCAGGAGCTTTGATAGCGCCAGCGGCTTTGTCAGCAACGACCCACATACCGTTTTCACAAGGATTAGCCTTGGTGAAAGCAGCTCCGAGAGGAGTCTGAGAAACTACCATACCAGTCTTTGGGAATGCTACCTGGTTTAGTTCTAGGCTGGCATATAGCTTTTCATCGGGATCACGATGCTGATCAACTAGAT